GAAGAGCACAAAGATAGCTATAGTGAATTTTATACTACAGAGTGTGGCGTTTTCATTGAAACGTATGGTCGAAGGGCAACTCAACGCTTTATTGATTTTCTTTATAAAGAAAAGATTTCAGACTTGCATACTGGCAACTATGGTTATGATGCTCTTGGCAATTTGAAAATCATTGACTACTCTGGTTTCCATGACCTAGATGTTTTCTAAAATTTTACTTGACAAGTCATATAAACAGATGTTATAATATAGGAAAGTTTTCCTTCCAAGAGAAAGTGATAAAATATGTCTAAGTTTAATGACAAGGTTAAGCCCGAGCGTTCTATATCATACGAGGGCGGCGAGAATTACAAGAAGGATGTACTTGAGGATTGGATGAATTTCCTGTTCTCTAGCAAGATGGACGATGGTTTCTACGAGAATGCCGACACGCAGCAGACTCGTTTCATCGAACTTACGAATCTTGTAATTGATAAGTATGGCGCTGAGTTCGCTGGTAAGTGTGCCATGTTTGCACGAAACCAACTTGGTATGCGTAGTGTCTCGCAGCTTGTTGCGGCTATGCTGAATGGTCAGAGCTTTGAGCGCAAGCGCGATTTCTATAAGGCTTTCTGTCATCGTCCTGATGATATGTCTGAGATTTTCGCAGCTGTTGACATGCTTGGTGGCAAGCGTTCTCATTCTATGATTCGTGGTTTTGCAGATTATATGTCTGGTCTTTCTGAGTACAATCTTATGAAGTATCAGATGAATGGCAAGCGCTATAACATGTATGACCTTATCAATATCATTCATCCCAAGAGTAGCATTGTTGATGGTTACATGAATGGTAAGCTAGAAGCTGCTGATACTTGGGAAGTCAATATCTCCACTGGCAAGGATAGTTGGAAGAATATGGTTGATGGTAATCGTCTCGGTTATCTCGCTCTTATCCGTAATCTCAACAACATTCTCGCAGAGGACGTTGACGACGAATGGATTAAGCGTAATCTTGTAGACCAGCTTATTAACGAGGTTTCTATCAAGAAGTCTCTTGTATTTCCTTATCAGATTTATATCGCTTATCGTAATTTAAATGTTCAGAATTTTGCGGTCATCACTGCACTTGATACTGCTTTCCGCATTGCTTGCGGCAACATGCCAAAGTTGGAAGGTAATTCTGTTATCATGCTTGATGTCTCCGGTTCGATGGAAGACCGCTATGGTAATAAGTCCAATCTCACCATCAAGGAAGTTGGCGCTTGCTATGCTGCGGCTCTTTACATTAACGGTAATTGCGACTTTGTAAAGTTCGGCAATCGTGCTAAGTCTGCAACTTTCAAGAAGGCTTGCGGCCCATTCCAAGTAATTCGTGAAATGTGTGAGAACGATAATTGCGGTTATGGAACTGACATTGCTCCTGCTTTCGGTCTTATCAGTGACAAGAAGTACGACCGCATCTTCATTGTCTCTGATATGCAGGTGATGGCAAGACAGTATACTACTTATTGGGGAGATAGCACTGACGGTATGTGCAACTATAATAATTATTGTGCTGTACATGGCCGCACAATTCTTTATAGTTTCGACCTCGGCAACTATGCTGACCAAATTGCTAATCCAGGCAATCCAGACGTCCACCTCATGACAGCTCTGAACGATAACGTCTTCAAGATGCTTGAATACGTAGAGAATGGCGGCAAGCTGTACGACTACATCAATGATAGCTACCATTTCTACGCCAACGATAACGATAACTACCTCTTCTAATTTTCTTTCTTTTGGTAAAGGCACCCTCATGGGTGCCTTTTTTGTATTGACACTGGTAAATAAATCTGTTATAATACATATATAGAGAAAGGAAATAGAAATGGCAGAAAATGTAAATAAAATTCAGAATAGGGTTGAAGAGCATCTTGGCGCTATTATTGCCACAGGCAAGTATTGGCAGTATCCATATCTTGTATGCGCAGCCAATGGTTCCATGAATTATAATCTATGGGACGAAGAATCTGATGTTGATACCAAGTTGCTTATGATTCCAACAGCATATGATTTGTTCTTGGATAAGAAGCATCTTAATAAAGTCGAGATTATGGACAATGACGAGCATTGTACAGTTAAAGATTTTCGAGACTATTTTAAGATTCTCCATAAGGCAAATATTAACTTCTTGGAAATTCTTTGCACTGAGTATTATGTTGTTAATCCTAAGTATAAGATTTACTGGGAATATCTCCGTAAACATTGTGATGATATTGCTAACCTTAATCCGCAGAAATTAATTTTTTCTTCTCTTGGAATGGCTATGGAAAAGGCAAAAAATATTTGCCATGATTCTCCTGCAAACCATGAGCTGATTGAAAAGTATGGATATGTGGCGAAGGAATTACAGCATATCATGCGACTGTATCTGTTTGTCAAACGTTATCTCGTTGACGGTGCGACATTTTCTCAGGCCACATGGGTTGATGGATATGATTCTTTTGGTAAAGAGAGCATGTACCGTGATGAAATGATGGATATTAAGCGTTACCGTACTGTCTTCACACCAGAAGATGCAAAGCTAAAGGCAGAAAATTATGTAATGAAAATGGACGAGCTTATTGAGAATAATTCTAAGTTTATTCCTGAGCCATCTAAGGATGCGGCATATGACCTTGAAGCAACTCAGTTTGCTATCATGAATTCTTGTATGTCCGCAGCTTACAGTAAACGATAAGGAGAAAACAAATGGCACATCGTCGAGTAATTGATTGTTCTTGGGATGAAAATACTAAACTGGCATCGGTAACGCTATCTTCAAAGTGGGGTACGTTTACTGGATATGCTAAGCCGCATGATGAGGATGTTGACGTGGCAAACCGTTGGAGCGGTTGGCGTATTGCCGAGTATAAATGTCGTGTAAAAATTATGAAGAAGCGTGCTGAAGCTATGCGTGAGCGCTATTATGGTATTATGTCTTACGCATCTATGCTTGAGGATGCGAAATATTTTAAGGACGCTTGTCGTTGGGCAAAGCATGATTGGTACAAGTCTCGTGATGAATATAGGAACTTAAAGAATAACTTTAAGGAATTCTGTAAGGATGAAGTAGATAGCCGCAGGCAGTTCCTAAAAGATGTAGAAAACAAGCGAATGTAATTGTATGGGTGTCGATTGCTATAATCGGCATCCATTTTTTTTGTTGACAATTGAAAATGAAAATGATATGATATCTGTAAATAGAAAGGAGATTCATGGCTAAGAATGATTATACTAAAGAATCTATTCAATCGTTAACACCAAGAGAGCATGTAAGAAAACGTCCATCTATGTATTGTGGCGATACTTCAACTCCAAATCAACTTATGATGGAGCTGTTTAGTAATGCTCTTGATGAACATAACATTGGTCATGGTGATACTATTGATGTATCAATTGACAAAAGTGGTTTATGCCGTATTGAAGATTTTGCTCAAGGATTTCTTGTAGATGAAATGCGAGACGATGGTAAAACTGTTTTTCAAGCTGCATTCGATACTATGAATACATCTGGCAAATATACAGATGATGGAGTATATGAAGGTTCAAGTCTGGGTCTTAACGGGATTGGTACAAAATTAGTCACATATCTATCTAAGAATGTAATGGCAGAAACAGTTCGTGAAGGTAGATGGGAATGTAATAATTTTTCAGATGGTGTACTTTATAGTCATCAAAGTGGAAACGCTAAAGAAACTGCTCATACTGGTACGACTGTTACTTATCTTCCAGACGAACAATTTTTTGATACAGATAAAACATCGGTTTCATTTTTCAAAAAGTTTTTCAATGATATTACCTGTATTTGTCCAACTTTAACAGTATTCTTAAATGGTGAAAAAATTAGCCATAACAGTATCGAAGATATGTTAGATGAAAAACGTGGTAAAGATATTGAAATTGTTGGTAATCATTTTGTTATGAATACTGATAAAATTAATCTTGCTATGACTTTTACGTCTGGTAGCCAATCCAAAATTATTCCATATGTCAACTACGGTATTACATCATCTGGGCCGCACATTACAGGAATTAAATCAACTCTTACTCGTGTATTTAATAACTGGGCGAAAGAAAATAATCTTTTAACCGCAAAAGATAAAAATCTGGATGGTGCCGCAATCCAAGAAGGTATTGTATTAGTATGTAATATCAATAGCAAAGGTGTTAAATATAATGCGCAGGTAAAAGATGATATTATTGATATGGATACTTCTTTTACCACTGCTCTTGGACAGCAGCTAGAAGTATGGCTAGATAGCAACCCAGAAGATGCAAAGGCTATTCTTGAAAAGGCTATCCTTGCGCGAAAAGCAGCAGAAGCAGCTAAACGTGCGCGTGCGGCAGTTAAGAATAATAAAAAGCGTGGTAATAAGGTTAAGATTCTTAATCCAGATAAGCTCAAAGACGCTGAATTCCTTGGCCAAGATTCTACTCTTCTCGTAGTAGAAGGACTGTCAGCTGGAGCTTCGATGTGTGTTGCACGTGAAATTGACAAATATGGAATTTTAATGCTGCGCGGCAAGCTAATCAACGCACTTGCAAATAAAGACGATAGACTGTTAAAGAACGAAGAGATTCAATTACTTTTTAAGGCACTTGGTATTAAACCACATGAAGATTACGAAGAGACAAATTTAAGATACGGCAGGATTGGCATATGCGTTGATTCCGATAGTGACGGTTACCACATCGGATTGCTTATTGCATCAGCTCTAGAACACTTCTGTCCTAAGTTTATTCAAGAGAATAGACTATGTTGGTTACGCTCACCTCTCTATATTGTCAAAGGTAAAGATAAGGAACAATATTACTTTACAGACCAAGAAATGGACGCAGCTAGGCCAAACCTTCCAGCAGGAGTAGAGGTACAACGTTGTAAGGGACTCGGTTCGCTATCTGCAAGTCAAGCACGTAATTCTATGTTTGGCGCGAATCAGCATATGGATGTTCTTATTCCAACAGACAAAACAAAGAATAAACTTATAACTCTCATGGGTTCAAATGCAGATGGCCGCAAAGATTTTATTTTCAATAATATTGACTTTAGCGAGGTGAAAGAGTAATTGGATTTTGAAGTAAGTTTAGACGATGTTATTGATAATAGTTTTGGACAATATGCAGGAGCAGTTATTCAATCACGTGCGCTAGTAGACGTTCGAGACTGCGTAAAGCCATCTACTAGACAAGTCCTGTACTGTATGTTCACAGACAAATTCACTCATGACAAGCCATTTAAAAAGACGCTGAAAGCAATAGGAAGTTGCATGAGACTCTATATTCACGGAGACGCATCTTGCGAAGGTATTGTAATGCGCAGTGGACAGCCTTTTTCCATGAGGTATCCATTGGTAGAAGTTGAAGGTTCATACGGGACTTTAACAGAAACAGGAAACTGGGCCGCACCACGATACACGGCATCACGTCTTTCTCCGCTGTCTGATTATCTTCTTAAAGAAACTGATAAATATACAGTAGATGAATGGGTAGATAATTATGACGATACTGAGAAGTATCCTAGAATTCTTTCTTCTCTTGGATTTTATAACATCGTCAATGGCACAAGCGGAATTGCGTCTGGTCTTGCAAGCTCTGTTCCACAGTTCAATCTCAAAGAAGTAAATGCGGCAATGGTATATATGCTAGAACACAAGGATACTACATTTGATGATATTCTATGTTATCCTGATTTTGCAACTGGCGGCACAATTCTCAATAAAGATGAAGTGCGTGAAAGCCTTAAAACTGGCAAAGGTAAAGGCTGTATTATTCGTGCAAAGCTAGAATATGATAAAAAAGATAATTGCATTATTGTTCGTGAACTTCCTTACAGCGTATATACTAATACAATTTGTAATGAAATTGAAAAGATTACAAATGATGAAGAAACCAATCCCGGCATTATTAATCTAAATGACCTTACAGGTGAAGATGTTTGTATTAAGATTTATCTTTCTAGGTCTGCCAATCCAAAAGAAGTAGCAACTTATCTGTTTGAAAATACTTCTTTGCAGAAAACTTATGGTATTAATATGACTATGCTTGAGAACGGTCGTTATCCTAAAGTCTTTGGTTGGCAAGAAGCATTGACAGCACACTTAAAACATGAAAAGCAAGTATATATCAATATGTATAATCATCAACTTGATGTTCTTAATTACAAGTTGAAAATTACAAACGGTATCATTGCGGCAATTAATAAGATTGATGAAACAGTTGAGACAATTAAAAATTCTTCTTCAACCAAAGAAGCTAATGAAAAACTACAATCTTTTCTAAGCATTGATGAAAACCAAGCCAAAGCGATTCTAGAAATTAAACTTATTCGTCTTGCAAAATTAGAAGTAAACAAGCTACTTAAAGATAAAGAAAATCTTGAGTCTGAGATTGAACGAATTAGTTCTATTTTAAATTCAAATAAACTTCTAAAGCAAGAAATGATTAAACGTTTTAATGAAGTATCTGAAAAGTTTGGAGACGAGCGTCGCACTAAAGTAGTCCAAAAAGAAATTACAAAAACAAAAAAGGCAAGGTCTTCTGCGCCAAAAGAGAATAGGAATTTTGTTATTGCATTTAATCCTCTTGGTTATCTGCAAAAAGTCTCACCTTCTAAGTACAAGAGTGATGGTAGCCTTGCATTCACTGTATCTGAGGATAGAAAAGTAGCTCTATTCTCGAACAAGGGGCGATTCTTTAGGATTGCTCTTTCAGATATTAAAGAATGCGGTTCAAAGGATAAGGGCACAGCTATCGGTGCAATCATCAATCTTGATAATGACGAAAAGATTATCACAATTCATAATGATGTATTCGTAGATAAGCCTTATATGTTCTTTGTTACAGAGGACGGTAAGGTTAAGAAGTGTGAAGGTAAACAATTCGCTGGTGGCACTCGTAACGTTAAAGGTTCTGTAGCATTTAAGACCGACAGCAAAATTGTCAGCATCCAAGAGACAAATGGATGTGTTGTAACATTAACATCAACCAAAAGACAAATTAGTTTCATGGCTGATAGTGTGCGGGCAAGCAGTATTCGTTCTGGCGGCATGTGCGGTATTAAGTTAGACGATGATGATAGAATTGTATCTATGACAATTACTGAACCGCAGAACTTTACAGGTAAAATTGCAAATAAGGGTGGACGAGGGGTTATTCTTTAGTCTGCCCTTTTCTTTTTATTGGAGGAATATGTCTCTAAATATTTATTCGCCAATGTTGGTTGGCAAAGCTCCCAAAAATTACGAAGATATGCTTAAAAATACACCAATCATCGGTACTATTAAGAAAGATGGATATTGGTCACAACTAGTTAAAGACGAGAATGAGGTTCATCTTTATAGTCGCACAGTCTCTAAAAAGACTGGCTATTATAGTGATAATATTGATAAAGTGCCGCATATTAAAGATTGGGCTATAAATGAACTTCCTAATGGTACATGTATCATCGGTGAAGTTTATTATCCTAATGGTACATCTAAGAATGTAACATCGGTTTTAGGTGCTTTACCAGAAAAAGCTATTGAACGTCAGAAAGGCGAGTATGGTAAGATTCATTTCTATATGCACGATATTCTTGCATATAGCGGCGAAGATTATGTTATGAATAATATGACATATGATTATCGTTATAGTAATCTTTGTGGACATATTGATATTGCTACTCCTTTAATTCCAGAACTTGAAGTAGCACGATGCTATGATAACGCTTATCTAGACCTAGATAGAGTTACAACTGATAAACTTGCCGCAGGCGAAGAAGGTATGGTATTTCGTGTAGAGAATGGTCTATACGCACCAGGCAAGCGACAGCCAAAAGTCATGTTCAAAATTAAACAAGCACAGAATGATATTGATTTTGTGATTACAGAAGTTCTACCACCAGAATATCTTTATACTGGTAAAGAATCTGAGACTTGGGGATATAAAGATAAAGAAGGTAATCTAATCACAAAAGCCGCATATTATGGTTGGGCTGGTGCTTTACGTCTTGGCGCATATGATAATGCGGGAAACCTTGTGTCTGTTGGGCGTGTGTCTTCTGGTCTTACAGACAATCTTAAAGCTGACCTCGCAGTCAATCCTGATAAATATATTGGAACTGTTGTAGAGGTAAACTGCATGAGTCTAGATAAAGAAAATAAAACCATGAGACATTGTTACCTATCTAGGCTTCGCGCGGACAAACCAGCACAGGACTGTAAGCTAGAAGAAATTTTTAATTAAGGCTTGACTTTTAGAATATTTTATGTTATCATATATATAAAATAAAAATGAAAAAGTAAAGGAGTTATATGATTACTATTACCAAGCCAGTATTTTCAGACAATGCTAAAAAGGTTCTAAAGCACCTACAGGAGAATCAGGGCAAAGATGAAACTTTTAAGGATATTGCAAAGGCTGTTCATCTAACCGATAAGGCTACTAATTGCATTATTACTTCCTCACTTGTCCGCAAGGGCTATGCAGTTCGTGAACTACAGCCTGATGGTGGTACTAACTTTATTCGTCTTACCAATGATGGTATTAACGTTGACCCTGAAATCACTGTAACATATACTAAGTAATATGGCTCTCGAATTTATTATAGCTGTTGTCTGCGCTATTACATTTGTCGTATGCGGCTATAGCGTAGGCGTTATAGCTGGCAGAGAAGAAACATGTAATATAGTCGAAGAGAACAACAAAAAAGTTCTTATTGCGCGAGAGCATATTGAATATCAAATTCAAAATGAAAAGGCACATTTAAAATCTCTCCAAGAGAATGTGGAACAGCAGAAGCAGAGCTTTGAAGACTTCAAGAAAGTTGAAAAAGAAAATATCATGAATAGCCTTCGTGATTTTCAAGCTCAAGTTGACGAAGACAAAGCTGAATATATTGAGCAGATTCAAATTCTTCAAAGCTCACTTGACAAGCTACAGCGCCAAAAGGCTGCGACAATTGAAGCGTTTCAACGTGAACAGGCGGTTCAAGATTCTAAAGATGATTATCGTATCATTATCGAAGATAGTGACAAAGCAGATATTGATATTCTAAATTCGTTTAAGAACCGCCTTTCTAATCCAGAAATTCTTTCAAAGCTAATATGGTCAACGTACTTCCAGAAGAAAGCAAAGGCTTTATTCGTTAATATTGTTGGTACTGAAAAGACTTGCGGTATTTATAAGATTACAGATATAAATGATACAAAGTGCTATATAGGTCAATCTGTAGATATTGCAAATCGTTTTACGCAGCATTGCCGTTGCGGATGCGGTATAAAAACTCCTAAAGATAATAAACTATATGCGGCGATGCTTAAAGAAGGTTTAGACCAATTCACATTTGAAATTGTAGAACTTTGTCCGCAAGAAGAATTAAATGAAAAAGAAAAATATTATATTGATGTATATAATTCAGTTAATTATGGTTTTAATTCACAGGATGGTGTAAATGGGAAAAGTAACGATTAACAGTAATACTGTTAAGAATCCTATTACGTTAATTGGCGAAATGGCTGGCCCTTGCTATGGCACAGATACCAGTAACGTAGAGAAGAATTATAAGCGCGGTCTTTCTTGTATTAAAGACGGGCATTTCCGCACACTTGAGTTTGGAGAAGTGTGGTTTGTTCTAGAGGGGTATTCAGCGAAGGTAATTCGAGAATTCTATACTCATAATGGTGGAGCGCCTACACGTCTACAGGCAAGTACGCGTTATATTAAGTATCAAGATTTTGATTATGTAGTTCCTCCAAAAATTGCGGCAAATGAAGATGCGAAGCAAATGTACGATTCTTGTATGAAAGCTATTGCTGAAGCTACTACTTATATGCAAAAGGAATGTGGAATTCCGCAGGAAGATGCAAATATGGTTCTTCCTCTTGGAATGGCAACTACTGTCAGTTGTCGCTTCAATAGCCGCACACTTATGACTATGGCTGAACAACGTCTATGTACTCGTGCCTATTGGGAATTTAGACAGCTGATGAAAGATATAATTGAAGCGCTATCTGAGTATTCTGATGAATGGAAAACCATTTGTGATTTATTCTTTAAGTGCAAATGTGACAAAGCTGGTTATTGTCTAGAGCATAAGTCATGTGGAAAATATCCTAAAAAAGTTATTGACTAAGATTTAAAAACATGTTATAATATGTGACATAGATTGAAAGAAAAATTAGAAAGGAAATTGAATGTTTTCAAAGACAAATAATTCATGTCATGTTGAAGGATACGTGTTTTCAACTGACCGTCTTGCACAGCGGGTCTCTAAAAAGACAGGCACTCCATTTATTAACGGTACAGTAAATGTAGCTACTGATGATAAGGGCCTTAACGTTGTTCCTGTATTCTTCCGTTACGTTACTGAAACTTTCAAGAGTGGCAAGCCTAATCCCGCATGGGAGATTCTAACTGCCCTTATTGAACATATGGGGTCAGATACCTTTGAATCTGTCGGTACTTCTGCTATCAAGGTTCGTATTGATGGTTCTGTCGGTACAAATGATTTTGTATCTCGTGATGGTGAAGTTGTTTCTCCTAAGCGTGTCGAGGGTCAGTTTATGCACGTTATGACCAACGAGATTTCTGAGAATCCTGCGACATTCGATGTCGATATGCTGATTGCAAATGCGGCTGAGCAGGAAGTTGAAGAGGGCGATGATTTCGTCAAGCTACGTGGTTACGTCTTTGATTATCGTGGTGATATTCTTCCTGTTGACGTTAATGTCCGTTCCAAGGGTGGCATGGATTACTTCATTGACCAAGATATTTCCAATAAGAATCCTCTTCTAACTCATATTAAGGGTTCCATTGTATCTCAGGCTATTACGACTGAGAAGACTGAGGAATCTGCATTTGGCGACCCAGTAGTTCACAAGGTTGTTCGTCATGTTCGTTCTTGGGATGTTACTTGGGCTGCGGTCGAGCCTTATGAGTGGGATGATGAATCTACTATCACTAAGAAGGAGTTCAAGCAGAAGCTAAACGAGCGTGAAGAGCGTATGGCAGAAGTTAAGCGTAATCATGACGAGTATCAGGCTAGTCGTAACGGTGGTCAGAACTTTGCGGCAGCAAAGGTAGTCGCAAAGGTTGAAGCCCCAGCGGATGAAAACGAAGATGATGATGACGATGATTGGCCCTTCTAGTCAAGTATCAGACAATTAAATAGATAGGGGAGAGATTAAGTCCTCTCCCCTATAAGATAGAAAAGGATTTAAAATGGAATTTAATTTTACGCCATGTGCGGTCCTGTTGCCAAGTGCTCGGAGTGCGCCGCAAGATAGCGAATAAGTTGCGTAAAGCCGATGAAGGGATGACTGAGAAATACATCGGAAAGGCCAGGCACTGCAAGCACAACAACGACTTGTTCTGGAAATATAGAGACATCGTACTTGACGATAATGGCAATCCTGTTACGGACGATAACGGCAGACTTGTATGGCTACTGCTCAGATGGAAGGGTTGCGACAACGCTGCATGGTGGACGAAAGGGTACAAGGATTGCAAGCTGTGCCGCGATGAAGGCAAGACGTACCGCATCGACTTTACCGACTGCAACGTCTACGAGGTCGTAAGCGAATGAGCTGTGGAGCGAAGGCGGTAAGCAAATGCTAACAGCGGATGAAGTCAAGTTCCTAAAGGAGCTTCAAGACAAATTGAATACGCAAGAGACGTTTTGTCAAGCGGACCCACGTTTCTGGGTAGTTGAGCAGGATCGCTGGTACACATGCCCAAAGGGCTACGAAGACCGCGTTGTTGTCGTAGACAACGAAGGGTGTGACACAATGACTCTTGGGCAGGGCGTAAAAGCAGCATTTTCTAGCATCCAAGCGAAGTTTAGCAGCGAGGACGCAACTGAGTGGCTAAGCAATTGGGGACATAGCACTTGCCGCCGAGACAATGTTATTTATCTAAATCGTATTTAATAGTAGATAGCAAAAGATTAAACCAAGAGAGAAAAGAGAAAGCAATATATGTCAATTGATATTTTTAATATTGAACCTCACAAAGTTAGTCGTTCGCTAGAGGGCTATACAATCATGTTTTACGGTGAGCCTAAGACTGGAAAAACATCAACAGCAGCCAAATTTCCAAAAGCCTTACTATTAGGTTTTGAGGTTGGCTATCTAGCAATTGGCGGCGTAAAACCGCAACCTATTAACAAATGGTCTGAATTTAAACAGGTTCTAAAGCAGCTAAAAGACCCGAAAGCTCATGAGCTATACAGCAATATTATTATTGATACTGCTGACATTGCTTATGACCTTTGTGAAAAGTACATCTGCAATCAGGCTGGAGTCTCGACTGTGAATGAGCTACCTTATGGTCAGGGGTGGTCTAAAACTAGTAAAGAGTTCGATGAATGTCTTCGTTCCATTCCTCAGATGGGCTATGGTCTAGTAATGATTTCACATAGTCAAGACAAGACTTTTACTGATGAAAATGGTAGTGAATATAACCAGATTGTTCCTACTCTTGGCAATCGTCCGCGTCTAATCGTTGACCGAATGAGTGACGTTATCGGTTACGCCCATCCAGTAGAAGAGGAAGATGGCCGCACTCATACTGTTCTGTATATGCGCGGAACCCCTCGATTCGTAGCTGGTTCTCGATTTAAGTATACGCCTGATTCTATTGACTTCACCTATGACAATCTTGTCAAGGCTATTGGTGATGCAATTGATAAGCAGGCAGAGGAAGATGCTGGAAAATTCGTGACTGATGCACGCACTACTGCTTATGACATTAATGATGGACCTGACTTTGAAGCTATGAAGAATGAGTTCAAAGAACTAACTGTCAAGATTCAACACAGTGTTTCTAAGGATGAATTCAAGAAGTCTTGGGCGCCTAAGATTATCGAAATTACAGATAAGTATCTCGGTGTCGGCAAGAAGGTCAATGACTGTACTGCTAAGCAAGCTGAACAGCTTTCACTTATCCTTGATGACCTTAAAGACTTACTGTCTAATGGAATTGATGTAGCTTAATTCTAAAGACCGCCCATAATTGGGCGGTCTTTTTTATTGACAAAATCTCCTGAATATGTTATAATTATATTATAAAGTTAGGAGAAAATATGGCAAAACAAAGACTTGTTAAATGTCCATATTGCGGCCAAATGATTGACCGTGATTGTGAGTTTGATTGGAACAAGATTGGCAACCGATATTGGCATGATGAATGTTATACCAAAAGCCAAGAGGAAAAAGAAAAGAATAAAGATAAGCTGAAAAAGCAACGAGAAGCAGTTATGAAAATGGCTGGAAAATATCTTGGGGTATATATAGATTATCAAAAGGTAGCCTTAAATATGGGGCAACTTATTCAAGCTGGCGTTACATATGAGCAAATGGCTAAGTCTTTAAAATATTGGTATGAGGTAAAACATAACGACCCGAGTAGGTCGAATGGCGGTATATGGATTGTCAAATCAATTTATATCGAAGCGGAAAACTATTTCAAGCGATTGGAAGAGATTAGAACTGTACAGAGTGAAGAGCAAGTGAATACAGATATTACAGATGAACATCGTGTATTTGTGCGACCAAGAGACGTAAATATCTATAGAAAAAAGCCACGTTTCAATTTGGAATAGAAGGGAGGGTATTTGATTAGTAAATACTATGATTCTGTCGCGGCATTACAGGTAATTGGATGTTGTATGCGGAAACCCGAATACTTAGCAGCAGATGGACAATACTTCTTTTCAGAACACGACTTTTGCAATGATTTACATAAGGTAGTATTTGGTGCGTTATATAGTCTATATAACGCAGGTGTAACCGACCATCTTGCGCGAGAAATTGAAAATTATCTTAAAGATAAGCCAAAAGCATATGCAGTTTATAAAGCCAATAAAGGTCGAGAGTGGATGTTTGAAACTCATGCAAATGCCCACTTAGATGCTTTTGAGTATTATTATAATCGTCTAAAGAAAATGTCTCTACTTCGCGCATATGATGATGTTGGCGTAGATGTATCTGATATTTATGACCCTGATAATATCTTAGATTCTGCAAAGAAGCAAGCGCAAGACGAGTACCTTGACGGCACGACATTAGAGCAATTAGCAGATGATGTAGAAGGTAAATTTTATTTTATCAGGGATTTATATGTAGACAATAACGATAATGACTCTGTTGCTATTGGTGATAATGTCCAAAAGATTGTAGATGAATTAGCACAGCATCCTGCTCGTGGTTGGGCAATGTATGATTTATATGAAGATGCAATCGCTATGGGCGCACGACCTGGCCGCTTTTATCTAAGAAGTGCAGCAACAGGTGTCGGTAGAATGATTTGCCGACAATAAACTGGGGAGAAAATCTGGAACCCTAAACCAAAAGGCAAGGGAATCAGAGGTGAAGGTTAATTTTAAATTAATCAGCCGCAACGCATAGCAGGTGAAAAGATATAATCCTGCCACGAGGCCCCAGCTTTCTTTACAAGAAAGAAAAGATATGCTGAACTTGCGGGAAACTGTAAGAGCTGTAGGATAAAAAGCCTACAGGGTAACAAATTGAAATCAAGAACTGGTGTTGCCGATGCTTGCTTCTTTTCATGTTCTGAATATTATTCAGATGAAGGTAAATGGGAGCGTTTATATAATCGAGTACCTACTTTATATATTTCGGTAGAATTAGACATTGAAGAGCTTACAACTATGGCGCTGGCTTTTATTGGTAATATTCCAGAAGACCATATCGTTGAAATGGATTTACTTACTTTTGACGAGAAAGAGAGATTAAAGAAAGCAGTACAGATTCTAGAAGAAGCGCCACTTCGTATGGAATATCTTCCTAACTATGGTATGAAAGATGTTGAGAATTGTATCAAACGCAATATGCGCAAATACAAATATCCACGAGTAGATGAACAAGGCAATACAGATTACCTAACTTTTCAATGTGTTGTCTTTGACTATCTAACTTCATCCATTAAGATGATTGAGGAAATCTCACATGGAACTGGAATGAAAGTACGCGAGGACCAAATTCTATTCCTTATGTCATCTAAACTTAAAGAAATAGCTGTCGAGAACAATGTCTTTCTTTTGTCAAGCACTCAAATTAATGGTAGTTATCGTCAAGAGAAAATTCTAGACCAGAACATGTTAGCTGGCGCAAAATCAATCGCAAACCGAATCGACTACGGTGAAATCATGGTCGATTGTACAGATGAAGATATTCAAGATATTGAAGGTGTTTTGGCGCAGCATCCCGGCATGTGTCCACCAAATGTAAAAAGAAGTGTATATAAGAATCGACGAGGGAAATTCAATCGTGTTATTTGTTGGATGCGCGCGAATAAAGGCACTTGTCGATATAAGACTTTATTTGTAACTGACTTTTCTTTTAAACCAATAGACAAAGATGAAATCTTCCAGAAGAAGAAAGAATAGGAGGTGCGGGAATTGGGATACGATAAAGCAAAGGTAAAAGAATCAATTGAGCCAGAAAACGTATATGATATTCTAGAATACTTTGGCGCAGAACCAGAAATGTATTCTGATTATATTATTTCCCGCACGATTTGTCACAATGGCATTGGTGAAGGTTCAAAGAAACTATATTATTATTTTGAGAATAGCATGTTTAATTGCTATACCGAGTGCGGCGCATTTGATATTTTTGAACTTGTTGAGAAAGTTAAGAATGTAGATTTAAATTCCGCAATCTATTTCGTGGTTAATTTCTTAAATCTTCAAATTGATTTAGATAATGATATTGATTTAAAAGATAGTCAAGAAGACTGGAAAATATTCAATAGATATAAAGAGCAAAAAGATGTAAATGTCAATGATAATACCATTGAGTTGCCAGAATATGATATATCTATTATTCAGCATTATCCTCAACCTATTATTTCCTCTTGGTCTAATATCTCAAAAGAGGTGTGTGATTTTGCGCAAATTCATTATGACCCTCTTGGCGGTAATATCCTTATTCCGCACTTCGACCAGAACGATAGGTGCGTAGGTATTCGACAGAGAACTATTATTAAAGAGCAAGAAAAAAAGGGAAAATACAAACCTTGGCGAGTCCACGGTGAACTTTATAATCATGCTCTTGGCTTTAACTTGTATGGTCTTAATTGGGCTAAAGAAAGAATTAGAGAAATACAAACTGCGGTTGTAGCCGAATCAGAAAAGTCGGTTCTTGCCTATATGTCATATTATGGTACAGGTAATAATATTTGTGTTGCAACATGCGGTAGTTCCTTGTCTAAGTATCAGTTCAAACTTCTTAAAGATGCAGGATGTAAAGAAATTGTTATCGCATTTGACCATGACTTTGATGAATATGGTTCAGATGAAAGTCTAAAGGTTGAAGAAAAGATTGCCAAGATTGGTAACAAATACAAACCGTATATGAACATGTCTGTAGTTTTCGATAGAGAGAATATTCTAGGATATAAGGCAAGTCCATTAGACCAAGGTAAAGATGTATTCATGTATCTATTTAAGAATAGGATTATGTTATAATGGGTGTTACAATTGGACAAATCGTAATTTTAATACTTGTGCTTATGTCTCCGATTCTTTTATGCCTTGCTATCATTGCAGCTTGTATTATTATAGATAAATGGATAGATATTATATTTTATCCTTTTGAGATTCTTCGTGATAAAATTGATAATTATAGGCAGCGAAAAGATTTAGAATCATGGTGGGAAGAAAACGAAAATAGCCAAGAGGATGATATAGTATGACAGAAGATGATAAACTAAAGATTCTCAGTTATCGCCGTAAACATAAGCGCTGTCGATATTGTAAATATTATTTCTATCCATATGTGCCGCATGAGCTAAAATTGACTAGCACTTTTCCTCCTGAATGTGCTGTTAAAGATAAAAAGATTTATCCTTTTATTCTTGGTTTTAAAACATTAGCAGGATGTATGTGCAAAGAGTTTGGAGTTGATGAAAATAGATTATAAATTATATAAACCAACATTAGATAGCTTGACACCTCAACAACAAATTTTATATAATAGAGATATTCCAGTAGAAGAACAAAGCAATTGGTTTAATGCCTATTGGAATGACGTAAATGATTTTCATCTACTAAAGAATATTAAAGACGCGGCTGGAATGATTATCGATCATTGCATGTATACAAGTTCTAAAATTACCATTCTTCAAGACTGTGATTGCGATGGATTGACTTCAAGTGCGATTATAGCTAATTACATTCATCGTATTTGTAGCAAGGAACCGACCATTTTAATCCACGAAGGAAAAGTTCATGGACTTGCAGACATTAATTTAGACAATATTATAAAGACTACAAGTCTTCTTATTATCCCAGACGCGGCAAGCAATGATTATGAACAGCTTAAATATTTACATAATAATGGTGTAGATATTGTAATCGCCGACCACCACCATTGTGAAAAATATTCCGAGGATGCTATTGTAGTAAATAATCAATTAGACGATTATCCTAATAAGAGCTTTTGCGGCGCAGGTGTTACATGGCAGCTTTGTCGCCAGATGGATGAAATGTGCCATTTTGATTATGCAAATGACTTAGTTGACTTATGCGCTCTTGGTCTTTGTGGTGATATGATGGATTACCATGAGAAAGAAGTGAGAGCGCTCGTTAATATCGGTTACGCCAATGTTAAAAATAAATTCTTTAAAGCATTTGTAGATAAACAAGAATTCTCTTTAAATAAGATGAATGGACTTAATTATCTCAGCTCTAGCTTTTACGTAGTTCCTTATATTAATGCATGTTGTCGAACTGGTGAAATGGTAGAGAAACGTCTTCTTCTTAGCGCTCTCTTGGATTATAAGTGTGATACAATGATTCCATCATCCAAGAGAGGTGAAAAAGGTAAAGAAGTTCCTATCTGGCAAGAAGCCATTACCGTTATTGAACGAGTGAAACGTAGACAGACTAAGCTACAAGACGAAGCTATGGAATTCTTTGAGTACCAAATTCAAACCAAAAAGCTAACAAATAATGCTATCATTGCTTGCGTATGCGGCAAAGACGATGCTGAACCAGGAATCCTTGGGTCGAATAAATAATGCTATTGGCCCAATAAAATACTTTTCTTATAATTAATAAGGTGATTATCTAACAAAAACGATAATCGCTAACGGGGAAAATTTATATATATTATTGGTTGCTACCAGTCCATATAAATAAACAATCCCGTGGGAAAGGTTATATTGTGTTAAAAAAATATATTTATAAAATTACAAATACTATTAATGGAAAAATATATATAGGTCAAACTAATGACCTCAATCGTAGAATCAGAGAACATAAAAATTGTGGTTATGGCACTGTAAAAAATAAGCCATTATATGATGCTATTAAAAAATATGGAATAGATGCGTTTACCTTTGAAGAAATTGAGTATACAGAAAATTACAATGAACGAGAGCAATATTGGATTGATTATTATGATACGACTAATTCTAATAATGGATATAATATATTTATAGTTGATATTCCAAATAACCACAAAAATGAATTATCAAACGATGAATTATATCGTCTATATGATGATTTAAAAAATCTTGATAACTCTTACAAAATGTTGGCAGAAAAATATGGTTTTTCTAGCGAACAATCTATTAGGAATATTAATAAAGGTATTATTTATCATCAACCAAGCGTTAAATATCCAATTCGTTTAGATAGAAACACTCTTGCTCGAATGAAGGCAGAAAGAATTATTGATTTATTAAAAAATACAAAAATGAGTTTTGAAGAAATAGCTGACAAAGAAAAGACTACATCTGGATACGTTCTGCAAATCAACTCTGGGTCAAGATGTAAACTCCAAGGAGTAGACTACCCAGTTAGATTAACTTTGTCTCATTTTAGGAAACCGTATCATTCATTATCAAAAGAAGAAGTTAAAAATATTAAAGATGATATTAAATATACTAATATGACTTGGGAACAGCTATCTAAAAAATACAAGGTAAATAGTAAAGTGTTTCAACATATAAATCGTGGAATTACGCATCATGATTCTAATGAAGAATATCCATTAAGACATATAAAACAATATGACCAACCTGTAGAGACTATGGAAGGTCAATCTTCCAGTACATTTAATATATAAATGGAAACAGGTATTGCTATTAATTTAAAATTAATAGTTAAGAGATAGTCCAAATAAAATGTAATAGCAAATAAAATCCAAGCCAAATACCAACATCCTACATTGGTCTTGCAGGAAGTTGAAGAGGAAGACGGGGTGCATCTAAAAGGGTCTGCTCGTAATTATTCTTATTGTCCTGTTGAAGATATGCGTAGTCTTTGTGAAGACACTGGTGTTGTCGATTATGCTGCCGGGCACGGGTCTGCGTTTGGCTTGTCCTTGCCTTTAGAGAACTTTTATGAGTTCTTAGACAAGACCAATGAGCAATACAAAGGTGTCGATTTTAAGCCTGTCTATCTCGTTGATTATGTTTGGAATTATGATAGAGTCAATCCCAAATATATTCTAGATATTGCAGAACTGAATATTTATGGTCAAGATATTCCAGAGTCTAAAGTTGTGGTAGAAGATATTGCATTAGATAATGTTAATGTCCAGCTTCTAGGTGAAGCAAAAGGACATCCTACTATTAAGATTTCTCTACCTTCTGGTGTAGATATTATGAAATTCAAATCTTCTAGAGAAGAATTTGAAGAATGGACAAGTGGTGAAAAAAAACTAACCATTGTAGGTAAATGTTCAAAAAATTCTTGGATGGGAAACATTACACCGCAAATTCTAATTGATGATTTTGAATTAGAAGATTATGAAGAGGAATGGGTATTTTAAATGAAACTTCAAATTGAAGAAGCAGAGCTTAGAAATCTTGCGCATAAGGCATCACGTTATGATATTATTATGGATGCTCTTATTCGTGAGAAGTTTGGCAAAGTTGATATTTATAGTGACTGGGAAATGACTGAAAACTATATGCAAGACATTATCAATCAGCAGCCAAGTGATATTAGGCCAGTAGATGAAGATAGGATTAAAGCAGACCGAGACTGGATGGATAAACATCCTGACTTTTTTAAGAATTGTAATTAAATAAAAGCCCTCTAGTTTTTGTTTGACTAGAGGGCTTTTTTATGTTATAATGTATTTATACAAAGTCCGATAGAAAGGAGTAGCATAAATTATGCGAATGGCAAAGTGTCCTATGTGCGGGCAGCATAATGTCAACGGTTTTAAAAAGAACAACAAATGGTATTCAACTTGTTATAATAAAGAGTGCCGTTATACTACTGAGGTTGGTATGCCAACACGCAAAATGAGTCGTTTTAGTTGGAATCTGAACTATGAGCGTTTGACTGGCGAGACTCTTCCCGATGAAATGACTGGTCGGCAGAAGGGCGCTTATATGAAAAAGGAGATTCGTTGCGGTGTACCCGAACTAGTCCAGTGTTTCACCCAAGAAGACTTTGAGAACTGGGAACAGACTTATGACTACTCAAAAATTGACTGGGTTAAGGAAAATGGTAAGAAAGCCGGAGCAGCCCGCCGTAAAACTCGTGCCAAAGAACGTGCGGAAAAGGGACAGAAATGCAAATAGATGTGCTTTACGAAGTTATTGTGCCTGAGCATATGGATAAGCAACTTAAAATAGGTCGGCCAGGATATTATGAAGACGCTGGATTCTTTTCTGGTTATCGTTATGTCCCAGCAGTTCCTGCAACTTTGGAGCCTGTAATAGTTTCTGAAAAGCGATATATTTTTGAAAAAAGAAAAAAGGCTAAAAAGTTTTGTTTAGAGCATAATTATCCGTTTGAATATATTCATAAACGAAAATGCTAAATATAACATTCTACATATAACGAAGGACGGTGATGCCAATGACAGTGCCGCGATTTGATATTCACAATCACACGCACTACTCCTAACCAACTTACGACTTATTGATTCAACTGTCAAACCAAAAGAACTAATTGATAGAGCTATAGAATTAGGTCTTGCGGGAATCGCAATCACCGACCATGAGTCATTAGGTGGACACGTAGAGATTGACCGTATTCAAGAGGAATATAAAGATAAGTATCCTGATTTCAAAATCGTTCGCGGCAATGAAATTTATCTTACAGACACACGAGATTCGGGTCAATATTACTATCACTTTGTTCTCTTAGCCTTAGATGCTATTGGTCATAAGATGCTACGTGAGCTATCTTCTACTGCTTGGATTAACAGCTATTTTGACCGAGGAATGGAACGTGTACCTACTCTAAAGTCAGACCTTGCGGCCATTGTCGAAAAATATGGAAAAGGTCACCTACACGGTAGCTGTGCCTGCCTAGCAGGAGAAGTAAATCATAATCTTAATCTTATGATTCAAGCTGAAAAACAAGGAGACACCGCACAAGTTAAAGCATATCATAAGAATATTGTAATTTTTATCAAGTGGTGTGTATCAATCTTTGGCAAAGATTATTTCTCTTTAGAAGTAGCTCCTGGTCGTAGCGAAGAACAATTCGCTGTTAATTCCAGAATGAATTCTTTATCTAAAGTATTTAATCTTCCAATCGTGCTAGGATGTGATACTCATTATCTAAAAAAAGAAGATAGATATGTACACAAGGCTTTCCTTAATTCTAAAGGTGGAGAGCGTGAAGTAGATTCATTTTATGAATATTGTTATCTACAGTCTGAAAAAGAGATTATAGAAAATCTTGATGGCACAGGTCTTGATTATGAAGAACTATGCGCCAACTCAATGAAGATTCTTGATAAATGCCAGTATTATACTTTATATCATAAACAACAAGTGCCGCAAGTAGAAGTTCCTTCTTATCCAAAAGAAGAAAAGAACCATCATTTCTATGATACGGATAAATATCCTACGCTTGATTATCTTATGCACTCCGATAATCCGCAAGAACGTTATTGGATAAATTATTGCCAGAATGAATTAAACAAAAAAGGATTAAATAATGAAACGTATCTTGCGAGGTTAGAGGAAGAAGCAGACATCAACAAAGTTATTGGCGACAAACTTGAGACTTGTATGTTTGCTTACCCTATTTTCCTACAGCATTACATTAATCTCTTTTGGGAATGCGGCTCAACAGTTGGCGCTGGTCGAGGGTCAGCCTGTTCTGGTCTTAACCATTGGCTTTTAGGAGTTACACAACTAGACCCAGTTGTCAATAGTCTTCCTTATTGGAGATATTCTAATAAAGAGCGCATCGAATTAGGTGATATTGATATAGACTTAGCCCCGTCTAAACGTGAACTAGTCTTTGAGAAAATCAGAGAAGAGCGTGGTCAATTAGGATGCGTACAGGTCTGTACGTATGGCACAGTTACTTCTAAAGCGGCTGTAAGAATTGCCTGTCGAGGATACCGTTCAGAAAAATATCCAGATGGTATTGAGCTAGATGAAGCTGAATACCTTTCTTCTTTAATTCCTTCTGAACGTGGCTTTGTTTGGCCTTTATCTGATTGTTTTTTTGGCAACGAAGAGAAGAAACGTAAACCTAATAAAACCTTTGTCCAAGAGGTAAACAAGTTTCCCCGTCTACAAGAAATCTTATTAAATATCTGCGGCCTTGTTACACAACGAGCTATTCATGCTTCTGGTGTTAACTTTTACGGAGAAGACCCATACCAGACGGCTTGCTTTATGAAAGCTAAGAACGGCGCTATTATTACACAATATTCTCTAGCGAATGCAGAGTACTGCGGTGATGTGAAGCTCGATTTCCTTGTGACAGAAGTGCAGGATGTAATTACTCAGTGCCTTAATCTCTTACAGGAGAATGGTAAGATTGAAACTGGTCTAACACTTCGTCAAATGTATGATAAGTACCTTCATCCTACCGTGTTGCCGTTACACGATGAAAAGTTGTGGAAAGCAGCTGTCTCTGGCAAGGTCTTGAAATTTTTCCAATTTGACACACAGGTCGGCGGTCAGACAATTAAGCTCTTAAAGCCGCACACTCCACTTGAAATGGCGAACTGCAATTCTATTATGCGTCTCATGGCTAGCGAACAAGGTGATGAAACACCAACAGAACGATACAAACGCATGAAAGATGATATGTCGCAATGGTACGCGGAAATGGATAGGTGGGGTCTTTCAAAAGAAGAACAAAAAAGTCTAGAGAAATATTATCTGCCAACGTATGCGGCACCTGCTCAGCAGGAAGACATGATGATAATCCTAATGGAAGTCTGCGGCTTTTCTTTATCTGAGTCGAATTTTGCAAGAAAAGTTTGTGCAAAAAAGAAGATGGACAAGATTCCTGAGTTGAGAAAAATGGTATTACAAGGTGCTCCAAATGAGAATCTTGGCAAGTATATTTGGGAGACTGCTATCAAACCACAGATGGGCTACTCATTTTCTCGAATTCATTCTCTTGCTTATTCCTATATTGGCCTTCAAACGGTCTATTTAGCTACCTATTTTCCTGTCGTATATTGGAATACAGCTTGTCTTCGAGTCGATGCTGGTCTTGATGAAGATGCCGCATCTAACTATGGTAAAATTGCTAAAGCAATTGGTAATATGATTAACAATGGTGTTACAGTAAAGCCAGTCAATATCAACAAATCTGGTTATCTATTTGAGCCAGACGAAGAAGATAATGCTATTCTATATGGAATGAAATCTTTAAACGGAGTTGGCGGCGAAGTTGTTTCAAGAATTATTGCAAATCGTCCATACAATTCGTTTCAAGATTTTCTAGATAAAAATAATGAAAATAAGACTACAGTTTTAGCTCTTATTAAAGGCGGTGCTTTTGATTCTTTCGATAGCCGCAAAAATATTATGAAACAATATATTGAGATTGTAAGTAATCCTAAAAAGCGTATTACAATGCAAAACTTTAAATCTTTAATTGATTATAAGCTCATTCCAAAAGAATTAAAGTTCCAAAAGCAAGTGTTCAATTTCGATAAGACAATGAAAAAACAATGCAAATATACAACAGAAGAATTTGATTTAAGCAAATCAGATATACATTATAAGTTTTATAATAAATATTTTGATACTGATAATCTATATATTAAAAACAATTCTATATGTCTAAATAAAAAGACTTGGAAAAAAGAATATAATAAAGTAATGCTCGCTGCAAAAAACTACATCCAAGAGAACAAAGAAGAGTTATTACAGAAGTTAAATAGGGAGCTATTCTTAGAACAATGGAATACATACGCGGCAGGTACATATTCAACTTGGGAAATGGATGCTCTTGGATATTATTACCACAAGCATGAATTATTAAATGTTGATAAATCTATTTATAATATAGTATCATATAATAGTCTGCCAACAATTCCGCCTACTGATTATGTATTTAAGCGTGGCGATAAAGAGATTAAAATTCCTAAGACCTATAGAATTATGGGTACAGTAGTCGGCAAGAATAATACAAAAGGACAAGTTGATATTCTTACAACTGATTCTGGCGTTGTAACTGTTAAGTTTGCATTAGATTATTTTGCAAAATATAATCGCCGTGTAAGTGAAAATGTAAATGGTGAAAATAAGGTCATGGAACAAGGATGGTTTCAAAAAGGTGCCTTAATTGTAATCAATGGCTATCGAAACGGTGATATGTTTAGGGCAAAGAAATACAAGAAGACTAATTCACATCAACTATATAAAATCACGAAAGTGAATAAAGACGGTACCATAGAAATGACTAATAGCCGCTATGGCGAAAATGTTGACAATTAAATAAAGTTATGTTATAATATAGGAGTAAACAAAAAGGAAAGGTTTGCTCCTATATTTTTGGAGGTTTGATGTATCCAATAGTAATTGGCATTTGCGGCAAATCGGCGGCAGGCAAGGATTCAACTGCCACTCACTTAGTCGAAGAGTATAAGAAGATTGGCATCCCAGCAAAAAAGGTAATCAGTTATACAACCCGTCCTCCAAGAGAGGGAGAAGTTGATGGTGTTGATTATCATTTCGTTGACTTGGAAACTTTCGTTGAAATGCAATATGATGATAAGTTTATCGAGCATACTGAGTTTCATGGGTGGCGATATGGCACTGCAATCAATTCATTCGATGATGATTGTATAAATATCTGTGTCCTTAATCCTGTTGGTATGACAAAGCTCGAAAGACTTTGTCCTTGGACATTACAATGCGAATGCTTTTATCTGAAAGTTCCTTTACTTGTGCGACTCAAGCGTTCTATTAACCGAGAGCATACTTTCAAGTGGGAATTCATTAGACGAGCATTCGCAGACTGGGAAGATTTTAGTGGAGGATATGATGATTACTTTGGATATGGTTCACATGAGCATGTGCTTCGCTATCGAGGTAGCCGCACAGATTTTGTATCCAGTATTATGAATACTGACGAATTAATTCATACAGTTTCACAGCTAAAACGTAAACATTTATCCAAATAAACGCATGGGCATAAGTTTAGAAAGTTTATTAACCAATTTTTATATAAGAGAAAGAGGATAAAATGATTTTTCAAGTACGACAAGGAGTGTTTGAAACTAATTCAAGCTCAACACATACGTTAACTATCTGCTCAAAAGATGATTTTGACAAGTGGGGGACGCGGCGAGGTGTTTTGGCTTGACAATGATTGGCACAAGTTAGATACAAATAAGAATTTTGTCACTCCAGAAGAGCTAGAAGAGCTTGCAGAAAAGTACAATGAAGAGCAGCAGGAGCGCATTGACGCAGGAGATAAGTTCGCTAAGGTGCTTGATATTGACAAAGTTCTTAATGAGCGTCCAGATTACGATAGTTGGAGAGATAGCTATTGGGACACTGAGCGTAGTTCGCTTGAAGCATATACAACAGATGATTTCTATGTGCGTAATGGCGACCTTGAAACCTATAGTGAAACTTTTACTTCTCCTTCTGGTGACGAAATGGTAGCGTTTGGAGCGTTTGGATATGATGGCTAAAGATTGGAATATGACAGCCAAAGGTTTTGACCCTCGCCCTTCCAATTGTGTTTCTTACAATAATGGTAACTATACAGTTACGTTATCTCTTGCAGACGGGACTATGATTCGATACAGTAAAGATGATAAATTAGTTCCGTCTTTTCCTGACTCAATGGATATTAAAATTACCAACTGCTGTTCGCTGAACTGCCGCTATTGTCACGAGAAATCGACAAAGGATGGACAGCATGGAGACATCTTATCAGATAGCTTTATTGACAAACTTCATCCTTATACTCAATTAGCTTTGGGCGGTGGTAATATCCTAGAGCATCCCGACCTTGTACCTTTTCTAAAGAAGTGTAAGAAACTAAAGTTAGTCCCATCTGTAACAGTGAACCAAATTCATTTTATGCAACAGCATAAGTTTCTCAAGCAGTTGACAGATGAAAAGCTAATCTACGGTTTAGGTATTTCTTTCCATCACCCTGATAAGAATTTCCTGCTTATGCTCCGCAGCTTTCCTAATGCGGTCATTCATACTATCGCAGGTATCACCAAGGAAAGAGATTATGAGTTTCTTTATGACAATGGCTTAAAGATTCTTATTCTTGGATATAAGAAATTCGGTCGTGGAATTCAAGCCTACCAAGAGTCTCACCAACACATTGATTATAGTATCATAAATCTTAAACACCTTTTACCATATATGGTAAAAGAAAAATGGTTTGATAGTATTTCATTTGACAACCTTGCATTAAAACAACTTGACGTAAAGAACCTTGTGCCACGAGATAAATGGGACATGTTCTATATGGGCGATGAAGGTAGTTCTACGATGTATGTTGATATGGTCAATCGTGAGTTTGCGGCGAATTCTACGTCTGAAATTCGCTATCCTCTTTTGGACAACATAGAAGATATGTTAAAAGTAATTCACCAAGAGAAGAAGGAGAAAGATATTGACTAAATATATTACAAAGCGAAATGGAAATAAAGTAGAGTTCGATATTTCTAAGATTGAAAATGCAGTATTTCGTGCGGCATATGATGTTTCTGGTACTCTTGGATGGACATGGACGTTTTGTCATGAGATTGCAAGAGACATTGCAAATGACTTTGAAAAAGCCGAGTATTATCATGACGGTATGACAGTAGAGGAGATTCAGGATGCTGTTGAAGAACTACTCATGGGCGATTTTCCGCATGTTGCAAAGTCATATATGATTTATCGTTATGAACACCAGATTGCACGCCAGAAACATAATGATGCTGAAATTCTTGATATGATTAAGAATGACTCAGAAAGTTACTGGGCAACAGAGAATAGCAATAAAAACGCTAAGCTCGTTACTGTGCAACGAGACTATCTTGCTGGCATTACAAGCACAGATATTGCTCGTAATTATATTTTCCCTAAGAAAGTAATTGAAGCTCACGACGCTGGTATTTGCCATCAACACGATATGGATTATATGGCACAATCAACTCTTCATAACTGTGACCTTATCAATCTAGAAGACATGCTGCAAAATGGCACAGTCATTAACAATGTGCGTATCAACAAACCGCATCGTCTTTTAACAGCTATGACAGTAACAACGCAAATTATGGCTAGTGTTGCGGCCAATTCTTATGGTGGAGAATCTATTACATTAACTCATTTAGCACCTTTCGTTCGTGATAGCTACAATATCTTTAAAAACAAATATAAAGATGAAGATATTTCAGATGAATTAAAAGAAAAGTTTGCATTGGCAGATTTAAAAAAAGAAATTGCTGATTCAGTGCAGACTTTTAATTATCAAATTTCAACGTTGTTTACATTAAATGGACAGGCGCCATTTTGCTCCCTGTTCATGTATATTGGCGAGACAGAAGAATATAAGAAAGAATTAATTCTTCTTATTGAAGAGTTTTTAAAGCAACGAGAAAAAGGTATGCCAAATCGTCAAGGTGTATATGTTACGCAAGCATTTCCAAAGTTGTTATATGTTCTTGAAGAAGATAATTATAAACCCGGAACCAAATATTGGAATGTAACTAAAAAAGCAGTTGAATGTTCTGCTAAGCGCCTAACTCCTGATTATATTAGTGAAAAGGTAATGAAGCAAATCAAGGTAGATGCAAATGGTGAAGGCCATTGTTTTCCTTGCATGGGTAAGCGTAAACTATAGCCTATGTAAAATCTTTTGAATTCGGATAGGACTTAGATTTAAGTTGAGTCCGAACTAATATACATATTTAAAATCATAGAAAGGAGTTCTTTCTATGGAAAAATCAACGCAATATAATAATATTTCTGTAACAGATGATGGTAAAGTATACAAAACAAAAAAGAATGGTAACAAAATAGAGCTTTGCCAATGGGTTGATAATGTTGGGTATAAACAAGTAAAAAGTACAGATGATAAACAAGCTATTTATTTACGTGTGCATAGATTAGTCGCAGAAACTTTTATCCCAAATCCACAAAATTTACCGCAAGTTAATCATAAAGATGGAAACAAATTAAATAATGTGGTAGAAAATTTAGAGTGGTGTAACAACAAAGAAAATACTCAGCATGGATATAATCACAATTTATATAAATCAACAGTTAGATGTCCAGTTAAAGCTACTAATAAAGAAAGTAAAATGGAATATATATTTCCAAGTATTCGTAAATGTGCAGAAGAACTAAAATTAAACAGAAAAACTATTACAGCTATTTTAAAGCATGAAAAAACAAATAATTATGATTATGATTTTGAATATGTATAATGTGTATCGACTATTCCGAAAGGAAGTAGAGATAATAATTATCTCGAAGTAAGAAGACTATCCAATAGGATAGATGATATAGTCAGTGCGGCAGGTGACTGCCGACAACATGTGTAGAAGTTTCCTGTCTCCATATATAGATGAAAATGGTAAACCCAAATATTATGGACGATTCAATTGCGGCGTTTCCAGCCTTAATCTTCCAGATACAGCTTTTGCCGCACAAGAAGAACTTAAATATGATACAGATAAATCACAAGAGCATCTTTTTGAAATCTTTTTCAAATTATTGGATGAACGAGCTGAAATCTGTCATGCCGGACTAAAAGTCCGCGTTGATAGACTTTCAAAAACAAAAGCTGGCGTAGCTCCAATCCTATGGGTAGATGGTGCTTTAGCTAGACTAGACCCAGAAGATACTCTAAACAAGTTAGTTCATAATGGATATGCTACAGTCTCGCTTGGATATAATGGCGGTAACGAAGCCATTAAAATTCTTATTGGAGAAGACAATTTCACCAAGAATGGACAAGAACTGATGCTACGAATTCTCAAGTTCTTGACCAATAAGTGTGAAGAATGGAAGCAAGCAGAGAACGTTGGGTATTCACTTTATGCGTCTCCAGCAGAGTCATTGTGTTACAAGTTTGCAACTAAGACTAAAGAACGTTATCCAAACCAGTTCAAGAAACTGTTTGGGAACAAAAAGTATTTTGAAAATTCTTATCATATCCCAAGTTCTCAACCAATTGACCCCTTTTCTAAGATTGAACTTGAAGGCGAATTTCAAAAGTATTCAGTTGGTGGTTGCCTAAGCTATGTAGAGAGTTCTGACGTATCTAAGAATATATCCGTTCTGTATCCAATTTTAGAATGTATTTATAATAATATTATGTATTGTGAAATCAATACAAAAACTTCTTATTGCCATGTATGCGGCGAATCACAAACTATTGACGTTCACAAAGATGAAGAAGGAAATACATGGTGGGAATGCTCTAATTGCGGTAATACAGACACAGATAAAATGGATGTTGCTGCACGTACTTGCGGATATGTTGGAGTCAACTTCTGGAACGATGGCAAGACTCAAGAAATTGCTTCTCGTTATAAGCATATTGATGACCATGAGATTGGTGAAGAATGAGATATTTTCAAATAAGGTCAATGGACATTAGCAACGGCATAGGCATTGGCGCTAGTGTCTTTTTATCTGGCTGTCATTTCCATTGTAAAAATTGTCATAACCAAGAGCTATGGGACTTCAATAGTGGTAATGAATATACTAATGATGCGAAGAATAAAATTTTAAAGACTATCCAGCCAAAATGGGTAGAAAGATTTTCAATTCTAGGTGGAGAACCATTAGAGACAATTAATTTAAAAGAGCTATTAGCTCTTATTGAAAACATTAAGGTCTTACGTCCTGATATTAAGATTTGGATTTATACTGGATACACCTATGAACAGCTCCAAGAGAGAATCAAAAAGAATAAAGACGATTATTATCTAGAACCTATTTTGCGACTCGCTGATGTTCTAGTAGATGGCCCATTTATCCAAAAGAAAAAAGATTTAACGCTTGCTTTTAAAGGCAGCTCTAATCAACGAGTAATTGACCTTCAAAAGACACATGCGGCAAATGACATTGTACTTTTGGATATTTAAGTATGAGGGATAGATTTTGTTCTATCCCTCATTTTTTTATTGACTTTTGTAAAATATTATGATATAATATAATTACAAACAAAGAAGAAAGGAAATAGCTTGGACACTACTATTAATAATTACGAAATTAACAAAAAAATGTATGCCAAGATTACGCCACCTTCACAGGATGAAGTAAATGCAATGTTCGTCAATGTAGGGGCATGGCTTTCAACGCATCATAAAAAGCATTACTATATGCTACTTAATAATGAACTTCATTATTACACTACCTTTAATCTTAAAAATCCAAATTATGATAAGATGATTCAAGAACTCAAAGAATGCCTTGCGTTCCGTGGCCGCATTCTCGATATTGAATATCAGCACGCCGAAGATACTTATCAGATTTGGATTAAAGAATATAAGACCGATAATGTTTATATGTTTATGCTATTTGAAGCAGAAGATTTTGTAATTGAGGTAGAATAATGAATAAGCTAATCGTGGCGGCTTTTCCCGCATCAGCTATTAAGTTTATGGTGCAAAGTGATATAGAGCAGGTCGATTCACAAAAGATGTGTTGGTTCCCTGAATTTGAAGAAAATCTTACACCGTATCTAGAAAAAGAATATGGTATTCAAGAAATCTATGTTCTTGGACCTAAAAGTTATATTCCAGAAGTAGTAAGTAAAATCAAGGGTCTTACGACTCTACCAGTTATTGAGGAAGGTATTTAATTATGCGCCATTACGTTATCAAGAACACCGCTGAGTATCGTGTTGAGACGATTGAAGATGTGGTAGCTTTTCGTGAAGAGCTACAGAAACAAGCCGCACAAGACGGTTATTCTCTATCTGCCTTTAGCTATTCCGAGAAGCTAGTCAAAGAGCGCGGAGAAGTTGTAGATAATTTCTATGCAGTGAAAGCAGTCTTTACAGTTAACGATATGAAGGAGCCTACCATTCCTATCTTTGATGTAGAGCTACCTTATGCGGCAGAGTCTATGCGTTCCACTAATGACGATGATAGCGAGGATGATATTTTTGAGTAATTCAGAAACTATTAAGATTCGATATGTCGATTCCCCTGCGCTAGAGCAAAAAGACGGGTCAGATTGGATTGATACGTATATCGCGGAGGATGTTTCAATGCAGCCCGGTGAATTCAAACTTATCTCTCTTGGTTTTGCTTGTCAGTTACCTGATGGATATGAAGCTATTCTAGCACCTCGTTCATCTACTTTTAAACGATATGGTCTTCTACAAACTAATTCAATTGGGGTAATTGACAATTCATTTGCATCCAATTCAGATATTTGGATGTTTCCTGCTTATGCTACTCGTCCAGTGGTTATTGCAAAAGGCACTCGTATTTGTCAATTCCGTATCCAAAAGAAACAGCCTAAGATTAAGTTTAATCCAGTTGATAATCTCACTGCGGTTGAAAGAGGTTCTTTTGGCAGCACAGGAATTTAAGGAGAGCATATATGGACAAGATAATTGAATCTACTATTAAAAAGCTAGAGACAGTTGCTATTGACCCGCATCCTACACTTAATCCTACTCTTGGTATTATCTATCGAGCGGATGACGCGGCAGCTGGTTCGTATCTCCGTTCCATTACGCGCAATGCTGACAAATATAAGTCAACTACAATCTCAGCTCAATGCGATACAATTCAAGATGCAAGTCTACAAATTCGCAGATGGACACAAGACCCTAGTATCAATGGAATCATTCTTATCTCAGATTATGGTGAAGCGACTCAATCATTATACAATCTGATTCCAATGCGGCTTGATATTGATGGTCTTTCTAATAAATCCGCGGCGCACCTATATGGCAGTAAAGACCCTATTGCATATCGCAAGGCTCCCTGTACTGCTGCGGCATGTCTAAAGATTATTCAAACACTCTATGATAATAATCTTGCAGGTCTTAATGTCGCCGTTGTTGGCAGGTCTATGCGAGTCGGGCGACCTCTCGCAGAGCTATTATTGCAACAAGATTGCACTGTAACACTTTATCACAGTAAAAGCAAATTTATTTCAACAAAAGGAATGAATAATTTTAGCGATAAAGATGTATTTGTTTCTGCTATTGGACAACCAAAGTATTTTAATACTTCTAATCTTGATGCATTTCGTTTAAACATCATTGATGCTGGCATTAACTATGATGAACAAGGACATATTTGCGGCGATGTAGATTATGATAGTGTTAAAGATTTGGCTGATTATATCACACCAGTCCCCAATGGCGTAGGCGCTGTTACGAATACTGTGCTGTTTGCTAAGCTATATACAAATAAACTTGATTTTGCTGGGATTGATGTTTAATGCGTCTCTTAGCATTAGACCAAAGTTTGAATACAACAGGCGTTGCGGTTTTTGATAATGATAAAATCTTAAATTGTGGAGCTTTCACCATTCATTCTAACCAAGAGCTAGGAAAGCGTCTGACTGAATTTCTTTATGAATTAGATGATTTATACGAGACTTATCATTTTGATGCTATCGTATATGAAGATATTCAATTGCAAATGGGCAATGTCGAGACATACAAGAAATTAGCATATGTGCAGGCAATGATTTTATTCTGGTGTGAGAAGCATGAAAAGAATCTATATTGTCTTTCTCCATCGCACTGGCGTAAGATTTTGAAAGATAAATATGGTATGTCATGGGGTAGAAAGAGAGCGGAGCAAAAACAAACCGCCATTGACTTTATCCAAGAGCACTATAAAAAAGAAGTAGATAGCGATACCGCAGATGCTATTTGTATCGGGTGTGCAGCCAATATTGAAATTAATAAAACTGAATCGGCTTTCTAAAGCCATAAAAAAAGAGGGGTATTCTCAATTAAGAGAATACCCCTTATTTTATTTAATTAAAATGGATTAGCATCAGAAATGCAGACTTGTAGACGGTCAAGAGCTTCACCATACATACCAGCGAAATCATCGCCACCATATGTAGAACCGTCATCGCATACAGAGTTTAGCCAACCTTCACGGTCAACAGTCTGAGAACGATAGTATACTTGCTTGTAGCTTTCACCCTTTGGAGTAATATAGAACATACGAACACCGTCAATCGCATGACCACCGATACCAGCACAGCCATTAACAAGGTCATTCTGATTACCTTGTGATACGTAGCCTAGCCAGCCGTCCTGCTGAGTGTGAACCTGATACTTAAGAGTACCGTGGTCAACCCAAGCACATAGATAATCATGCTCGCCGCAAGGAACGCCAGCAAAACCGTTGGAATCAGAATTATTGAAGTTAGTAATTGTACCATTCCAACCACCATTAAGATTGCGCAAAGCATAATGAACATTAACGATAGCCTTGCCGGGGGCTGGCTTATTAGTAGGAGCAGGCGCAGGAGTAGGCTTGTTTGTAGAAGGAGCAGGAGCAGCTTGTGAACCATTCTTCATTGCATCATACCATTGCTGCGCACGGTTAATATACTCGTCTTTCTGAGAACCATATAGTTCACCAGGGCACGCTGTAGCAGACCAATAGCGATGCGGGAAGACATTAACTAGCCACTGAGGACGGCCAAGATTATAATAGAGACAAAGAGCAGCAACAAGATGTGCACCAGACTCTAGAGCAGCAGGGAAGACGGTCCAAGGATTGCTGTTGTTGTTAGCGTGTTCAATAGAGATAGTATGCGTATTAGCATACCAATTGCCGCAAGCCCAAGCAGTATCCCAATCATTGACCATCTGGCCGATTTTGCCATCAGACTGAACCGCATAGTGAGCAGAAGTCTGTGAACGGCTCCACAGATTATAGCATTGGTCGATAGAAAGATTACCAGCCATATGGTGAATGGTAATACCAGTAATATTAGCACCTTCACGACCTGCGGTATAGTCGCAAGGCAGAATCTTGGTTACATCAGCTTGAATGTTTTTCCAATCCATAATTTTCCTTTCTGTTGGAAATAAAAAAGGGAGCCGTTAGGCTCCCTTGTGTAACATTATTTAGATTCTTTATCGGAACCGTTGAGAAGATTTTTATAGGCTTCAAAAAGACCTGTACTTGCCAAACCACTACTTAATCCTGCAACTACAACATCAACAGTAATTGGAACACCTGTTGTGACGGCAGTAAAGATTGTGGCGACAACGCCAAGCACACCTACGATAAGAGGAATAAAACGGTTAATAGAATTATTTGGAATCAAGTTCTTAATAATGTAGCCGACCAAAAGACATAGAATAACTACACTAGGAACGAGATAGGTAGAGATAGTTGATAAATCAAACATTGTTAAATCTCCTATTCAGATTTATAATTCTTGAATTCCTCAAGAATTTCATCAGCTTGAGCCTGAGATAGCTTAGGATAACTGTTTAGAATATCATCAAGAGTTTCGCCACGGTCTAGACGAATCTTAACGGCTTTCTTAACGATTTTAAAAGCGAGTGCGGAAACACCTTTAGTGGGACGTGCCATTATTCATCACTTCCTGATACAATCTCAGAAACAAGTTCGTTAAGGTCATCAATATCAGATTCCATCTGAATAAAACGATTAACGACAAATTTCTTAACAGTGCCGATAATGGTAATTAGCAATGCACAAGCAATTACACCTAGAATAAAGCCCATAATTACTCACTTTCTTTTGGAGTATAGAATTCACGAAGTTCGACAGTCTGTTCCGCAGACAGTTTAGGATAGCTGGCGAGAATATCTTCCAGTTCTTCACCACGCTCAAGACGGATTTGTACTGCACTTTTAACGATTTTAAAGGCCATTTTAGATACTGCCATTATTCATCACTTCCTGCAACGATTTCAGACAACACAATAGTTAAATCACCGATAGCTGTAGTATTAGATTCAAGCTGGCCAGGGCCATTTTCCATAAATGCAGCCTGCTTTGCCTGTTTCTCTTCCATTTCCTTACGTTCTTTAAGCTCGGCTTCGGTATATAGAACGTAACGTTGAATATCTTCATATTCATCATATGCGTCTTTGTGTTCTACATGCTCGTGGTCGATTACAGATTTAATTTCTGCACCGTGATAAACATTACCTTCACCTTTGTCTATGTATTCAAAGACGCCAGCTTGGTCATCAATAACCTTTACGTGCGGGTCTTCGTTGGTTTCGATAAGCATTTGCGAGCCATCTTCAAAGACAAAACGTTCAACTTCATAATGTTTTTTCTCTGGAATTTCAAGTTGCTCATCGTGATGCATGACAAATTTCTTATCAGGCTTTAAATAGCCTTTCGTTGTATCAACGTCAGATTCTTTAATCTCAACGTCTTCTTCGTTTAAAATCTTCATTTATACTCCTTTTATTTCTTAAAAAATTAACCTTTATTGATATAAATGGCTTTAATTTTAGCCCCGGCAGGAATGTTTACATAGGCTATTGGTTGCGCATCCGTAGAAATTGCAGCAGCTGATGACCAAGTAGAAGCTCTTGAATTATCTGCATTATAAGTCCTTGCCCTTACACGAGCATTACTATTATGTTTTAATCCCATAATAAAAGAATTAAGAGATGAATTAGAAGAGCTATGATTAACAACGGTTCCTTCATTTGCTTGTACAGTAGACCAAGATGAACCTTTATCTGTAGAATATTGCCATTCGTTCTTTTTTGAAGGATAATTTGTATTATTGTTATCAATTGTAAAACAAACATCACCGGCTGTTGGCAGAATTGTAGCGTTTGCGTTAACAATAGAGGGTGCAGGTGGCTCAGTATAAATAGTGTTTGTAGTTTGATGCGCTGACTGCCCAGCAGAGTTATATGAATTAATTCTAAATTGGTACCTATGATTAGCAGAGACAGTATATGTCGTGCTGGTAGCTTTTGTATTTAAAATATTTTTCCAGTCATCATTATCAATTTTCACGTCTACGTAATTACCTGTTGGATTGCTTGTACCAGAACCATTATTTGTCCAAGAGATAGTAACTGTTGAACCAGATAATACAGCTTTTTGATTAGTTACTATAGGAGGGGTTGTGACAGATGGAGGTGTTGCAGGAACATATACATTTCCAGAACCTTCTGTAGCTCCAAAAGAACCAATAGCGCCACCGCCGCCCTTAAACCAAAGTTTCCTTGCAGACGTACTATTGCCAACAGAAAAACTAAAAGTTCTTGATATACTTTGACCATATGGAATGGCAACTCCTGAAATAGACTGTCTAGAACATCCTTGTACTTCTGCCCAAAAAGTGACGCCGCCAGCGTCCCAAGTTATGCCATTGTTATTCATAGTTACTACTACCGTTACGGTATTTTGATTAGCGCTAGCAGAAGCACTATAATAAGAATAGCCCATTCAATTCCTCCTTTCCTTTTAAATCGTATTTTACTAATTATACATAAAAAATGGGCAGAACTATTTACATAATTCTGCCCAAAAATTTAAGCTACTTGTACATATCAATTAATGTCTTGACATGTGCCGCACCGTCAATTAGTTTTTTGTTTTGCCAATCAAATAGATTCTGCACTATATCAGTTTGTTCTCCAAGAGATTCATAAACCTTGAGTAAATGTGAATGTAATATCTGTATGTGAGAATACTCTTGCTTAGACAAATCATTATACATACTAGACAGTTGCGGTGAATCGTCTTTCAATGACAGCGCTAGCTCCGCATACTCCTTTGCACCGCATATTTCATCATCGACTTGGTCAAGTAGCGTTTTAAAAATTTCCATTACGCAATCTTTACCACAATAATGTTGGCAATACGGACACTCGTAGCACTTAACGCCTTGACGTTAATTGTTGCTTGCGGAGCATTGCAAGGAACCGTGACAAGTGCGGAAAACGCCTGAGACACAAGATTACTTGCTGCGGCACCTGTGTCGATAGCATGTGCCGCTGGAAGAGCGTTGCCGTTGCGATACATTTGTGTTTCTATTGGTCCTGCTTCTGTTGCGGCAAATGTGAAATTCGCCACAATCTGATAAAGACCGCTATTGTTAATAGTGATGTTCTTACCATCGCACGAGACGCACTTATTAGATACTGTTGAGTTAGGTACTGGAATGGTGTCGCCAGCAGCTAGCGTAATTGCAGTAGCACTATCATAAGTGAATCTGCCTACTGTTTTGATGCCCATAATAAACTCCTAAAGATAGATAGGATTAAAAGGTAACTCCGTTGCAGCCACAAGGAGTAGCGAAGTTAGGCACTACGCCATAGCCATAAGGGGAGATACGAGGTACGCCGCAGAACATATTCTGGGTTTTAAGCTCGGAAACTTGAGCCTGTAGAGACTCAATCTTATCCTGTGCAAGAGCATCTAGAATCTTTTGGGTCTGTGCGGTGGTGTTCTCGTTAATAGAAGCAGTGTTCATTGCAGCACTGTATTTAAGGTCTGCTGTGGCCTGCTTATTCTCGCAGCAACAATTCGCTAGCTGGCTAGAAAGCGCATAGTTACCATCTTTGATAGCATCCTGAGTAGATGCAAAGTTGCGTAGATTCTCATAGCCAACAGATGCTAGACCCTGTGAAGTCTGCATGAACTGTGTCTGCATTAGGTCAGACAGACGACCAACGCTATTTTCAAGGTTATTGAAATTCATAGCGTTGCAAAGACCTGCTTCAGTAACAGGCTGTTCAGCGGTGGTGTTGCGATTCCAGCCATTACCATACATGAATAGGAAAAGAACAATAATCCAAATCCAGCCACCAGCACCGCCCCAATTGTCGTTGTCTTTAGTGACTGCCGCAATATCGGATAGAGACATATTTCTCTCTATTGTACCTAAAAATTAGAGGGTAAAAATTATAATACTTTGCCCAATAATTTTAAATTTTTATCCACAACTTACATCTTGAATCTGTTGGCTGAGTAGATGAAACTTGAACTGAATATTTAGTATTTGCACTTCCTGCTGAATCAGCACTCGCATAATTATGGCTATGACTAGCAGCTGCTGCTCCCACCATGTCTGGAGTCCACTCTTTAAAAGACCCACCGCTAGGATAATATGCTTTAGCCAATTACATCGCCCCCCCAGCAGACCTCACTAAAGGTGCGCTGTGTTAAAATATTCTTCATATTATCACTATACCTTAATCCATAATTTACAAGTACTTGCATCAGGCTGAGAAGAAGAGACGATAACCTCTTCTGGTCGCCAAGTATTAGTATTGGTATCTGTAAGAGCAATAGTCGCGTTACCAGACTGATTGAGTGTAAAACTACCCTTGTTCGTACCGTTCTGCGTAATTGTAACAGTACCGTTACCAACAGAAGGAATTGTTGGCCTACCAGAAACATTGCTCCACGCTACAGAACCTGCCGAGCCAGCGCTAGTAGCGTACTTTACTGATTTTGCAGAGTCAGCAGTATTATCAACATTACCAAGACCTACATCAGTCTTTGTAACATGGTGCGGATTACCACTTGTCTTAGTCGAGTGATTATACGCAGCACGAGATTCGTCGCCATAACCAGCACTAGAATGAGTTGTACCAAGTGCAACAGTTTCAGAAATTACAACATATGCACTACCACTCCAACGATAAATTTTATTTGTATCTAAAGCAGTATAAATCTTGCCAGATTCACCCGTTGTTGGGAACTTAGATAGAGACGCATATTCTAAAACGTCATCAACATAGCTTGGGAGGTTTGCAGCAGCAATTGTACCACTAATGCGCGAAGCAGGAAGATTACCACTAACTTCACTGATAGTATAGCTTGGTTTAGAAGCAGCTTTTGCCCAAGCATACACATCACTTGCTGGCATGCTAGTGGGAAAGTCTGTAATCTGAGCCTTTGTATGTGTGTGGCTTGAATTAGCTTTTGCATTCAGCTTTGTATTGATTTCGCTCTCAGTATAATACCTATCATCATGAGTATGGCCTGTATTAGACTTGCCGTCAAGTGCAGATTTAATGACCTTATTCTGTACAGGATTCGTTGAAGTAGTAGAAAGTTCTGCATCAACGGCAACATGATTTGAATTTGTGGCAATACCGTCAAGTTTAGCCTTGTCTGCGGCAGACATAAGACCTGCGGCATTGGCAGTAGCATTGCCATATACAGTATTTGAATCTGTAACATTAAATGTACTACCATCGCTACCCTTGAGAGTAATTGTATTACCACTCTTAGTTAAATTATAAGTTGTATTTGTATTGATATTGTCTTTAATCTGAATCAGAGAGGATGAAGAAATACCCATCCACAAAGTGCCGGTATCGGTGGCAACATATAACGCACCATCCAATACTTTGTTTCCGGCAGTGAGTGCTTTGATATTAGGTTCTTTATCTCTGATAAATTTTACTCTTGCTATCTTGCTCACATCCTTTCTGATATATTATTTAATAAAAGACCAAGTTAAATCATCTGGCGTAGCAAAATCAGAAGCATCATGATATGCGGCAGATTTTAAACCATATACTGCCACAGATTTATCTTTAACTTTGATTGTACCATTTGTAGTGCCAGTAGTAATAGAAGGAACTGTTAAAACATCAGATGTCAAAATGCCGCTTGCAACGGTATCGACATATGCTTTAGTGGCAATATCATTATTGTCATTGATGGCTTGACCAGCCGCATATTTAATTTTACCAGATAAAGTACCACCAGTAAGAGGAAGATATTTCGCTTTCTCTTGGTCGGTATATGCCTTTGCATCTTTAAGGGCTTTATCTGCCTTTGCTTGTGCATCTGTTGAAGACGTACCAGATGCAGTCTTAATTGCTGAATTCATCTCACTCTTGGTTGGATAGTTCGATAAGTCGGTCTTAGAGCCACCTAGCTTTTCAAATTTGCCATTAACCCAAAAGTATTCAGTATATTCATTGTTTGATTCAGTCAAATCTGGTAGCATATAAATTGTATTTCCTTCACCAGTAGAAGGAAGAGTTGACCCTTTTGCCAGTACAACACGTTTAAGATGCGGCGCACCTGCTACTGCATTTGCGATAGCCGTGTTCATGGCATCTTTTTTAACATATTCTGCTGGAACTTTATCACTCGGAATGTTAACATCCCAGTTAATATCAGAAGCATCTACGAGTTTGAAAGTGCCGTTATTCTTTTGTTTGATTTTATCAATAAGTTGAACAGGCATTATTTCACCTCCACCGTAGTTGCACCTAATCCTGCATTAGTTGACCTATAGATATTATAAGAAGCGGTATAGCCACTTGCATTTGTGAAATCAAAAGTCTTTACTTTGTTAAAACCACCCTCGAAACCTCCGACATAAAATGCGGGAGTTCCAAAAGAAGCAGGAATAGCAAAGTAAATATACTGCCCGGCATTGGCAGTAACATTCCATGAACCTGTGCGGCCAGACACTAGATTTCTAGTAAGCCCTTTGACAAATGCCGCATCCATCCTAGAAGTATCTGTTATATTGCTCACGCCATAGTATTTACCATTTAAAAAGTAAATCGTAGTCTGCCTAGTAGATGTGGCTTTGCGAGCGTCAGTAGCAGTCAAAGTAAATGCGGTCGTTGCGGTAAGAGGTGCCGCAAATGTAATTGCCGCAGTTCCAGATTGCGTCTTGTTGATTTCAAATGATTGGCTACCTGTTGTAATTGTCAGTTTAGAAGGTTGTTTGTTCAAATTCCAAGAGAAGTTGGAAGATGGAAGACGAGAACCTATTTCAAGTGTGCCGCTATTGTTAGAAAAACTATTAACGGACATCGCTTTATAAATTGAAAGTGTGCCGTCAGAGGTAATATCAAAATCTCCGCTTGGCTTGACAATACCTGCGGCAGAGCCGGTGGCAATTTTAATATCGCCACAGCTGTATTTGATATTATTTTTCATGATACTCGTGGTATCTGAAAGAAAATAGATGCCGTTGGGGTCTATTTTGGTAGACCCCAACGCATCATACTCTGATTGCACGCCTATGTAAAATCTAATATCAGCAGACATACAATCTCCTTAATCTAATTTAAATTAGAGCGTACCCCACTCAATTAAACCATCAGCATATTTTTTAGCAGCAGTCAGAGCATTATCAGCTTTGGTAGTAGCATCCTTAGCGGCAGCAGCAATGGCAGCATCCTTAGCGGCATCTGCCTTAGTCTGAGCATCAATAGCAGCTTCACCCTTAGCAGTAGCAATAGCATCAGTTACTTGGTCTTTGGTGAAGTAGTTGCTAAGGTCTACATCAGAAGTACCAATGCGCTCAAAGGCACCGTTGACAAGCATATACTCGGTGTAGACAGACTTGTTAGAGCCTGCGGCATCTGTACTACCAGCATCGGGAACCATATAGATAGTATCTTCGTTGGCTTCGGAAACCTCGGGAAGAACGCTAACGATTTCACGCTTGAGGTGGTGCGCATTAGCTACGGCAGCAGCAATAGCGGTATTGGCTTCATCCTTTGTATAGGCATCGGCGATACCGTAACCAGCAAGGGTAGTAGCTTTGTCAGCTTTCTTGTCGATGTTGGCCTGTAGCTCGGTTTTAGCAGCGGTAACCTGTTTGGTGGTTTCAGCAGCAGCTGCTTCAATAGCTTCTGTCTTCTTAGTGGCAGAATCAGCTTTGGCATCTTTTAGAGCTTTGTCGGCTTTAGAAGTAGCGTCTGTGGCAGCGGCGTCAATAGCAGCCTGCTTAGCATCAGCAGCAGCTTTCTTGATAGAGCCTTCGCCTTCACCTTGAATAACTGTTAATTTTTCATCTGCGGCAGAAATATTACCTTCTGCTGTAGTAACGCGCTTGGTAAGGGCAGAAAAGTCTTCGTTAACAGTTATTGGCTTAACAACTGTGATGTACTTAGTACCATCCCAATAGGCAACATTATCTCCTTTGTCACCTACAATATATAGAGTATTAATTTTACCTTGTTCTGGAAGTGCATTTACTTTCTCGTAAATGCCACCAGAGTATGGGGTATCACCTTTGTAAATACGCTGTTCTTCTTCTACAAAATAAAGGGTATTAGCATCTTTATTTGTAAGACCTTGATAGCCGGCAAGAGTAGCAGCTACAAATTTAACTTGACTCATTCATGTCTCCTTTAAATAGTTGTCCATTCTGTATTATTAGCAACACACATATATGTATGAAGGGCCGCATTCCATTTATAAATTGCTTTATCGGCAATATATATCATAGTTTCTTTTCCTTCTTTTGGAAAATCTTCAACAGAAGTACCAAAAGTTATGGTTTGTAAATTAGAAGGAGTAAGCTGTTTCCACCCGTCTTTATAGCGCCACATCACGCCAGTTTCTTCTACATAATAATAGCCTTCAACTGGTGCTAATTTATCAATTCTATCTTTGTCTGTAGGAAATTCTTGGATACAATTATATTTAATTCGTAGACCGTTATAATCTAAATAGATGTGACGGGTATCGGAAACAAAAACTAGATTTCCATCGCTAACTGGTAATTTATTTAATTTTGCGGCCACAGTTGTATATACACGAACTACAGCCATTTTAACTCCTAAAATTCTACAACTGTTAAAGCGTTATCCGTGTAAGTTTTAGAAGTTTCAATGGCTTCTTTCTTTGCTGCTGCAATTGCTTCTGCACTAGCAGTTCCACCGGAACCTACGCTTGTATCAATATACTGCTTAATAGTAGTACCTTCGGCAATGTCACCGACTTTTTCAGAAAGAATAGTCTTTACTTGAGCAGCATCGACTTTAGTATTTAAATTCTCTTGGATGGGAGAAATTTGACCATCGGTATATGCTTTAGCTTGTTCAAGTGTCGTAGCACCTTGCGTGTCAGTATATGCTTTTGCATCTTCAAGAGCTTTGGCAGCGGCACCCGCTTTTTCATAATTAACAGCAAGACTGTCAGCATATTCTTTTGCGCTTGTCAGAGTGGCAGTATCTTTTTCAACAGCAGCGGCAATGGCAGCAGCTTGAGCCGCATCGGCTTTTTTCTGCGCTTCTGCAATTGCAGCAGTTTGTGCGGTATCTGCCTTGCCCTGAGCGTCAGTAGCGGCAGCATCAATTGCAGCTTGCTTGGCGGTCGCAACTTCATCTTTAGTCGCGTAATCAGAAAGGTCTACCTTACTGTCACCGATTTTTTCAAATTTCTTGACTTCACTAGCTACAACGAGAATGTATTCATCATAATGGTCATCAACTGGAACCATATAGATAGTATTAGCATCAGCTTCATCGACAGCAGGGAGAGCATCGACAATAGCACGCTTTAAATGGTCTGCTTTCGCAATAGCAGAAGCGATTGCAGTATCAGCTGCTTCTTTTGTATAAGCATCAGCAATGCCGTATCCAGCCAAAGTAGTTGCTTTATCAGCCTTGCCAGCGACAGTAGTATCTGTATATGCCTTTGCATCTACAAGAGCTTTCTTTACAGAACCTTCACCTTCACCAGTCAAGCTATCTAATTTAGCTTGAATAGCTTCAATGGTTGCTTTAAGATTCTCAACTTGTTCAAAAATTACCTTGAAGCCAGAACCAGTATAGATATATCCTTTGTTATCTGTAGTATTAATATAGATAACACCTTGTTCTTGGTCGGTTTCTGGAAGAGCTTCTACTACCTTAACATACTCTTTTACCTTGGTTGGGTCAATTTCACCATCAATTCCAATAGGAGAAAGATTAAAACCTGTACCCTCAGCTTTTGGTTGAAGCATATATGCTTTATACTTACCATCAACCAATGCGGTAATGACTTGACCGCCATAAGCAATAGCTGAATCTGCATAGGTCTGTGCGGCTGCTAATGTCTCATGGACACTCGAAGCATCAAGTGGAAGAGCATTACCACGAGAATAGGCTTTTACAGCAACCAATAGTTTTGTGCTATCAATAGCCATAATTTATAACTCCTTTCTAAATGGTTACTGTAAATGTCATTGGAGCTGCGGCAGGAGCAGCCATAGCGTAACTATAAACTTTATAGTTTGCAGCTGTTGCTCCGTTGGCACCTTCGACAGACACGGTTTGCTTGGTAAAGCTAGAAGCCATACCAATATCATTTGTTTCTTCATATTTAACTTGGCTTACATCACGAAGAGCCGCAGGATAGGCGAAAACAATATACTGTTGTCCTTGAGCGACTTTAATGGTAAGTTTGGTACCAGCAGTAGGATTAAGAGACTTACCAGTAAGACCACGTACAATTGCAGAATTTAGCTCAGGTACAGAGCCTACACCAGTGCCATAAAAGGCATTTCGCTTTCCAACATAAGAAAATGCATTTGATGTAATAGAACCAGCAGTAATATGACCAGCTGGGGAATCATCTCCAAGATTATCTTGCTTGATTGCACCCTCGGCATAAGAAGCAATAGCTTTAAAAGAAGTGGTACCTTCTCCAATAGTAATTGAATGGTCAGATAGAACTAGTGGGCTAGTAGTACCCTCAAGTACGTCTACAGTACCATCAGAAATTTTAATTGCGGTAAGAGCGCCAGCATCTTGCTTCGTAAAGTTTGCTGTCATGGTTGCTGTAAGTGTGGTGCCGACTTCATAATTGCCTGGTTGAGCGCCTTTTGAAACCGCAAGAGAAATCTTAGGTGCAATATATGTAGCAGGTACACGTTTCATAATAATCTTTTTAATTAATGCATCTAAATCAGTACCAGCTTCAATAACATCGCCAGTCTTGATACCGCCAACACTTCCACCAACGCCTAGTTGAACAGTGTGAGCTTCTTTAGACTTAGCATTGCCAAGAGTATGCGGCACTTTAGAATCATCTACATAAATCATATTATCTTCTGTAGAAATAACGACACTATTTGTACCAATAGTCCCAGCGGTAATACTGTCATTTAGTTTTGTTTCAGAACCATGAAAAAAACTAATTTTTTTTGCATTTTCTGCATCAGCCATATGTTTGTAACCCCTCTCTATTGAGTATAAAAATTTTTATATATATAAAAATAAACCATATAGCTAAAATTCTAGCATCTTAACTTCTGCGCTGATAGCTATCTGGTCTAGTTTATTTTCTACTGAAACGGCTTTATCATATGCACTTGTCGCAATTTGTTTGATTTCTTTTGTTTCCTTTGTCCATTCTTTAAACTCTTTACGCTGTTCCTCCATTTGTTTTTCCATCTTGTCCCCAAGAGTAGCAAGATGGATTACAGCATTTTGAAAAGCGCTAAAATCATCAGAAACGACAAACGCAGAGCCGTCATTTGGGTCGGACAATACATGTACAAGAAAATTCGTGCTAGAAGCAATTGATACCGAATCAACTAATTCGACACAACAAAGCACGTCTCCTTCGTGTAACATGGCTTGCGGCCATTTAATTTCCCATACGATAGGGTCTTCATGTGTTTTTGTAAAAACATTATATCCTTTTATATCTAGTTGAACATGCCGCCAACTCAAATAAACTTTTGTATCTGCGACACATTGCGCAGCAGCTTCTTGGTCGAAAATAATTCTAAAAGTACGACCATTTGCATCTGCGCCGCCAGCCACAATAGGGTCTTGAATGTCTTGGTCAAGAGACTTTAAATTGACTGTAACTGCTTTTAATTCCTGACTCATTTATTCACCCCTTTCATTGTTCTTTTGGCTTACAATAAATTGTGGATTGGAAAGATTGATTCTCGGTAGTTCGCGTATCTCTTCCATTAAGCCATCAATGAATGAGTTGCCGCCTGCCGCTTTATAATATAAATATCTGCGCTCTAAAGATTCTAAATTAAGGTCATCAATAGCCTTGATTTCATAGCAAAAATAGTGATGCTTGTCAATGATATAACTGCGGGAGTTCTCCTGCAATCTTTCAAGAGTAAGTTTTTCATGCTCTTGGAGTGCTTTAATATCATTCGATTGGTTGCTAATTTCTTGGCTAAGCCTTTTAATGTCTGCTTGCAACGAAGCAATACTTTCTATAATCTCAGAGTGCTGTGTATCTTTAAGTGTCTGATAATTGAAGAATTTTTTTAATTTATTATAAAAATATTCCAATAGTTCACTTAAAAATTTAAAAGCAACAGCTAAAGTCACAACTAGCATAACGATAGCTCCGAAAGAGTATTGCGACACTAGTTGCGACAAAGCATCCATTCTCGGCAATATCCTTTCTTCTCTACATAATCTAATATAATATGAAAATAATTTATATTTGATTTTAGGAATTTGCCCATAAAAAAAATGAGGGAAACATAAAGTTTCCCTCAAATGAAATAAATTAAGCAGTTCTATGCCACACATGGCAATTTTGATAAGCTGGTAAATTATTGTGAGCTTTGCCACCACCAGTTGATTTATTAAAAGTCTCATTTTTACTACAAGAGTTATCAGTAACCCAAGTCAATCTGTGGCCCTTTTGAACACCACCATTTACAAGGTGAGCATAATATACCCATGTTGCATCTCCATGCCTATGAGCTGGCATTTCATTAATACTAAGCGTATGTGTGTCTTTCCCGCCGGTATTGGTATTTGTTGAAGTTCGTAGCACTTTATCAGTTATTTGTGTCCAAGTACCGCCAATACTGGATGCCGGTGAAGTGCTATGAAAAGAAATATATACAGAACCAACAGGGTAGACAATATCCATGAGGTTAACGTAATTAGACATACGCAACCTCGCTTAGATTTAGATTGCTTGCTACGCTGTGCGATACCAAATAAAGCAAGTTGTGTAAGGTGGCAAGTTGTTGTGTGCTTGCCCCCCACCATTAGAAGCAATAGTGTGGGTATGGTGACCAACCTCAGACGTATACTGTCCACCAAAGGTACCAACAGAACCAAAATAATCACCAGCACCTTGAAGAACGTTACCTCCACCTTGACCGTACCATGCGATAATTCGTGCATCAACAGTGTGAGCGTGTCCGCCGGCTGCTCCTGTAGAACCATTGTGGCTGTGAGCGGGCATTTCATTAAGGCTAAGCGTGTGCGTTGCTTCGCCGCCCGTATTCTTGGCGGTTGTAGACCCATAAAGAAAAGTGTTCAATCGTGTCCAAGTGCCACCAATAGAGCTAGCAGGAGATGTTGCATTCATGCTCTGATAGATTGAACCTACTGGATATATAATATCCATAAGGTTTACAAAATTACTCATTTATATCCTTTCTAATTTTATAGAAAAGATATTATAAAATCTTCTTAGGCTGTTCGTTTCCAGACATTGATTGAATAATGGTATGGAATGTAGTTTTGTCCACGTCCTACTGTAGCATCAGCATTTGAACAAAAACGTACTATGTCTTTATATGTACTATTCAAATAACTATATCGTCCAGAGGGCTGTGGTTTCCCACCCCCATCAAAATTCATAACATGGAAAACATATTCCCAACGTTCAGCATTAGGGACAGACCCTCCATATTCTGTAGGAATATGAGTATGACTAGGCATCTGATTAACAGTCATAGCCTTATTACCATGATAACCGTTAACAGCACCAGAATAGCTATTTCCACTCGCCGCAAGGACAGCATCTTGAATCTGTGTCCATGTGCCGCCCACACTACTCGCAGGAGAAGTGCTAGACGTACTAAAATACAAACTTCCTACTGGATAAATAATATCAAGAAGATTTACAAAATTAGACATGGTAAATCACCATGCCTAGAACAGCCATTGAAGAAGAAGCTACATTATTGTAGCCCCCCCCAACGACCGTGATTAGTCATTAAGTTTTTCATAATATCCTTTCATTTAGGATATTAGATTTTAGATTTTAAGCAGTTCGTACCCAGACTCTACAAGCATATGAATAAGGATAATAATCAAGTCCTTTTCCCTCGGTACTAGTATATTTAGTATTAAAATCACCAGTATCATCAAGTCCACCACCGCCCCATTGATAGGGCCAATCATTGTTAAAAGTGCTGCCAAAACGTTTATTTGTAGCAGAATGTTTATGTGCTGGCATTTGGTCAACTGTAATATGTTTGCTGCCCGTATAACCAGAAGTACTAGTATATGCGGCCAAGCAAGCGCCATCTTTAATCTGTGTCCAAGTGCCACCGATAGACGTTGCAGGTGAAACAGTGCTAGTAGTAATATACATACTATTTATAGGATAAATAATATCTAAAAGATTTACAAAATTGCTCATTATTCAACCTCCTTATTTGGGAGGTCATCTAAAATCATAATATCAAATTGATTTATAAATTTTAAGCTACCGCAGTAGCCCCCCCCCTAGAGAGGTCAATTCATTAAACTTATTCACATAAAACTCCTTTTCTTTCTTAGAATTATATTCTATATCTATATGAAAAAAGGGCAAAACCCATAACAGGATTTTGCCCAAAGTTATATTAGATTTTAATCCACAATTTACATCTTGAATCCGTTGGTTGCGCAGATTGTACCATAACGCAATATTCATTATCAGCACTGCCAGCTTTTGTCGCATAGCTCGCCGAGCTTGCATTATCAGCACTGCCAGCTTTTGTCGCATAGCTCGCCGAGCTTGCATTACCAGCACTTGCCGCATATTTCACGCTCTTGGATGAATCAGCAGTGTTATCGACATTGCTCAATCCAACAGAAGATTTAGAAGGAGGATAAGCATTCGTATAAAATTCCTCTACAGAGATAATAGAACCATGTGAATAAGTCACTCTATAAGCCTTGCCCGGGCCAGTCATAGGAAATAACAATAAATTACCATATTTATAATTATCTCCATCGACACCGGTCCTATGCGGCACATATAAATAGTTATACCAAGAGCCACCAGTAAAGCTCAATCTTTTCTCTTTTGACTGATCGAACTCACATGACCCTAGCGATGGAGGTTTATTCACTAATTTTGCAATTAAATCATCTATTGTGTCCGCACTATTTTCTTGCGCTGTCATAGCTGGGAATATAGTAAAATACTTTCCATTTGAAAGATAAAGCTCACTCACTTCACATCATATAGAATGGTATCTATAAAGCTACCGCAGTAGCCCCCCCCCGTAAAAGTTAATAAACATAGTTTCTCCTTTAAATCTTTATCCAAATTTTGCATTTATCATCTGTAGGCTGTGTGGAAGATATGACAACGCTTCTTTCATTATTACAGTAATTGGCATAATTAGACGATTTGGCATAATTAACTGACTGTTCACCTATATTCGCCTTTGTAATCATCTCAATCCAACTACAAAACTCATTTGTAGACGTCCAGCGCTGACGATACCAGAAATCACCTTCAAGATGCGCAATATAGATTTGAGTGATGTTGCTGCCATTATTTGAAAACACTAAAAGAATGCCGTATGTATAGGCTCCCACAGGTTGATGCAAATCAGCTGAAAAAGAAGTCTGACCGATACGATAAATACCAGCAGCTAATTTATTCCAATCTGTTTTACTATCACAACTTTTATAAGACATGCCCGCAAAATCAGCGCCCAAAGCACCAACCATATCAGGTGTCCATTCAGTATAAGAACCATTACCAGTGGGATAATAGGCTTTAGCCATTAGCATCACAGTAAACTATACTAAGGCTAAAAGCCCTCACCATGAGAATCGTATTCATATCTACATCCTTAAATTTGTACCCATAGTTTAACATGTTCTTCTGTTGGCTTACTCATACCAACATAAACAGTACCAACATCATCTGCAAGTTTACCATTGGTCACAGCTTTGTTTGCAATTTTGCCTGATGAAACAGCTCCATCGGCAATCTTAGCCGCAGTCACTTTGCCATTACCAATAGTCGTAGCCATTGTAATAGGACTTGCCGTATTAAAACTTGTAGCAGATGTTGTAATATCTCCGCTCAGCGCAACAGTATTATTAAACTTGTTCGCAGATTGAGCATTCGTAGCGCTAGTAGCGTTACCTTCTACATTGCCAGTAAGAGTACCAACAATCTTATTAGCATAAACATAATTCCACTTTGCACTAGAGGAACCAAGAGAATAAGAGTTTGTAGCGCTAGGAACGATATTCTGACCAGTTAGAGAACCTGTCAGCGTGCCGCCAGATAGCTTTAAATAACTCGTATCATGATTGTGGTTAGCAGTTGCAGCACCTATATTAGCGCAAGTAAGATTGACATTGCCTGTGCGGTAATTGCTTTCCGCATTGCCTTTAACGCCAGTGACCCCGCCAGCAACTTGCCATGTACCGTCTCCACGAAGGAATTTGTTCTGACTTCCAGCCGCAGGAGCAGGAACAAGACCAGAGTGACCAGCTGCATTGGCAGTGGCAGCTTTCATGACTTCTGGTTTAGTTGTATCTATATCAAACGAAACATCAGCAGAACCATTGAAACTAAATGTCTGTTTACGCGAAGCTGATGCAGTCCCATATGTCACTCCAACACTTAAACTATGACCGACTTTACCAGCAGTAGTCGCGTTGGTAGCATTGTCGGCATTGGTTGCATGACTTGCATTAAGTGCTGTACCAGCTTTGTACTCTTGGTATCCAGCATCAGAATTTAACTTACTATCATCAACGACAATATACATAATACCAGTATCATCTTGAATGACGCTATCGCCAGTCTGCACTTGCTTATTTGTTAACTGAAAGCGTGCCGTTTTATTTGCAACATGAACTAATCGTTCCAACGCGCCTTGTGGGATAGTGCTTAGAGGTAACACTCCAGTGACACTTGCCGCATCAATTGATGGGATTGTAATTGAAATATTTCCAGAACCATCAAAATTAGCGCTGCCTGTACCACCATTATTACCACCCTTAACACTTATTGAGCGTGCGGTCTTTAGCTTCGTAGCTGTATCGGCATTACCAGTGACATTACCAGTTAGGTTTCCAGTGAATCCGCCATTACCAGTAACCTTGCCAGCGAATGTAGTAGGAGACTTAACTGATTGCGCGTTAGCAGTTGTCTTGTCTAGCTTATTGTTCGCATTGTCATTAACGGCCTTAACTGCTTTTGGCGTAGCGGCAACAACACCTGTGGCCGCACTATCGGTCGCATTTGTCGCGTCTGAAAGCCAGACTTCACCACGCTTATTGTCGGTAGCATCTGGCGCAACGTAAATCGGCCTATATGTTTTAAGCGTAGGGTCATATACCTTAGCAACAAAATTATTTTTCATCGTAGAATCATTTGGATTACCTTTAGCCATTTACTACCTCCTTATTCTTCCTCGTCTTTATAGATAACGTCTACAATTGTCTCTGGCGGCATACTCTTTTCAAAAGTGAATTTTAGCTTTGAGCCAAAATTACCGTCAAGCTCAAGTATACCTGTTTCATTTACCTTATATGAAAATTCACTCTCTCTTGTAGTGATTGTAACATCATAATCAGGAATTTGCGGAAAAAGGATAATATCCTCTTTTCCTTCGTTCAAAGCGCGGTATTCAGAATAAGCAATCGGTTGACGCTTTGGAATCTGAATACCAATATGTACATAAGAATTGCCAGCACCAGCTTTAAATGTATGACTGGATTTTATTGAGAACGGACCTTTAATTTGTTCAAGTTTCATATCTACGCTCCAAACTTATAGGTACTAGACCAATAGGAAGGAATCGCGCTGTCTGAAACTGTCACAGAGTTCTGTAAGAAAGCAAGACCGTCAGAAGTTAAAGTTTTAAGACTTTCGTAAGTAGCTGCACTTTCATCCATTAATTTAACATCGCGCATACCAGTATCCGCAATCTTGCCAAGATAATACCACGTACTTAAATTATAATCAAACGCATAGAACTCTTTATCGCTCTTAGCTTCATTGTACGGCTGATACGTAATAATTTTGCCTAGATTAGATTGACCACCAGGCTGGTTTTGCGCACCAGTAAGACCAAAGGGAAATTCACGATTTAGATATTCAATAATATTAGCATCTGTAAAACCTGCTGCATTTAGCTGAGTCTTTGTGACATTAAAGCCAATTAGAATACCAGCTTGGTCTTTGATAGTACCAAGGTCTTTCCAATAGACATTCGAGCCATAATTAGGAATAGATGAATCATACTTCATCGCATCATTATTTGAAATCCAACCATCGGTCGCATTTTTAACACGATGTGATGGGTCGCTGTAAAGAACGAATAGATGCCAGTCAGATGGACGAACAACAAGACGTTCAATTGAGTTGATTGGGTCACTGATTTTTACAGGGTTTGGACTACTATTGTATTTAACATAAATGCTCTTATCATCACTAATACCAGTACCCATGTAGATAGATTTAACGGTTGTTATTTTATAATTCTCGCCACCGTTTTCAGTCTTTAAATTAATTGTCTCACCAGTATTAAAGATAAGAGTTGTTTCACCAATATCGTTAACACGCGCGGCCGTTAGAAGTTTCAGCTTGGCTGGACTAATTTTATCACCAGTAGTTGTATTGATTGTAATCTGACCATTTGCTTGATTAATTGTAATATCTTTGACCCAAGTTAAGCGTTTATCAACAGACGCAGTACCATCATTGAAAGAACATACAAAATGACCAGTATTTTCATCTAAAGTAACTGAACTAATCCAACGAATATGACCGACCTTATTCCTACCATCGTTTGGCAGTTTGCCGCCATCTGTACCAGCAAAGGTCCCGATAACATCACCATTGTTTTGAATTTCAAGGCCCTTGACCCATGTAAGATTTGTTTCATATGCAGGAGAGTCATTGTTAAAGTCCATCTTAAAATGTCCGCCTGCGGCACCGTTACCAGTAGAAAGAGCAACGCCTGTCACCCATTTAATTTTCTTATAAAAGACCGTATCATTATTGTGTGTATAAGATACAGTTAAAGTGCCTTTATCGTCAAGCGTAATATTCTTAATAATATTAAAATCACCGAGATAAATTAAAATTGGGTCCGGATTGATTCGCTTATCATAGATATATAATTCATATACTACAATCTGACGATGTTTAGCAATATCATCTTCCATATTAGGATAACCAGATTGACCAACAGTAGCAAGACCAGTAGTAGAATTAACTGTAATATGCTCAGTTGAATATACTTTATTACGTAATGCTTCTGTCATTTCAATAACTTTAAGATTACGAAGCGTATCACCCTTTAAGCCTTTTGGAATACCCATATCCCAGTATTCCCAGAATGGGTGGGTCTTATCGTCAATGCGTGTAATAGAAGCCATAGCATTTTCTTGCTTAATATTACCAGCTGTATCATACTGGGAAACTGCATGAGCTTTATAATCAATTACAGTATAAGGGAACTTCATTCCTACATAGAACCAAGAGTCCGCATCTTCATCATCCTTGCGGATATTGACCCATGTATATTCAATATCGTCATTAAATGAATTGCCACTTTTACCCGGAACTAACGTGCGGTTTTTGATATTGAATTTAAAATCTTTTTTAAGCGTACCGCCACCATCATGCCAGTTGCCATTATCATCTTGTTTCCAGTTAGTGATAACAGTACCATCGGCATTTTGACCAACTGGATACCTACGATAAGTATTTTCTTCAAGAACCTTTGTTGACATATGTGTTACATTGTCAATAGTATCTACTTGGAAGAAAGGCGTACCGCTTGACGGACCGATGATTTGAAATTTATAGATTGCGCCGCCCATAGCGTTTTGATAGTCCAAGCCGCGCATAAAGACTTTACCGTTATCGGGATGATTTTTATTTTTGCATGAAATAATAGCGTATTCGGAATACCATACTTCTTTATAATTTTCACCCATGCTAAACGCATTTATCATATCTTTTACAGATAGAAAAGCGGCTTTAATCTCAAAGGATTTGCCCACATGGGATGCGTACAAGCTGTCTATTTTTCAACACCCCTCTCAAATTTTATATTGATATATTTAGTTAGAATGCTTTTTACATATTCTATATCAATTTTTTTATAATCGTAATATGGGATTCTAACTAAAACGAGCTCTTCGTGCTGTAACACATAAGTGTTTTTTGCAATATCATGCGAATGTAAGGTTTGATACCCTTCTTCGCCATTATAATAATCCATTGGATGATAATGCTGTTCACCATCAAGCTCTACTAATAACTTTTTATTTTTTTCAAAAGGTATCATAAAATCAAAACGTAATGGATAACCTTTTTTAGATAGTAAATCATCAAAAATATATTCTCTGGTATATGTAATTCCAAGAATGTCAAGGATATTAGCGAATGTTCTTTCTCCACTAGACATTCCATCATTACCATTACAAGAACCTGATATAATATGTCCCAATTGAGCATAAAATGGCTCGCCTATTTTTTTACCATCTTTATCTAATTGAATAAAATATCCATATCTAGAAACACGAGATTTATATATTACAGGTTCGGTTTCTTTTTCAAATAAATAATCAACTCCATAAACAGAAGTAATAACATCACCAGGATAATATTTCTTACTGGCATTATGCATTTTATTCATATGACACTGTTTACATACAGCACCCTTTTCAACAATACTCAATTTTGTTTCATATTCTTGACCACACATGCCACATTTAACAATCCCATACTGGTCGCTGTGATGTCTGATTGTCAATTTTACCAATGTAGATTTTGTATCATTATTAAGAATTTGTCCTTCTATATAATATTTTTTTGTACGTTTTTCTTTAAGAATTTTTATAGAACAATCTTTGCAATACCAATCTTTTTTATCCATACGTAACTGAGTAGTATATAGATTGTGACATATGCCACACTCGCAAATACACATTCTTCTTTTTTTCTTGCCAACAGTTTCTTGTGGCAGCTCTTCAACAAATTGAGTGCCAAATGTACCAAGAAGCTCGCCTTTTACAAAAACACGCTTTGCCACGGTCTATTCACCGTCCTCTTCTACGTCTTTTTGTGTAAATTCATAGTCAATAGTAAATGAATCAGTATAATCACGAGCCACAATGCCAATAGAAGAAACAGGCACTTCTGATAGTTCATAGAATCCGCTCGAACCAATCCTAATCTCTTCACCATTAATAGCCATCATCAAACCAGAATGGCCCCAAATACCAATTCTGTCAAGCGTAGCATTATTGTTCATACTTTCCACTAGATTACTTAATTGACATAGCTCACATTTAATTTTATCTAAATCTACAATGCGACCATAAGTCGTACCATTTGCTGTCGTATGTTGAATATTGTAGTCTTCTGCTTGTCTTGTCATTGATAGCACAACAGAAATGAATCCATCTTCTATTGGCCTGAAAATCATTTCAAACAGACCATAACGTTCACCAACATCTGTTTTCCAAGATGCTGCCATAGCTACAATATTGCGTTTATCTGTCTGTGTATACGTATTGCCACCAGTGCCCAGATAATATTTTTTATTCTGTTCTCGATAATATAAAGCATCTTTAATAGTAGTTTTACCATATTCATATTTAAGCGGTATCATAGCATTAATGCTACCATTACTTTTCTCATATAATGCAACGTCATAAACGTTGCTCCCGTCTCCACCTGCGTTAACGTTAACGGTCTTAATATACTGATACGAGCCTTGGTCTGTATCTGAATTTTTTGTTAATTTAATAGTAAATTCCATAGCATAATTCATGTCTTGCGGAATTTGAACTTTTAAATAATAATCTTGACCTTTAACAAATTGCTTGTCGGGAATGATAGCAACGTCTTTGAAACCTGTATTTTGTTCATCTAATCCAGTAATATCAGCATTAGAGTCAACATAAGATTTTTTAAAAGATAGTTCAGTAAGACCTTCTCCCGCATACCTATATTGACCGATATTTGTGGTTGCCAATTTCCCTCCTTTTATTTCCAAAATATACCTAATATAAAATAAAAAATAGGGCAAACCAATTATACGGTTTTGCCCTATTTTTAGAATCTTTCTATTGACTGATTACACGAAACGGTCATTGCGTTGCCCGGCCCAAGAGGAATAGAAAGTGTGTTTAAATTATAATCGCCATATGTATTTGTAGAAGTATCATTTAATTCAACTCTAGAATTAGGCTCTAGATAAAATACTGGCAGCGCAGTAATTGATACTGAATTTTGATAAGTTGTATGAAGATATAATTCATACTTCACTTGGTCAAAAGCACTATTCTTATAGCCACCAGTAGCAAGATTATAAAAAATTTCTCCACGGACCTGAGTATATGGCATACCATTGTCTTCACATTCTTGTTGCTTTGTCCTTCCCTTATCATCTTCATCGGCATTGATGAATACAATATTAGGAATCTCAGGAGCAAACAAACAGTTTACGGTATCAGATGATACGGCATCTGTTCTGCGACCAATGGCAGATACAGAGAATCTTCCTAAGTCAGATGTTGAAGAATCAATAAAGTCTAGAAAATAATTACCATCAGTCAACGCAGAAGTAAGCAATTCAGCATTTGCTTTCTCACCTATGAACTCCTGGGCTGCAAGGTCATAAATTTGCGGCCAGAATGCATCTAATTCTTCAAAATAATAATCTGTATCTATCTTACAATTATGTGCATATTGTAGAATATCTCCCTGCCAACCAGAAATACCATCAATTTTAGCATAATAATTGCCAGAATCAATTCCATTTTTCTTAGCCAATAGACCTTCAAGATAAAGCTCGGTACGCCAGTCTTTCACAGTATAACCATCAATGATAATCGGTATTGCCGCAGAGTTGATGTCTCCTTTATCATCTACAACAACGGCAGAAGTTGAAGCATCTATTAGAGGATAATATGCTGCACACTTTAATGCTTTATAAGTATCATCTTTCCAATAGTAAGCAGTTTTATTAGTAACATCAAAATAAATAGTATTGAAATCACCAATAGTAGGAAAATCTTTTACGCTTGTATATACAGTCGGAAATGCGGCTTTTAATTCTTGAGTAGACTCTTCTGTATATAATAAAACGTTGTAATAAGTATTATAGTAACTATTACCTTGTTCATCTATTGTAACGGGTGTCGGCTTGCGGTCAATGCAAAGATGATAACGAACATCTACCTGCTGCTGGCTATTTGTACCTTGGCGCTTACCTTGAATAATAAAGTCATTCTTGATATTATTGAACTGCGGTGTTTTACTAATACTAATAATATTGTCTTTATCATTAAAAGCATATACACTTTTACCTGTAGTTGTTTCTACAAGATAATCATGCTTCTTCATGTCATTGACTAAAGTCGTAGCTTGCGTAGTATTAAGATAATTCTTAATTTCCCTAAAATGGAATACACCAAATTCATCATAAAAATATTCAAAATTACCAAGATAACTTTTAATCTTATCGAGTACAGATGTTACGCTTTCGCCAAGATTAGCAGACAGCTCAGAATCATACACAAAATCATCATAAACATAGCCGCAGTCTTGACCGCTTAAAATTTCAATCGTACCGTCTTCTAATTTTGCCGGCTTATCGACATATGCCGCATACCATATCCTGCCTGCGCTTCCACTTTGCTTAGGTACAAGATAAAGCGGATTAGAGCCAGTCCATTTCATTACTCTTTTGATGCGGCGAGGCACATCTTCAATGACGATATTGTTTAAATCTTCCCCGCCGTAATGATTCACTAACTCTTGGATAATATCATAAACTAATACTTTTTTAGTAACATATGCACCGCTTGCGTCCTGTGTATCCATTTCATCGAATATAACAGCCGCAGGCAACGTGCCAGAAACATCACCTGATAGTCCACACATTTTGTCTTTCAATGTCAATTGCAATGACACGGCAGATGAAACAGAAGATGATGCACTCGCACTCGCAATAAAGAAAACGCCTTGAGGGAACCATAAGATAGGATAATCTAAAAATTGATTGCTATGGTTTTCAACACCAATCTCAATAAAGATTTTCTTGTTAATTGCAAAATCATATGACATATTTTCAATGTCATAATCACCGCTACTAATAGATGCAGTCAATGAGCAAGTACGTCTAATAGACGAAGAACCGTCTTTAGAAAGACTACCAGATGCAATAACACCTTGAATCTCCTTCAACGGTTCTTCATTCCAATTGAGAAGGGTTAGCCGCACATACTGTTTTTGATTGACAAAATTATCAATAGTCTTGAGAAAGTTTCTACGCTTTAATGCACTATTGGCATCTTCATAGAAGCTGTCATTTAAATAAGAATACGTCCTTCTCATTTTCCCTCCTATTGATAATTTGTAGTCATTACAGTGCCATAATAGTTAATCATACCTTCTACTGGCATAAAAGCAATACCAATAGTTTCTGTAGAATTATTATTCTCTATATTATCAATCATACCAAACGCAAAATTATACCATTGATAATTATAATAAATCTTTAAGTCGCCATTGATATTATATACAGTGTTTAGTATCGGCTTCTTAACTTCGCTAACATCCATATATTTTACAACCTGAACTGGTCGTTCACCAATATTGTTCCACGCATTTACAAAACTATCCTGCGGTGGATTATTGTCTTGAATTACAGATACCGGGTCTTTTGTTTCAGCAGAATCAATAACTCTAATCCAATTAAAATTGTTAATTGTTGCATCATTAAGCGAAGCATCAACTCTAAATTCGTTTTCTTGTAAATATTTTGTTTTGTTTACTTGTTTCATACGAATTCCTAAGAAACACATGTCATCTACAGGAACATCTTTCAACATGTGTAAAACGCCTGTGCCACCTACGAGATAGTTCTTATATTCGGTTTCATTGTGGTATTTAATACTAGCAACCGCATATGGAGTGACATCTAAGCAAATACCCTTCCAATATTTCATGCGCTTGCTTGAAATCATAACATCCCCATTCATCTGAATAAAGTTATATTTATTCCTAATCTTTTTACCAAGATAAATATTAGACTTAAAGATACCTCTCTCTTGACCGACTACTACTCGGTCAACAGACGCGCTTGAAACAGCTTCTTTTGAGTTAGAGCGCTCTTTATAGCAAAGTGTGTATTCAACAGTGATAACATCACCAATTTGGAAATAAAGACCAATAACATCTAATTTGTTTGGAATCTGATAATATCCACGTTCGTTAACAAAAATATTATGATTGCCATTACTACCACGAGTCATAACACCAAAATAGTATCCTTGCTGAACTCGCTTTTCAGCAATCATCTGAGACACGCCATTTGTTTTATCTGTCACTTCTGTAAGTCCATCTGAGCCACTTTGGAAGGTATAGTAACGAGGTTTAGAATGATAATAAATTTTAATATCTTTAAGTACGATTTCTTCTGCTTTGCGTTTCGCAAGAACTCCACTATATTTTTTACTTAATATATCATTAATATCATTTCTAATATCATTGTTATTCGTAACAGTAAACTTATATGTTTGACCAGGTTTAATAACTTCAATGTAATCTTTAGGCTCGTCCTCGGAATCTTGTTTACCGTTACCGCTAATAGAACCAATCATCTTGCGGTTATAGATACCAAGAGTATCAAGAGTATCTAAGGAAGAAGCATCTTCAACCTCATAAACAGTAGCAGAAAAATTCCATAGTTTGCGGCCAACGGTTTCATTAGGTGTCAATACAACATCTGTAAGCATAACGACCATTGAACCTTCTGCCATTGAACGATACAGCTTAGGCTCACCATCATTTAACCATGCAATTAGCTTTTCACGGAATTCACGCTCGTAGAGCCAATCGTTTGTAGTAGTCGTTAAATACTCTTGTGACGTGATACTAGAAACTGGTGCATTAGGATACTGATTACCGCCAGTCTTTTCCCAGTTCTTAAAATCGTTACGTACTAATTCTTTAACACCGGTTTCATCTTTATATTCCGCATATAAATCTTTAAGAGTATCATTATTATGATGGATAAGTTTTGTTATGTTCGCAAACTCTGAATAAACATCAGACTCAGCACTAATCAGACCTGAAATACTAAACTGTTTATAATTCAATACAGCATTTTCTGCAAACTTAGGATATTTGCCACCAAGAGTATCAATCTTAGCCCTATTTACTACTGGTTTAAAACTACTTACTTGATAGTTGTATCTTACCGCATATTGCTCTTTTCCACGAGAGAAATAAGCATCATAGAATTGCGGTAAAACGACTTTCGACATTTTAGGTTTAGCAATTGACATTCCAGTAGAGGTAAGAGCTTCTACACGATAACGATACCACGTTAGACTTTCTACAGTATTATCTATAATTGAAAAATCAATTTGCTGTAACTTTGCACTATAAATTGTCTCCCATTCTTTGAAATTATCTTTATTAGATGCACGCCTTACGTATACGGATACGCCATCACTAAAAGAATATTCATTTTTGACAGAAACTTTAATAGACGCCGTTTCATCATCGACTTCTGCGGCAATTGTAGGTTGCCATTCATCAGCACCACTATATTCACCTATCTGGAATTTATACTCTTTACTAAGCTGATACTGATTCTTTGTGCGGCAAGTAACGCGGCATACATAATATGTACTAGTAGGGTCTGATGTAGAACCATCTGCACTATTCTTCAAAGATGAAAAATCAATATTATATACAATATTATTTGGATTAAGATTTTCACCAGTATAAATAGTAGGCGTAGAAAACAATACGTTGTCTGAATCGTCTAAAATATCAAATTGATACGCTTCAAGCGTTTCGGTTTCAGTATTTAAAACTACCTCTTCGCCACTTTCATTTTTAGTGACGAAAAGAAGACCTCCCGCAATTTGCGTTAAGCCTTTATTAAAAGTCATATATGAATTACCCGTATAGTTTTCAAATACAGACAGATAAATTTTAGGTTGGTGAATAGGTCTAATTAGACAAACAGAAGACCATTCTGAGAAATATTGCGTATGTGATAAAAGATAACTATTCTTCTTCGCTTCATCGTTGATAGGTACTTCATCAGTTCCATTATAGCTATCAAATCTAATCTGAACCTTATAGAACTGATTTGTATTGAAAGCATTGCCTTCGATATAAGCGGTAGGTATCGTTACATAATACATACCGCTTACTTTATCGAATTGTAAATCTTCAATGAGAATGCCCGAAAGTTTATTCAAGGCATTCTCATTGTTAAGCTGATTTACGCAACTGACATGTACGTGCTTAATCTCAGATGCAGAATTAAAAGAAGAAAGAGTAAAATACACAACAGCATCTTCTGTGTTCACGAAAGCATTTTGAAATGTCGAAACCACAGGTGGATACAGTGTACTAACGACTGTTGTCATATTTCACTCTTCCTTTCTATTGGTTAGAAGAACTTGTATCAATCCAAATGCCAACATGAGTATTAGTAGGCTGGGTTTTGCCAGTATATACAAATGTTGTATTTTTCATGAAGTCCATGTAATTATCAAAGAATTGGGCAAGAGAATAGTTGCCTTTATCCCTACGTGTGTCCACTACATTTTCAAAGCCAACTCCAAATTCAGAGTAAGGCAAAGTAAGTGAACCATCTTTGGCCTTTTTACCAACCTTTTTAACAAAAGATTTTACTGCCATTATTTAACTTCCTTCTCCTTGGGAGTGGCTTTTTGCTCTACTTGATTGACTACCTGAGCTTGCTGCTGAGCATCCGTTTGAGCTTGCTGCTGGGCTTTCTTGGCAGCTTCCATGTCCATGGCTCGTAACATTTCACCTTGAACTTTTGGATAAAGACTGGTAAGAACAGAATTAAGAGCATCTACCATAGCGGTAGCACTAATTCCATTCCCTACCATAAACTCGTCAATCATATCTTTTGCAAGAGCGTGAACCCTCATACGTACTTCTAGTTCATTCATATCCTTTTGTCTCCTTTGTAATCTTTTCATTTGAAGTTCTTGAAACATGACTACCACCAGTAGCTAAACCACTAACAAATAAATCAGTAGAGTTCTTACCATCAATACGAACTTTGCTCATTGAGTAATGAATATCATGATAGTGATTCTTTTTAGCATAAGAACTATCGTGATTGTGATTTGCATTTGCCTTACCATCAGCTGTCCTTTGTGCCGCAGCAGCTTTATTTAAAGCATTTTGTACGCCAGCGGCACGAGTATTGGCTTCATTAGTAATCTGTGTCTGTAAGTTATTTAACAAATCATAAATATAGCCTAAATGGTCTGAAATCTTTTTTGAGCTTCTATTAGCTCCCATGCACCAATGTGCATAACCATTATTATAGCAATAGTCATTACTATAATTCCAACCATTAATGCTACAAATATCTCGTTCAGCAATAATAGAAATAGTTGACTGTGAATCTGGTGTGCCTAAAAAAGCACCCCAATTTGATACAATACCGTGACCAATACTTACATAAGTTCGCTTACCAATATGCTCAATTTCATCATATTTGGATTCAATGCTACCAGTGCCAGACCTAATATAAAAAGCACCATTACCACCAGACTGAGGTACAAGACTAATACTTACACCGCCCTGTGCTTCATTGTCCTTAATTGCAGTAGCAGTTAACTTAATACCATTAGGCGAAGTATCACTTACGATATTAATTCCATTATTTGCCGCATTGAATTTAAGACCTTCACCAACAAGTGTAGTATTTTGTCCCTTATTATCATTCAATGTTAAGACAGCTTTGGCATTATTTGCACCAATAGTAAAAGTACCATCTTTATTGTTTGCGACAGAAGAGAAAGCCTTTGAATACATCAAATAGTCTTCCCCGGCTTTAATCTGAAAATCTTTATCTGCGATATTTCTGATTGAATTGGTTGCATTTAATCTTAAATTGCCGCCGATGGTATAAGTATAGTTACCATCTTTATCTGTCTTATCATCTTTTGGCGTTCCAATAGCAGAAAGAGTAAAATCACCAGTAGACATAGTAGTTTTTCTGTCTTTTGGATTCATAAACTCAAAATTATTATTGAGATATAGAACAGACGTTTTAGTCTTTTCATCTGTTGTATCATCTGCCGCAGATAAAGCAGATAATCTTAAATAAGAATTTTCGTGACCAATAATAGCCTGCTCTGAATCTATGTGAATCCTATGCGTCGAACTATCCGCAGATTCTTTACCTAAATCTGGCGCGTAAAGACTAACCTGCTTGCCATAAATGTTAATACCTCTTGGGTATTCATTATTAACATTTGTACCAGTAGAAAGATAAAGGTCTGTCGTAGCCTTTTCAGAATTTCCAACTGTACCGTCAACAAAAAACTTAAATAGATTTGTATCAGCCCAGCCAAACTGAGCGCCAATATATTTAGCATCAAGCGCACGTTTGCCAAAAGCACCAATCTTACCAATACCCATTGAAGATTCTTGGTCTTGAATTGCATTTGTGTAAAACTGTCCAAATTGATTAATACCAACAAGTGGATAACGATGCCACTTATCATCTTTCTTATAATGTCTATAAATTGAGAAAGTTGAATCTTTGCGTGGGTCAATTTCTACTTCAAGGCTATCTCCCTCGGCAAGTGCGGCATTTGCCCCATCAAATTCAATACTTGAATTTTGCTTTGTAAGTGGCTTACCTTTAACAGAAATATATGCGGGATTAGCACCTAAAATAAGACCTTGCTTATCTGATGGAATAGAAAATTGTGCATCCTTTACAGGATAATCTGTATATGGCCTATCTACAGCTGCTTCTGTGAAATTACCATCTTCATCGACTTCCGCATTTGCAATATTATATAACGCACGAGAACCGATACGCCATGCGCCAATATAGCTTTCGCCACCTGGGACTAACTTGATGCGGCCTTCCTCAAAATGGTTATTCTGCGATGCTTGTTGTTCTGGCAAACCAAAAGTGGCAGAACCGTCTTTAGCATCTAAGAAAATAGATTGCTTACCTTCTGAGAATCCCATTAAACCAATTTGAGATTCATCAGAATCATAAGTCTTAGAAGTTCCCATAACAACGCCAGTAAACTGATTATTCTTATTCTTTTCACCAGCACCAATTTGCGGCGCAAGGATGTAATTTTCATCTTCATTGATTTCTAGGTGTGTTCCATCCCAATCATTCAAAGATTTAAGACCATAAGTATTCAGTGACATATAAATAGGAATATATAGCTCTACAACAGGATTAGCCGCATCTGCTGACGTATAAACTTTACAATGAACTAAGTTGTTTCCATACTCACCATCATATACATCATTTGGAAGAATGTAGATTTGACTTAATCCCTTTGTGCGAACTGTCTTTTGTACACCATCTGATGTATTCTTTTCTGTAATAATTTTAAAACAAGCACTTAATGGATTCTCGTCATATGTTTGACCAGTCTTTGAAGGTTCACCGCCCTCAGCTATCCATTCAATAAATAAATCTTCAAGGCCAGAGCCAACAAGAGTAACGCCTTGGTTCTTATTGTATAGCGGGTTGCGTCCATCTGCATTATAAGTAATAGATTTTAACAAGGAAGTCTTGTCAATTTGAATATCATTATCAGCATATTTCTTAATCACTGGGATACCATAAAAAGCATAATACTTATATGAAGAATCTCCAACGGTATAAGTTGTTTGAGCCTTGACGATTTGGTTCATAAACTTACGCTTAGCCGCATCAGTTGTGTTCCAAGAAACAACACCATTATTACAACTCATATATTTGCTTTGTCCGTAGCTCATAGACCAAGAGACAGTAGAATCATCATTGATTTTCTCATTGCGCTGATAGAGCTGGAACTGCAAGACCTGTTGCGAAATTGACTGTCCTGTATTCCACGCAACTTTATTATTCTTGTCGATAATAAGCGCAAGCATTTTATTCTTTAGATTCTTAGAAGTAGGAGAAATTTTGGCAACAATATCTGTACCGTTCGTGCCATTCTCTCCAACCTTAGTAAATAGAAAATCAGTCATTTGACTATATGTAGCGCCTTGATATGTTACAATGGCTTCAATCTGATTTGATACTGCGGAGTAATCAAAGTTCGCGGCAATCGCCATAGGATAAATCTGCGATGTACAATACTCGATTTTCTGATTAGACTGATTGAGTACCATTCCTTCTTTTGGAATAGTAATCATTGAATCTGTTAATGGTACTCGCCATTTAATATCATACGTATCTTTATTAACTTCAAGACCAGCAGGGTCAAAGAAATGGCAAGTAAGCGGCTTGACCTCTAATGGGTCTTCATATCTATCATCATCAGGTGATACACCAGATTCGCTATACTGGAATACTTGGTCACCATTTTCAATAGTAATATAATAATCAGTAGGGTCTGCGGCAGTTGCGTTCTTTAAAGTAAGTGTTGCAACACCGATATTATATTCAATATCTTCTACAGATTCATCTTTTGAAGGTTCCCTATCGCGCAAATAGACAGCGCATTTGAAAGTAGCCTTAGAGTCAATACCTTTCACTGGATAAGTGAGTGTATTTTTATCCCATGAGACACCTTCGAGCGCATTCATTTGATTTTTCAAAGCTGACAGATTATTATATCCAATACCCTGTTTTATACCATCTTCATAACGAGCTTTAAGCTCTTCTACCGTTTCAATGAAAGATAACGTCTGATCATAATCGTCAACTTTAGACCAAACAAATCTAAAGAAATTATCTGGATGCCCATTTGCTTTACCAGCTTCAAAGTCAGAAGATTTACCATCCAAAAGACAAGTTAAAGTAGGTTCGCCACGGTCAAAACTAAAACGGACTCCAAGAGAAGAAATAATTTCAATGTCACGTTTTGCTGCTTCATTATATAGTGTGAAATAATCCTTTAAAACCATTTGCTCTTTATAAACACAAACGCACATATATTTATTTTCATAGGCACGATTCTCTGCACCAGTAGTAACAAAGCTATATTTATTACCTTTGGCTTCAAGATAAGACCAACCAGCTCCACCGTACATCTTATAATCTTTAGAACTTGCGGTCACTCGTCCATCTTCTTTGAACCAGTAAAACATTGCATCGCCTGATAGGTCTTCGTTTTTATGACGAAGAGTACCAACAACGCTTAGAGAAGAGTTCTCAGTTAAATCTCTAAAAGTAGAACCTTTCGGCATAGACAGGTGCATCTGATAATCACCATTTGCCGCACTGATTTTTCTAAGGCCATAAAATTCAACATCTTTAATGAAAATATCATCGCCCCAGCCAATCGGTCTGTCTTGTGATTGAATTGGGTCAGTAGTTTCTACGAAATCTTTACAATAGAAAATAATCTGGTCAATATATAAGAAGTTCTCAACATCTACTGGGAAAATCTGATATTGGTCAAAATAACTTTGATATTGAAGCGGTGAACCTGTCATACTATTACTATCAATAGTGTACGATAGTTTTTTAACTAACGCCTGACCTTTATCGTCTGTAGCGTCTCCATCTTTAAAAGCTAAGATAAAAGTAATACCATATTCGCCAGTCTTTGTAAGTTTGTGCTCTCGCGGCAAAGAAGTGCGGAAAGACGCTTCAATTAGCACCGCTTCGGCCTGTTTAATATTATTCTCTAGCTCTTGAGTATCAATAGATAAGAATTTAGGTTTAGAACCACTTACATCTTCATCTTTCTTATATAGAACTTTGTAATCTTCTTTTTTGTAAGAACGAAGTCCCGCAGGCGTCACTTTATTTTTATCACTAAGGCAATTGCGGCCAATGAGATTGTAATTACTAATAGCCGAAGATACAAAGCTAATATTATTATCATCTTCTGCTGCCTGCGCGACACCTACGATATTCTTTTTTTTGGTGAAATCACCTTCTGGGATAAGGACATACACTGATTGACCTTGAGTATATGTGTTTCCTTCTTGGGCATATGCTTTTAATTTGCCGCCATTATAGGAAACAAGATATTCACCTGTAAGTGAATTAGTACAGCCAGCGACAGTGGCGGTAACTGTTTTATCCGTAGCTATCTGTTCTATTCTATTGGATACAATTGTATCCACAGCTTCAAGAACAACGTCCTGTAGATTCGCCATTGTCAACTCCTTTTCAATCCAAATAAAAAACGGGAGAACATAAAGTTCTCCCGTTCATAAAATTATGCTCTAAGACATATCAAAACCACAAATATTCGATTATAAAATTTTGCCCATGTTTATCTGAACTTATAAGCGTATTGAACTGCCCTATCGTTCAGTGACATAAGCGCAGATTCAATTTCTGCCGCACTGTTCGCAGCTGGGAATTCAGCAGTGATATGTACGTTTTGGTCAATTGTCTCGGATGCGTTATTTGCTTTCGCGCCACTCACAGCTCCAAGAGCAGTAGAAAGTGACTGTGCAAGGCTTGTAGATTTAAGGCTATCCGCAAAAGACCTTACGGATTCAACTGCCGCAAGAATATTCTGCGTATCTGTAGCGTTAAGGACAAGTTCTTTCTGATGCAAGAATGCAAGTTTACCATTCTTGGCATCTGCTGTCTTATCAGACCAAGACCCAGTATAGCCACCTGTATCATAGCCGATTAGATTCTTTGAACTATATTTCATAGAACCATAATCAACAAGTCTACCAGAACTAGAGTATTGGTTGATAATATCCTGAACGTGGCGGGCAAAAGCAGTACCATATGCGCCAGTCAGCTTGCTAGAACGTACAGGGTCATTGCCCCAGCCAGAAGCCCAACCATAAGTCCAAATCGCCTTAGCAATACCCCAAGCAGTATCTTCATTAGCGCCAGCTCCACCACCGCCGCCAGATGAAGGACCGTTAGCGTTGCCATAGTGTTCATAGTTATAGTTCTTTTGCTCAGCCTGCTTTAGAGCTTCACTTAGATTGGCATTCTCTTGCTCTTTCTTAGATAGTTTATTAGCAGTTTCATCAGCAAGTTGCTTGAATGCCTGCATATTGTTGTTAGCATCTGTAATACGATTAGCGTAATCAGTCATCGTAGATTCTGTCTTTTTGACCTCGCCAGATACATCTTTAAGAATGTTGACAAATTCTTTTGTGCTGTCCGCAAGTTCTTTTGTCTTATCAGTTGTGCCGCTAATGCTATTGGAAATATCATCAAAATTAGTCTTAGCTAGGTCTGCGATTGTCTTTGTACCGTCCGCATAATCTTTACCAGCTTGCGTCAAGTCACCAAGCATCTTATCGGTGTCAGCTTTGAACTGGTCCATATTCTGTAGCCAAGAGGTCAAAGAAGTAGACCAACGGGTGTCAATCTGGTCGAAAGCATCTGTACTGCCATTAACAATCTGGTCATATACGTCTTGTAGGTTATCTTTGTTCTCACCAGTCAGCATATCGCACATGCCGATGAAGTCATTGATAATGTTCTTCTGGGACGTGCTTAGCTGTTCGCTGGTTCCCGCAAGATATTCTTTAAGCGAGTCAATGATTGCCTGTGTCCTCTTGGTCTTCTCTTCAAGAGACAGGTTAGCATTGTTCCAAATGTCATTGACTGTAGATTGAGCATCCTGTAACGCAGATAGTGAATCCGCCTGGGTTTGCTTCATCTGGTCTTTAGACATATTATATGCGTTGTTCTGTGCATCTAGAAGGTCAGACTGTGCGGAACGAACATTATCATCATTCGCTGTATAGACGTATGAATAATTACCTTGAGTATCCCTGCGAAGTTTCATTTGAGACTTATTGCGCTGAGCTTCTTCAAGCGCAATTTGCTTCTGTAAGATTTCAAGCTGTGCGTTTGCATAGTTTACATCATATTCAGATAGCTTAGTCTTGTCGCGCAAATATTCAAGCTGCTCTTTCATTTGCGCTGAAATCTTCTGCTGGATAGCTAAATCATTTGAACCATCTAAGAGGTCAAGATATTTGCTCTGTAGCTTTTGGATATTATAGGATTTATTAACATCATCGAGATAATAATCAGCATTGCGATTGATTAGCTCCCACTGTGTATTCATCCAGTCAAGGTCAGTACCAACAGCCTTGGTTCCCCATGCTTTTGTAATCTTTGAAACTGTATTTGAATACTGCTTCTGTAGATTCTCTAAAGAGTTTTGAATAAGGTCGTTAATGTCGGAAGTAGCATCTTTAATCTTGTCAGATACTTCATTCCACTCTTCCGAGCCTTCTTTCATGGAGCCAAGCATATCTTTCCAAATATCGCGCTGCTGCATTAGTTCATTTAGCTGTGCTTTGTAATTATTCTGCTGTGCGCCAAGGATGGTATTTAAATCATCATAAGATTCTTCACCATGTAGAAGTTCTGTAATATCTAACCAATGTTCAAGTTCATCTGTAATGGCTTCGTATTGGTCTTTACGCCTATCCATCTTATCGCTAATATCATCAATCATATCCATGACGTTATCATGGAGATTTTCAATCAATGACCAATAGTCCTGAGCAAGTCCTGCGGCCTGTTCATATACTGTCTTAGCTACATCATAGAGGTCTGCTGAATTTTCACCGAAAATATCAGATTTACCAGTCTCTTCAAACTGCTTCATCTGAGCGTTAATATCGGTTAGATTCTTCATAGACATATCGAAATAACCAGTGCCGTAGTAGTCTACACTCTTGTCACCATTGAGCGCACGCTGCTTGGCAGCTTTGAGTTCGTCTACGCGGCCTGCTGACCATTTCTTATATGCGTCAGATGTACCTGCGGCATTTGCGGCATCTTCTTGCTTTTTGATAAGATTATCATAGTATTCATCAACGCTCATAGTTGCAACATCAAAGTATTTGCCGAGCTTGGCAACATTATCTGCTGCTTCTTGATAAGGCGTCAGCTTGATACCACGATTGAACGCACGGTCAAAATCAACTAGACTTTCTTGAATATCTTTAAGATTGTCAAGAGATTCAACTTGCGTCTTAAAAATATTAATACGCAGGTCTTCAATTTCATCATTGAGGTCTTCAATCTGCTGGATTGTGTCTCTCAAATCACTTGAAATTAAAGTATCATAACGTTGATATAGCGTCTTGAATTTATCAAGATTATCATTTGCCGCATCAATTTGGTCGTTAATAGCATCTTGAGCTTCTTCTGTACCAGCAGCATTATATTGACCGATAAGATTATTGACGTTATCAATCAAACCTTGATGAATTTTTGCATAGTTAGAGATATAACCCTCAGCATCAAATTGAATGCCATATCCAGATAGCTTAGATTGAAGTTCATTCATCTCATCGTTCTGAATAGACAGCTTTTCTTTCTGTAAATCAATCTGACGTTTCAGAAGTGAAGTCTGCTTAGAAAGATTCTCAACTAACTTGTCACCAGTTAAGCGTTCTTGCTCCTTGTTGATACGTTCATAGTCATTTGCAATTGCATCAAGAAGCGTATTAACGCGCTCATAGCGATCAATTTCATCATCAAGTGCTTCTTTGGTATCAGGAGTGAAGGAACTGCCACCTCCACCACCTCCACCGCCGCCACCTCCACCGCCTGAGCCAGACGAAGGAAGTCCGAAGTTTGACGGTGACGCAGCGCCACCAGCACCAGAAGGTGCCCAGTTTTTAAGGCTAGGAGTTGAAGACCCAAAGAGTGAGCTTAAACCTTTTGCAAGTTGCTTAGAATGTTCCTTAACAGACGCTTGTGAGCCAGCATTAACATCTGACCAAGTAGACTTACCAGTAAATTTGTTTACATATTGTTCTTGAATACGTCCATCAGAAGTGGTTCTCGTCTTACCAGTAGAGGTAAGATTTTTATTCCTACTTGCAGCAGAACCCTTAGAAGAAGAGTTATTAGAACCTTTAATGTGCATCTTGAAATTTGGAACTGAAACGGTACCAACTGATTCTGAACCCTTACCTTTTTCAGTTGAAGTAATATCATATTCAGAGGAATCAGTCTTTTCAGTACTGCTGGTAACATCACCATCAATGCCGCCAAACATTGCCATAATATCTGTGATGATACCTGAGATACCATCTGCCATATTTGAAACTGCGCCTTCGGCTTCTGCCATTGTTCCTTGCATCGCCGCACTAGCGACTTCGCTGTTGGACATCATGGCACTCGCTAGGCCTTGTCCTGTAGTTAACATTTCATACGCTTGAGCTTGCGTCATTGCACCTGTAGCCGCAATAGCGTTCGCAGTATTTACAGCGGCTTCTGTGTTAGTTTGATAAAATGTCTGCATAGAAGATGCAAGACCTGAAATTGTTTGACTATATTCCTCTTTGATTCCACCCATATCATTTGTAGCATCCACGGCTACTTTACCAGTGTCTTCAAAGATTTTATTCATTTGTTCAAAATTGTCTGTAACAAAATTATTAAAGTCAGCGGCAGCGTCAAGATTTTTCATGCTCTTGGCTAATTTATTAATTTGCTTTGCGGCAGATTTCTGCTTTTTTGTCATGCCAACGGTGACATTGCTAATATCTTTAGAATTCTTAATTTGTTCAACTTGTTCATCAGTTAAACCACTAGTTGCCTGTTCCATTTTAATAGATTGCTGCGCAGCTTTTTTCATAGTATTGGAATACTGAGTAACATTCATTTTGCCACTCTTGAATTGTTTGTTGGCCTGCTGTAAACCAGTATACAACTCATTTGTCATAATCTGAGCAAAGTTAGAAATATCATCATCATTTAATACGTCAGCAAGTTTCTGACCGCTGTTAACAGCGTTATCAATTTTACTTGCTAAAGTATCAAAACCAGAATTTAATCTATCTAAGAAATCAGCATTAGAAATTGCACCATTAGTAAGTAAATCATTAAGTTGCTGTATTTCTTGAAGCGGCTGCTGTAAGTCAAGATTATTACCAGAAAGACTTTGATATGCCGCAAGAATATCTGTATTAGCTTGAGACATATTAACGGCTTCGCCAGTGGCTTCTTTCATCGCAGCGGTCTGCTCACGCGTCTTTTGTGTCCATTGTTCAACCGCACGCTGATTTAGTTGATACTGGTCGCCAACCTTTTGCAAGAATTCAACGTATTCAGGATGTTCCACCATAATGTTGGCAGCTTCATCTTCTGTGAAACCACCATTCTTTTGATAGGCAGTTTGATAATCTTCAAGTACATCTTTCATTGAAGACTTGTTTTTGGCCGCACTCTCTAGATTGTCAGTTGAAATATCAGAACTTAATCCTGCCATAACAGAATTTTTAACATCGTTCTTACCACCTTGCATAGCAGAAACGAGTCCGTCGATATATTCTTGTCCAGCTTCTTTTCCAAGAGATTGATATTTAGCTTTAATAGCTTCATTGTCTAATAGAGAATCTTCAATCTCTTTTTTAGACTTGTTAACGAAGTCACTCTTGTTCAAACCTTCTTCTGCGGCACTAGCCATATTGTCAATAATGGTTTTTGCGTTAGCGACATTTTCATCATTTAAGTAATCTTGCGCGTCAGAAACATTTTGCTTTGCTTGGTCTACTTTGAACTTTCTAAATTCGTACATGGCATCGTCTTTGCTCATGCCGTCAAGAATTTTTTGTTGTTTATCTGCTTCTTTTTGAGCCTTAGCGGATGCGTCTGTGACCTTACCGATTTTCTCTGCAAGAGATAATCCGCTAGTATCTTGACCAAGCCAATTTGTAGTCAAACCAGCATTACTTAAAAAGTCATTCTGATATGCTATTCCTTCCGCATTATTAAAAAATGGTATAAATGTAGAAGCACCTTTTTCTAACGCAATTAAAGCCTGTTTACCTTGAGATTCAGCCCGCTCCTTAGAAGCAGTACTCGCGTTCTTGATTTTCTCTGCTAAAGTATCAAAGTCTCCTGAATTTTCAAGTGTCTTACCACCATCAATGTCAAGAGAATCAATTAGATTATCAGTAGCACTCTTTAATTCATCAGTTACTTCGCCAGTTTTTTTATAAGAAGCGTATGCCGTGTCAAAAGAAGAAGTGTCAACAGACGCAGTTTGTTGAGTATTTGTATATGTTTCAACTTGTTTATCTATTGCAGCTTGCTGCTTTTGGTGAAGGAAATTAAGTAAAATACCACCAGCAACCGCGATTACACTTATTGCCTTAAAAAGAGGACTGTTCATACCTTCAAGAAGCGCTTTAAATACTTGAAGACCAGCAGATGCAATCTTACTTCCTGCGCCAAAAGCCTTAAACTTAATAGTGGTTGCTGTAAGTCCGTTCGCAAAAGAACCGAGTTGCATTGAATCTAATGCTGTCTGCATTTTTGCAATTTCATTTGTTTTAATCGAAGAGAAAAGATTTCCAAAATCTAATTTTGATGCTTCTTTTAACTCAATAAAACTAGAAATCAGCTGCGGAACAGTCATAGAAAGATTCATTATAGTCTGTTCAACTTTTTCGCCAGTGGTTAAATCAGCATTTGCCCATATAGAACCCAAATTTTGAAAAGATTGCCAAGCAAAACTAAGTTGTCCAATAGCTGCGGTAGCTTGAACAATATTTTGTACATCCATTTGTTTTTTCAGCGTGTCTTCAAGACCTTCATTCTGGCCTTTAACGCCTTCAAGCACTACATTAGCACCAGTAACTTTTTGGTTTCTACGAGTCAAATCTGAAGCAGAACCCACGGCAAGACGATTTTTAATTAACGCATCATTTGCCTTGTTTAAAGCACCTTCCGCTCCTTGATTTACTTCATTCATACTGCTTTGAAGTGTATCTACAAGACCAATAGCTTCACCTAGATTGTCAGAGTTCAAACCATTTTTTCTAACGGTGCTATTCGCAAGTGGAGACAATTTGCGCAGTGCTTGAATTACTTTTTCTATTGGCTGTAGACAATCTGTAGCTTGCTCGTCTAAAACGGCAAAAATAGAATCTTTACCATAAATACTTTCTGTTATTCCATACGCTTTAAGCAATCTTTGAGAGTCTTTTAATATAACTTTTAGACTTGCTCGACCTTTTGTCATAATTTTCATTGGGTCAGAATCAGCACCAAGAGCTGCAATTTTATCACGATGTTTTGGAATAGTTACTGAGCTAATACCAGAAGATTCATTTGCGATTCCTTGGAGTCTTTGCTTTGCTTCATTAGAAGAAATATTTTTATATAATTCTTCCCTACCAGCATTTACGTTATTATAGTATTCTTGAGTGCCTTTTGCTTGAAGGATTCCATTTTCATCCCTTAAAAGCTGAATATATTCTTTATATTCACCAGTCGCAGCACCAATAGCCATATTAGTTTCATTAACAGCTTCACGAAGTTTAGCTTCTGCATCAGTCACGCCATTAATCGCATGGCTTGTATCAATAAGTAATTTATTATATTGTGTTTGCTGTTCATCGCTCATGATTGATTGATATGTTGTTCCAACATCAATCATATCTTTTAACGGGTCTAAAGACTTATCGTCAATCTTTTGATAACCCATTGCGTTAAGTTTTTCTTGTCTTACTTGAGCATTATTTTTCTTAATTTGTCCAAGAGAAAAATTCTGCGCCATAGCTGTTAAACCATGAGCTATCTGTTTACTAAAAACTCTTGAAGCTGTAGCGCCAAGTAAAGTGAGCGCGGCAGAGCCGCCGCCAATAGAATCAACTAATTTCTGCATTAAATCTAATGCAGTAGATAATCCATCAATGAATCCATAAAAATCAGAAGAATTACCAAGACTATTGATAATACCTTCAAAAGTAGTCTGTAATTTATTTAATTTTCCCTGTAACGAATCAACGTACTTTTCATTCATTACATCAAGTGTACCGTTAGCATTTTCAGAACCAGCTTTATACTGATTATATAAGTCTGAACGATTCATCAATGCTTCAAAACGGGTAAGCTGGAATTTACCAGCAAGCGTTTGACCTATAGCTGCTTTCTGTGTAGCATCAATAGAATCCCAAACTTTCATAAGGTCTTCCATGATATTGCCAACGCCACGCATCTTGCCATCGCCATCTAAAACCTGTACACCAATTTTATTTAGTGTAGAAGTAACTTTTCCTAAGTCTACTCCATCATCTAAAGTCTTACCCATTGACAAATCTGAAAAGCGTGCATAAAGTGTTTTTAAGCCGTTACCAATTTGTTCTGGTGCTTCTCTTGTAACAGATTCGATAGTAGCAATCTGGGCGTTAAGCTGGTCTGTAGAAACTCCAAGTGTAGCTGCTGCTGACGCCGCTTTCTGTGATGCTTCTGCCAACTCTCCAACGTCCGCAGCAGAAATGTTTGCTACGTTAGCCCAAGAATCTAGTGCGGCATTAAGTTTATCAATATTATTATCAAGACCATAAGCGTTCATATATGCTGTGATTTGGTCTGACGTTGTAGCAGTATCTTGCTGAGAAGCATTTGCCAATTTAGTTGACATTTCCGCAAGCTGCTGAGACTTATTCAAGTCAAAACCCTGCTGACCGAAAATAAGAGTACTATTAGTCATAGCAACAGTTGTAGAACCAAGAGCCTTAGCAGCTTCATTGGCTTGCTTAGCATACTGAACCATCGAATCGCGTGAATAATCAGTAACAAGCATAATCTGTGTCAATGAATCATCAAGGTCTTTGGCATATTCAACAGATTGACGAATAGAATCAGTCACGCCGTTAAAGGCACTTGACATAATGCCCCAACGGACCGTATTACCCATTGTATTAAATAATTTATCTACCATTGAACTGGTACTTTTAATACCAGTATCAATTTTACCTAATTGCGCAAGAACGTCTGTAAAAGCAATTTTACCAGTAGACCCTGCCATAGAAAATGAGTTTTGTAGATTGCGTAATGAAAGTCCACTATCATTTAATTGGCTGGTCAGCTTTGTCATATCGAGCATTCCGATTTTAGTATTGAAGCTCGAATTTAATGCTTTCTGAAACTTTTGAATATTATTGATAGCCGCAGAAACCTGCTTATTATCAATAATATCTTGAGATTGCATTTCCTTTAACTGAACAGAAACTTTATTAAGTTCAGTCTGTAATTGAGTCAAACCAGAACGGTCTAATGTAGTTCGTAGATTATACTCAATAGTATTTGAATATTTACTAATGGTAATCACCTACTTTACATCTATATGTACGATTCACAATCGTACCTCCTTTTGTATCTTTATTAACGTTAACAAGGCACAAAAAAAGAGCCTACTTTATATAAAAGTAGGCTCATAACAATTATTGAATTTTGTACTAAAGCTCGAACAGAGGACCTTCCTCTTGTTCATTATTTTCTTTAACCTCTTCATTTTCTGTTGGCACGGTGGCAAGATAATCAGTAGCCGCCTTAATCGCATCATTAACTTGTTCAGGGGTTGCCATAGCCTTGACTTTGACTTTTTCCTTTAATTTACTTTCATCTTTTGGAGTATTATTCATGCCCCATTTATCTGCAATATCAAGAACTGTCTGAGCATCATTTTCATTAAAAGCATCTTTAAAACGATTTACAGTAGATTCTATCATATCGCCACTAAAAGTTTGGAACGTAGAGAAAATACCACGAGCAGATTGTAGATACTTAATATAATCATCAAGCCATACGCTACCAATTCGACCAAGAGCATCCATATCTACCGCAAAGTTTTCATTCATGTCTGCGATAGTGCCATCAGCCAAAAGCGCATCCCAAGCGTCTAGAATATTATCTGAAACCATGCGGCCAATTTCTTCCTTGCGGTCAGGATATAGAATAATCGCCGCATACGCATATAGCGCACGTTCAAAAACAAACTGATTGACGAAGCCATTATCCTCGGCAGACTGTGCCGCAAAATGAATAATGTCATACATGTCTTGCGAAGTCAGCTTTTTAGCCGTCTCTGTTTCAAAAAGAATTGCCATAAAAATCTCCTTTTATTTCTATACCTATATGGTTATATTATACCATACTTTTAAAACAATGTCAACTAAGATTTAAAAATATCTGGCGTAAATAAACGACCCATATTAAGCGTGATACTAATCTTAGTATTATTCAATACCTTGTAGGCAAGTTTATTACGATTTAATGCCATGCGGAAAACGTTATCTCCTGTCTGTGACGGCATAACTTTACTTCTTAAAGTACCTAAGTCAAAACCTTCAACAAGATAATATTTGTTGCCACCATACTTCAAAATAGTATCTGAATTATCATAAATCTTTCTAAGAATATCATAAATTGAAAATATCTTATTATTTACGATAAGTAAAGTTGAATAATCTCCTTGAATACCACTACCAGCTATAGCATCTACAAGACTTAAAGCGCCAGCTGCCTGCCTGATATTGTACCAGTCCATAGCATTAACAGTAGTACCAAGAGCACCGACAAGGCTATATCCGTACTGACCAGCTCCGGGCGCAAAGGCGTTTAATTTTTTCGCCAACTGCTGATATGTCATACTTTTGGCAACAAATCCTTCAACTCCAAGAGCGCGCGAACCTGGACCACTACCTTGAAATGGCGCACTTTCACGTAATTTAATATTGCCGCCAAATTCAAGAACAATGCCACCTTTATTCCAATAAATATGAACATCTTCCTTGGATTCTTTACCTTCAAGAGTATCTGTTATCTGTTGGGCTGTCCAATTAGAATAAAATTTACCATCTGCGGCAGATACCATCTGCTTTATCTTTTCATCATTTTCCATAATAAGCTGTTGGCCTTCATTTGCGGCAACATTAATTGCATGCGCTTCTGCCATTTCGTGAACTGTACCACCAATAGAGTTGAAAGCAGCTGCAATAGAATCTGCGGCAGATTGAAAGCTATTCTGAATATCAACACTACTACCATCACCAAGAGAAGCAAGAATATCTAGGTTTTCCCGCACCTTCTCCATTGCAAGAACAATCTTCGTTTCAGACTCCTTGACCATTCCCGCGCTAATGCTTGCATCTGTTGGAATGCCTTGTAGGTCTGATGGGACATTTCCACTTGTATAATACGCATCAACTAGACGCGCAGCAACTAAGTATTCATAATTAGATACAAGTGTCCAGATAATATTATTAACAGCTTCATTGACTGCTGTAGTAATACTGGATACATGAGTCAAACAATCTTGCACAGACGAACTAAATACGGCACCTACATTTGCTAAACTGACACCATCGACAAAAATATCACCAGACGTACTATACGATTTAGCAATACCTTTGCTATCAAAGTTTGCAATGTTTTTCATTGCCGCATCAATATTCTGACCTATTATACCGCCATTTGAAACCCAGTTATCCATCATAGACTTAATCTGTCTACCAGTATATTTTTTACCACTGGCCGCATTCACCTGATTAAATCTTTGAGTAAATGTACTTACTTGGCGTTTCATAATACGGTGCATCGTGTCATCATCAATATCAGCTTGTCCTCTGGCAATAGTATAAGCAAGATACTCTTTACCGCCATTATATGCTTGGACGGCACGCCAATTGAAATTGCTCATATTACCTCCTAAATAACATTAGTATATATTGCAATAGCAATACATATTATTGCTATTTAAAAAAGAAAAAGGGTGTCCCAGTTAAGGAACACCCTTTAGCTTATTTAGCTACAGACTTCTTTAGCTTAGAAACACTGGGAATAGTTTCATCTACAAAAGTCTTAGTAGTCGAATCAACTGCATTAGCAGTTACGTCTGAATGTTGTTTGTCAGCCGCAGATTCAGTTGACGTTGCGGCCTTTATTCCCCCGCTGCTTCGGAGAAGACAGACTTAGAATACCAACTATCTACATCGGAATCCTTTGTACGACCATCGTGACCAAGGACATCCTTATTCTTATAGTTGTGAGTTGTATCAGTCTTGTCAACAACCTGTAGTGTAGCCATAACCTTCTTCTTCTTGTTGAACTTGGTGTAGGCAGGCATACAGTCAATGGTGAATGTAAATGTTGATGGGTCACCATTATTAGCCATAGAGAACGTAAAGTTACTCTGGATTTTACCACGAGGAATGATAAATTCAGCAGGAAGGTCTACACCAGTCTCTTCATCACGGAAGAGTGTAGACGCTTCGATATAATAGTAACCAGCGAAGTTCTCAGCATCAATCTGCATCTCATAGGCTTCATCGTAATGAACCTCATAGCAGTCAATACGTACAGTATCACCAGCCTTTACAGCAGCATCCTGCTTACTATCGCCGGGAGTGTCGGCAGCAAGCTGGAAAGCAATTGTCTTACCTTCGGCTTCAATTTCACCGTGGTCACCAAGAGTAGCAGCAGTCAGAGTCTTGCCATCATTAATAACAAAAACCTGCTTGTCGGTAACAGCAGAAAGATAATTAGCTTGAGCGCCAGCACTATCGAGAGTAACAGGATAGATAGGAGCTTCTTTTGTAACGATGATAGTTGCACCGTTACGGTCTTCATCAGTTAGCTTGGCAATAATTTTATCACCAGAAGTTTCAGCAACCATATCATATGTAGCATGGACATAGATGGGAGTCTTATTTTCACCAGTCTTCTTGCCATGTACTAGGCCAGCACCAGAAAGCATGGCAAAACTGGTAGGACTCATCATAGAATCCTCAAGAGTCAAGGTAAGAGTCTTCTCACCGTCCCAGGCGATTAGACGAGGATTACCTTTGCCACCTTGTGCATAAACAGTGGTAGCAGCACCTTCAAGGCTAGAAGTCTTGGCGGTGTCAATATAAAGCATAGGCTGACCAGCATCGAAGTGCTGGCCACCGAGGTCTACGGATGTAAGAGGCTTGAATACTACATCGCAGATTTCTCGCACGCCAAATCTATTCATAGATTTCTCCTTACATTTAGGAATTTGTATACATTTTCCTTAGTCATAGAAACATAACGCGCTAATTTCTATGTCTATTATATAACGCGGCAAAACCACGATTATACTCAATAAATACCGTCCATCCAATTATCAGGCTCGTCAATCTTGCTAACATCCATCATAGGAGTAGTAGCTACCTTCTGATATAAGTCATATGCCATCTTAATCGTATATCTCTTAATACTATCAAACAACTGAAATGGAGTATAATTATATATAACATTAATGTCAATTGCCAAACCAATAGAAAGAGCAGAAGCGTAATTGCCAAAGATACTATTAGCTTTCTTCTTATCTTTATCGCTCTTTATCTGATTTCGTATTTCTCGACCACGTTGAAGTTTGGCCGCAATTTCGGCAGCTGCATCATTAGCAGGATTAAATTCTTCTTCATACTTATCAGTGCCTACTGGCAAAAATAGTTCTTTCAATGTAATTCTGAAATTTTCAAAATTCATAGGATTGAGTTGCCCTACTATCGGTCCATTTTCCTGTACTTTAAAATTGATACACCCAGCGTCATATTCAATTATATAATCAGGAAAAATAAGGCCGAAAAGGTTATCTACATTTCTTTTCGTGTTTTCGTCCTGTTGGATGATTACTAATAATATTTGAAAATCGTCCATATATCCTAATTGACTTTTGCCCACGTTTTTCATTTCTGCGGCAAGTTCTTTCGCCTTGACAAAAAGTTCAATTGATATAAGAAACGAATCTTCACCAAAAGCACAAATATCTTTAATAGACGGTTGCGAGATAGCAACATTCGCTCCCGCAACCGTCACTGGCATTCCAGAAAGATATTTACCTAAATCTCCTTGTAACTCTGACATGCTGCACCAGCTTTATAAATCTTGCGGCGCAGGCTTAGTATTATCAATATTCTGTGAATCATCGGCTTCACTATGGCTAGCTGAGTATCGTAGCATTACGCCACCTAAATATTCATTTAAAACAAGCTGTTGCGCACCTAAGAATTGTAGCTTACCTATACCAGATAGACGAGTATCATTCATAATACCATCAACGTATCCAGCAATCATCCAAGGACGTAACTGATAGTCATCTAGTTCCCAATAATCAAGTTGTGAGATAATCGTGAAACTAATAACGCAATTGCGATAGCGAGGATTCTCAGAAGGAGAAAAATCATCAAAATCTAACATGATATAAGATTTAACTTCTTCATGTTCTCCAAAAGAGAGCTTGGGAGTAGCCTTGATATATTGATTATCATGTAGGTCTTTAATAGTATATTGTTCAATCTTACGCTGATATTGGTCTTGTGTCCTATCAAGACAATCAGGTGTATTAATAATAAGTAACTTTTTCAGCATATCGCTGTAAGGTCTACTTTCAACAAAAAGTTTTCGCCAAATGGTTTCTTGATCTTCTGCGTGTGAAAGAAAAGTAGACTTATAGTTAGTTCGTAAGATATTAGAAGCAACGTGTTTCATGTAACCTCCAATCCTTATAACGATTTAATCTGAACTGGTAAATCTGTTTCAATGTCACCATATGCCGCATGAATAACAAATTTACCTTTCTTGCCAGATATAATTTCTACCTTGCAAGAATCATTGTTGGAATCTACAATCTTAGCCATAGATTCATCATCAATAGAGAATGCGACTCTTTCATCTTCTGGAAGTTTCTTAATCCAATAGGTATGAATATCATAAGGATAAACCTCTTGCGGCCCTTGAATTAGTGGCTTCTGCCATTCGACAATTACTGTCTGAAAAAAATCTCCATAGCAAATATCAAACGTTTTTACCGCACCCGCATAGACTTTAACTTTACACATGCGGCCATTTTCATATTCCTCAAGTATTTTGACTCTTGGATTATTCTTAACTTCCCAATGAATTTTGGGGTCATATGCTTCATTTGAGATAGCATATCCAACAATAGTATCTTGTTTAGCAGTTGTCGCACCGCTAATAATGTTAATGGGTGTAGTCTCGTCTTTGAGGATACTTGGCAGTTCTGCAATGCTGTTATCATAATACTCTTGGATTTCAAGCTCTAAAATACCCGGTACTGTAATCGAATCTGTAACTTGTACTTCCCATGTATGTCCAGCAAGTTTGATATGAGTAAAACGATGAAAAAAGTCTCTAGTATTTTCATCATTCTTAATATAAATGCTACCAGATAGATTAAGCTCGTTAATATTGATGTTATTTTTAATAAACCAACGCAAATCTGTTTCTACAGGTCCCCTAAAAAAAATCCAATACTCTTGACCATTTACATTAAGCGTGTAATCACAACGAATAATTTCAGACCGCAAATAAGCTGTCTCTGTAATTACTGGCAAATAAATCATCCAATGAGTTCCACTGTCTAATAGCTCAAAAGTTTCACCAGCTTTTAAACCACTCTTGAAATCAACAGAGATATACTTTTTATCGTAATTAGCCTTCAAACCTCCTGACATGGAGTTAATGAGACAAGGCCAAGACTGATTGTTGAATTTAATCATTCTCTTATTATAATCATTTTTTAAAGCCGCTTGAAAAGACATATATTTAGACTGATTAATTCTTCCCATATTATCGCCACCAAGCCATTGAAGGCGAGCGCCTAATGTTTGAATGCTCATAGGCTTTCCCTAACATCGTTAGCGATATTGCAAGCTTCAAAAATCATGCGGCGAAAAAGCATAAATTCAATATCTTTCCCCTGTTCTTTAATGCCTTGCAGTTTATATACGAGTTGATAAAGTTTTGGCGCATTGGGAGTTACAAGAGCCATACCTGTAATCTCTATAACTAAAGTATCTAATGGTTTAATCCAATTTTTACCATCTTCAAATGTAGGTAGAAGTTTAAAAATTTGATTTGTGATACGTTCTAGACTATCCTTAACATTTTCTACCTGATAGTCTAGAATCCTATTATCTATTACCATTAACGCCATTTTACTTCACTGGTTCCATAATCATGCCAAAAGAAGAGCGAACATGGCCTTTATTATCAACATATCTGCGACAATAGATTCTTTGAGCGTGAAACGCTTTCTGCTCATATTCCTGCTTCATTGTAATAAGTGAACGCATATGATTAGCCTGAGAAGTAAATGAAAAGTCTGAACTTGAATATTTCTGGCGAATAAGGTCAACAGTGGCAAGCTGGTAACTAATCCATTCTGCAATCATATAATAACGAATAATAATCTTTTCCTCTACTGTAAGGCAAGTAGAGAAGCATTTATTTTCATAATCTAGAGTAAATGGGTGCGTCCAACGCGGGAACTCAAATTTAGGAACTGCCGCAATCAGAATTTCCTCAAGTAGCTTTTCAGTATCCTCTTTTGTAAGTTCCATAAACATGTCATCGGTAACACCTGCTAGGAAAAATTCATACATCTCCTGAAAAGAAGTTGGAGGTATGACTTCCATATCTTTATCAATATCTATATCTTGTGGCATTAGATAAACCTCCTACTTATTTTATATTACTCGGTAGTTGCCTTGACGCGGCGCTTACGCGGTTCGGCATCTTTTTGAACTCGGCGTTGACGTGGTTTATCAGCAACATTGGTATCGCTATTATCATAAGCATGTTTATTCTTAATAGCGGCATCAATATCGACACCAGTTTTTTTCGCAATGGCTTTAATTTTTGCACGGTCGTTAATTTCAAGTTTAATGGCATCATCTTTAATGGTTTCAATAATACCTTGTGGCGCAAAATCAAGAGCGTCCAGCAGAACATCAATTTCATCTTCGGTAAGACATTTCTTTACATCTGCTTCTGTCCAATCATATTCAATTGCATCATACGGAACACCAAATTCTGCTGCAAGTGACTTATTGCCTACATTGATGTAATTCTGTAGAAGAATAGAGCCGCCGGGCTGGAAAAATAACTCACGTAGCTCACCTGCGGAAACACGCATAGTAACGCCCGGAATAAGACGGCGTGCGCGGCCAGAAGACGAAAGAATGTAACCAGTCTCGCAATTTACGATATTGCGGATAGGAACTAGTGTATCATCGCTAATTAGTTCAACTTCGTTACTCATATTATATTTTCTCCTTTTAAATCTAAAAAAAGAAGGGACGCAGAGCGCCCCTTCCAATAATTCATTATTTGAAATTAACAACGGGGTCGTTAACTCCATCAGCAAGGATTCCCTGAGTATCGGCATATACATAATATACCTTATCCATTCCTTCACCTTTTTCCATGAGCTTCTTAGAGCCACGAATAAGGTTGTCGAAATTGATTGTAAACTTAGAGAAATCTTGCTTGCCGCCAGCCTTAGAATAATCCTGTAGCAGCATAAAAGCAGTATAACCATCAGCATTTGGCGTATCACTATTGAATGAATACGTGGTATCCTTAAAATTAAAGATAGCAGAGACATTCTTAGGATTGCTCAGACGAATTGGGTTATTACTTACGTCAATATCTTCAAATACGTTACCCACAAAGTTTACGGTAGCACCTTCGGCAAGATTATAAAGGCTTACGCCGTTTTTCTTTAGCTTACCCTTGAACGTATTATTCTTAAAGGTGACATCCGCAATATCACGTGCATTGCTGACGCTAAACTCAACCATATTGTAAATATTCTTATCGCCAGCATCGAATACGTTGTTCTCAAATACAATCTTGCCAGAAGTCATGACAGATAGTGCAGTGCGGGTAGTACCTGAAATTTCACTATTCTTTAGCGTGAAAGGCTTCGTACCGTTAACCTTGACGGCAAGTGTCTTGTCATTAGCATCTGCGCCAGTAGCTACAAGTTTAACATTATCAAATGTAACTGCTGCATCTGAAACCACTACTGGTTTTTCAAAGGTTACACCATTACCCTTAACAGTAATATCATTATTAAAAGTTACAGGCTCTTCGATTGCAGCGGTTCCCGCAGGGACAAACAGTGTGCCACCAGCGGGAACATTTGCGATTGCTTCTGAGACAGTATCATAATCGCCAGCATTTACCTCGTCTTTCCCAGGTGTGGGAGGTTCTGGGTCAGGCATTGGCGTTGGGTTTAGCGAGTTGCTTTTTTTAGTGCTGTGTTCTGATAAGAGCAGATAGAAGGATTAGAGAATACAGCAACACCAAACTTCTTGTAAGTTTGGAGGTCGGTTGACCAATCGTCATTATCAGAAACGGTACGAACAGCAGTCTGGCCCTCGAAGACAATTTTAACAGGCTTTTCACCAACAGAAGCGAAGATGTAAGCCTGAGACGGGTCAACAACCTTCTCAGCGTTGGTTTCATCAACCATAGACTGCTGAAGAATAATTACAGGGTGACCCTTATAATCAGCGAAGAAGCCCTTGCGGAAAAGTTCTTCCTTCATAGCGTCAGAAGCCCAATCAGCAGAAGCAGGCTTCATAGTAGAAGCGAACTCACGAGTACAGTAGATTGTGGAAGTACCATTACCATAAGAATCAGAAATGGCGAGTAGTTCATCCATCTTAGTCTCGTCAAAGCCAGCACCGACATACTTATTAGCAGTAGGAAGCTGTTCGACAGTCTGGGTCAGAGCCTTTAGGATTTCAGCATAGATGTATTCATCAACACCTTCAAGCATGATATTGGTGAAGTCTGCGAATGAATAACGACCATCAAGGAATTCCTCAAAGCCAATGCGGATAGCATAGCCGATAGCGCTAGTAGCGACTTCTAGTTCCTTACCATCAAGCATCATTGTCTCGTAACGACCAGCAAGGCCAACACGAGTTACGAAAGCCTTGGCACGCTTACGAGCAGCTTCAGTAATGCGGAGCTTGAAGACGGCCTTATCGCCCTGAGCAATTGTCTGAACATCAGCAAACTGCTCAAATTGCTGCATAACCTTGACGGGAAGAATCTCGTCAATTGTGTTTTCAATTAGTTCGTAGACAGCGACTTCGTTTCGACGGAAGAGACGATAATCGCCAGCAAGTAGATTGAACTGTTCACGAAGGGTACGGTTAACGGTATCAACGTCAAATGATTCCTCGTTGCCATTTACTGAAAAAGTAAGGGGAGCATTCTTGGTAGCGGCACGAGCGAGCTTTTTAAGTTCGTCAAATTTCATTAGTTCCATTATCTATCTTACTCCTTTCTTATTCAGCAATGACTTGTAGTTTAAGGCCGGGCTGACCATCAGGCATGGTGGTGAGCTTAGCAACCTTGACGGCTAGACCTTCGCCCTTAGCGCCTTTCTCAAGAACACCATTAGTGCCGGGGACGAGAACGTCACCGAGGTCATAATCGTCAGCCTTGACGTTATTTGTGGTGAAAATATCACCAGCATACATGCGGAAAACACGAGGTGTCATAACGCCATCATAGAAGTCAGACTTCTTCATGGCGTAGTCACGGTGCATCTGCTTATGCTCGTCATAGAGCTTTTCTTCATTGAAGACCATCATCCAAGGGCCTTCACCAGTGAAGTTAATCTTGCCAGCAGCATAATCGTACTTAACGAAAGTGCCCTGTTCAAGCATTGTAATAGAATCATCAGCGGGGAGCTGACCATAAACGCCACCACTGCGGGGAGCAGAGAGGTGGTTAGGTTCGACAACAGCAAAATTGTCGTGACCAGTAAGCTGAATCTTAGTGTCAGCGCGGTCTACATGTAGAGCCATTTAATCCTCCTATTTAATAGTTTTGTGCTTCGCGGAGAGCAGATAGCATTGGGTCAGCATCTTCCGCAATAGTTTCATCATCTAGAGAAAATGTCGTGAGGGGTGTAGAATCTACTTCTTCCTCTTCATCAAAGTTTACATTCTTCTGGACATATAGTAAAGCGAGCTTGCTTTCAATCTCGCCAAGAGTGAATTTATCTTTATCAGCGATAATTTCCGCTTTGTCTTCATCAGAGAGCATATGATACTTAGCAATCATAGCATCTTTATCGGCATCAATACGCTCTGCTTTAAACTTACGAAGCTCTTCTGCTTCTGCTTCGAGAGCTGTGAACTTATCGGTAAGCTCTTTTAGCTGTTCAGAAAGTTCAGAAACCTGATTCTCAAGCTCGTGCTTTTTCTCTGGCTTCTTTTCATCTTCCTTATCATCGGAATCATCAGAATCATCATCTGATTCATCTTCTTTGTCTTCGGAATCAGAGTCTTTTTTATCTTCTTTCTTCTCTTCTTCCTTAGCAAAAGTTTCTTCGGCGGAGTCTTCGCTAGATTCAACGTTTTCGTTTGTCTCAACGTTTTCGGCAAACTCTTCTACCACAGGAGCTTCTTTCTCAATTGTGGCAGTAGGCTCTACCTCAACGCTTTCAACGTTTTCTTTCGGCATAGACCCTCCTTTTGTCAACGCACTTTTTAATTCATTCATCATAGCAAATAAAGTATGCGAAAACTCTTTATTATAAGAGAAATGTTCACTTACTTCTGGGCTAGTGACAGATGCGCCCTCAAAACAAGGTTCTACATCATCGCCCAAGATACAAAGTTTTGTAAAGATTGCATCATTTATAATAAAAAACTCAATATCGTTACTATCTGTAGTCCAATGTCCATCAACGTTATCAATTTCCATTGACTGTCCTTGGCCTTGATTAATACATTTATCCAATTCAGGATACTGCCCAGTCCATAGATAACCAGTAGTCATCATGTATTCACGTGTAGTAGTTTCACCAAATTCATTCGTATCATCGAACTTTTGGAACCAAACTTCTGCATCTGGAGCAACGAAACCGTACGGAACGGTCTTACAAGAGAATTTTATTTCCCCATCTTCAATGTGAAGAACTTCACCGTGGTCACCAAAGTCTTCTTTGTTCTCATTATAAGCAGCTACAATTGGCGTAGCAGGTAATGAGTTCGCCATCTGGATGGCCGTGTTCTTGTCAATAAAAGAACCGTTGCGGTTCTTGCCAAGATACATGACCTTAATCTCACATTTAGAAATACCGGGGTTGATAGCATCTGGTGCTAGATTAATGAATTCTGGGCTGTCAATTGTAGCCACAGACCTATTTCTTAGCATTTAATTCTATCCTTCCGCTTCTCTATTAGCGATTGTTTTGTCAGACTTTTGGTCATCAGGTTTTTCAGGGCGACCGCCCTTATTGCCCGAAGATGGAGTCTGCTGTTGTTTCGTCTTCGCTGTAGTGTCTCCATTGCCATTATTGCTCATAGTAGAAGATAAGGCAGGAGCAACAAAAACCTCATTCAAAGACATAACATCATTCTCAAAATATGCAGTCATAAGTACTGCACTCTGAGATTGACCAAGAGCAACTTGCGGCAAGAGCTTAGAAAATCCAAGAGATGTCATATCTTTATACTGCTTAGACAGGTCTTTATAGTTATAGACGGTCGTAGGCAGAATATCGACATGATAATAAAGTCGCTTACTGTTCTTGTTAAATGGTGCCAACAGACGTTCCGCAAATGTCTGAAATTGTAAAATAAGGTCAGACATAGTAGCTTCATCATTTGCAATAGATTTCTCCAATGCAAGATTACCATCTGCATTAAAAAGGTTCTGTCCAGTACCAGCTTCGTTGTACACAGAACGTTCAACTTTATTAAGCTGGTCTACGGAAGAGACATTACCTTTGTCCGCAAGGTCTGCCACATCAACATCCGCGAACGTTGTCAACACGTCAACTCCAACAGCGTCACCAAGCATAGCAACCGCATTAGTATGGAGCTGTTGCGCTTCTTGGACATCGAAGATTAAATCGCCGTTCTTATCAATAGGCATCTTTTGGATAATAATCTTCAAAATCTGTTGAAGCATCTTTTTCTTATCTAAATCCTGCGCGTCTTCCAAATCCAACAGCTTAGGAATAATACTCATGAACAGTGGCGCGTCACCGCCCGTAATATTAAACTTCACCGTTGTAGATGGGTCAAGTAAAAACCAGCCGTTGGTATCGCCAGCATAGTCAATAGGTAACTTCCCATCCTTATAAGCAAGGTAAGCCTTCTGGACTTCCTTCGGCCACAGTTTTAGAACTCTTAAACGATACGCAGTATCGGAAAAAGCATCATCGAAATATTTCATATTAAATTCAACCGCAGGATTACCATTAAGTTGATAACGGCTGCGGCAATAGGAAATAGGCAATTCTTGAATAAAACAAGCGTCCTTTTGCTGTACAATAACGCCATAATATGCGCCTGTACGTACAACTTTTAGCGCAATCTCACCAAACACTTTTTTGAGGTTGCAATTTTCAAGATAGCGTGTTGATTTATACCAACCTTCAACTACCTTTTTAGATTTACCATCTTGTTTTAATTTTTCATCATATATCATTGGCGTAATAAACCAATCATATTTGAATAGGAAAGCCATATAACGACACAGGCGGCTATAGATACCGCTTGTCTTAAAGAAATAATTTGAAATTTTACGCTGCTCATTCAGGTTATTCTGTTCAATAGCCTTGATTACATCTTCCTTGGGGTACTTCTTGCGGCGAGAATATTTGTCTGTAACAACCTGACCAATATCAAGAACAACATCATTAGAGAGAGTTTTGTTCCCTACCTTAATCTTATTAAATGCCAAAGAGCCTGATTGCCTATTGGCATTTGAAATGATACGGCAATCGCGTTCATTCTTATCTTTAACGGTAGCCAAAGCTCACCTCCTAATATCCTGCTGCTTTCATAATATAATCATAGTTTAGTCTTCCTTCATCATAATAAGGAATAGTAACTAATTTCAGATTATGTTCCAAGCAAAATTTTCTTTTTAATGTATCGTTATACTTTTGATATTTGAGGGCGCGACCACCACCATATTTTCCAACAGGTACATAATGCTGTGCTCCTTGATATTCTATAAGGAAGTCAATATTGCCGCAATCGTCAAATACGCAAAAATCAAAACGAAGATTTCTGCCAGACTTGCCAACAAGTCCCTCAAATTCATACTCTTCCTCAAAAGGTAAACCTGCGTCTGTTAGTATTTCATATATTTTTATTTCACCAATAGAATCACGCATTGTTTGTCCTTTCGGAATTTCTTACTATACCATATAAAATTACACTCTATAAAATAATACAGTTTTGCCCAACTTTTATAAAAATTTTTATATAAAAATAGGGCACGACCGCATTGGTCGCACCCTACTAATGCTTCGTAAAGAACATAAATCCACTTAAATCTCTTGAATTGCGGCGGTTTCGCCTATCCTCTTGGCGTTTACACCAATAGAGTCCATAGATTAGAGCAGACACTTTATCCTTTAGAATCTTTCTATTAGATTGTTTCAGGATGATATTTGCACCTTCATTATCTTGTACCAAATTTGCCATTTGTGATTTCAAAATATCCGTGGCAACATATGGCCGCAAATAATCCTGACGCTGTAATGGTGACATCTTCTTTCCTTGCGCTTGCTGCAAGAGCTTATTCTTAGCTGTATTTGAGTCAATTAAAAATTTTAATTTACCGTTGCGCAATTGCGTCTGAGTGTAAGAATACAGTTCTGTATTCATTGGAGCGTTTGCTTTCATCATCCAAATCGCATTTTTAATTGTGTTTTCATTCTCAAACGACTTATAATTCTTGCGGTCTTGCTCGTTAGGAATATCGTCGAGATTGATAATACCCATATTAGGAAGAAGCTCGTCTGTTTCTGGGTCGTTCTGGTCTGTAATTAGATAATCAAGCAGTCCAACGCCTAAACCATTCGCATCCAAAACTATGGCTTCGCACTTGAACGCATTAAATAATTGCTTAATTCTAATTGCTTGATATTCAAAATGAGATTCAGACAGAGTGAAGATGTTCACTATCTTTTTATCATTAACGCCTGTTGTTCTTGCAGGAGAAGATTCAATAATTACAATTTCTGTCGGGCAGTTAAGGCGGCCTACATCTACGCCCATAACGTAGAATGTGTCTCTATTTTGTCCCTTGTCGTATCCATTCTTGGCAAGATTGATAATCCTGTGTTTGTCAAACTTATTCATGTCGAAGAACGCACCGTCTAAAGTTCCTGACCAGACGGACCCGTATTCACGTTCAAAGCCAATCTCGTCCATCGAGTTGCCTGTCTCTTGGGCTTGAATGTAGTTCGCTGGCTGTAATCCTTCGACTACTGGTACTCTCCAATCACCTCCTAGAATGAAAGAATCATATCCATTACTTGACACCATACGACACAGCGCGTCAATTAGTTTGTAGTAAGCATAAGTACCTTTGAATCCTGCGCTTGTAACGTAAATATCGTTTTGATTCAACGTTTCATCTGGGTCTACTTTACCATTGACTTTTCTAGAAATAACGAGCATAGGCGCAATGATTTCTTCGTACTTTTGCTGGTCTGTAATAGTTGCTACCTCTTCTGTAAGTACAGCTTGAGCACGAAAACCACGAGAACCAGAAGTCATGCTTACGTTCTTAATTGTACTTCCGTTGCGGAAACTGTATGTTACTTCATCTTTCGATTGACTTGTCTTTGCCAAGGTTCCTCGTGTATCCCAAACAATTTCTCTTGCTAGTCCGGGAATTAACTTACATATCTCCTGCATTTTTGATTGAAGAATCATTGCTGACTGACCTTTAGCATCTGCTACTGTAATCAACGTAGAACCTGGATAAAGAATTGCCTTGACCATTAAAGACAAAACAGCCATAAAAGATTTGGAAAATCCTCGACTAAATACTTCATAGACGGTTCTATATCGCATATTTATGCGGAGAATCATACGTTGAGTTGGGTAAAATTGAAACTTATTATTAGGATTGAGTGAAGCCATATAATCTACAAATTTATCTGGATACATACGCCAATAGGCAATAATACGTTGATATTTGTCTAAATTATCCTCAATCTTTTTTGGGTCAATTTCAGCAACGCTTTTTTTATCATGGGCCGCAATTTTCAATAAATTACTCAGCGCCATACTGCTCTGCCAATCTCTTAGCTTCTTCCTCACGTTCTTCAATTTGGAATTGCTGGAAGTCCGTAGCTTCTTCATCAGTAACCGCGTTATCTTCATCGGTTTTGATACCCTCTGCAATAATTTCGTCTACGCTCTTGGCCTTATTCTCTTCAAGTTTCTTAATATAAGACTCAATAAGATTACCTAGGCCAAGCTCGTTCTTTACGAGATTGTCAGTATAGTTCTTTATATCGTTGATGATAAAATCAATCTTGTCTTGCGGCACATTGATTGGGTCATCTTTTCTTGGGATAATTCCACCTTTAGATTCTACAAATGCAACCAGCTCACCAATCGAGTCAATGTCTCTCTTCTTCTCTTCCTGCTTTTGGCTATCAGTGAATTTACCTGACTTACGCAACATATCATTGGCACCCTGTAGGTCTTTAAATGTCTTAATATCACCTACGTCTAGGGCTTGATTCATCTTTAAATCGGTCTTACAGATATTTTTCAATACTTGTTCACGGTCTGTAGATAATTCATAATCCGCCGCATACTTCTGGTATAATTCTTCCATCTTAACCCATTCAGATGGTTTATATAAAAGACCCCATTTAAGTGAAAGATATTTAATATCGTCTTCTGTAAGACTTTCTGTAATCTGCGCTTCATCAATACGCGCAACATCTGGAATAAAGTCATTTTGCATTTCGCCAGTGATGTCTAGTGGTGCATTATTGATATTTTCTACAGGGTTTACACCAAGAGAAGAAGCAACGTCAGGCATAAGGTCAAGTACTTGCGGTTCAGGCTCTACTTCTTTTGACTGCTCTTTCTTTCTTTCCTTCTCGGCTTTTTTGGCTAAAAACTCCTGCTCAACATCTTTGGCCGCACTGATAACATCAGCGTTTTTCTTGATTCCTTCTGAATCAACAGTATTCTCTGGAACTTCAAGTTCTTTCTTGTCAAGTACGCTGTCAGGGTTGTTAGCAACCTCTTCCTCGCCTTGCCGCATCTTCTCATTGATACGGTCTAAGACACTTTTGCGACTTATGGTATTATATTCAGCTTGTGAGATTTCTCCTGCTTTAAGACTCTCTAGGAGTCTGTTTTCAAACTCTTCATCGTAGGATGTGCCTTTAATGTTCTGTTGCTCTTTTCTAGCCTGCTGGAATTTCTCATTATTTATTTTTTCAGAGTCCGCATATTTCAGCTTCTTATACTGGTCCATATTCATAGTACGAAGATAGGTGCCGATAACCGACATAGGGCCAAACGTGGCCGGGTTCTTCATATAGCTTTTATTCGCTAGCTCAACCCATTTCTTCTCAATATACGGAACGTCCATCTTCTTTAAAATCCATTTGAAGGTATCTGGACGGCGATTATCAATATACATCGTCAGGCAAGTCTTACAAAGGTCACATCTTTCATCTGTATTGGGTATTTTATAAAAATCAGTTTCTTTCTTGGTCTTGCCGCACTTCGCGCATGTTTTCATAGATACGTCTGCCATAAATCTCCTTTCTATACAATAAACCCATTCCATCCAAAAGAAGGAAGGAATGGGTCAATAATATTATTTCTTTTTAGATTTGCGGCATTCACGGCACGTAGAATAGAAGCCATCTTTTGCGGAATTATTCTTTGAAAAGAATAAAGGATGCGCCAATTTGGTCTTTCCGCATTTGCCGCATTTTTTCCATTGCCCATATTTCACATTTGTGTAATACCACATAACATAATTCTTTTGAGCCTGTTCCGCAATCATCTTTGGAATCTTTTTGCGCCATAGCGTTGAGAAATATTGCGCGGTATGTGAAACGCCATATTCATTCTCCATCATGCCGCATATCTCGTCATTTGATTTACCATCAATCTTCCATATCAAAAGGTCATATAACATAGCGGTTGTTTGGTCTTTAGATTTGAATGTCTGCTCAATTAGATTTTCAAAGTCTAAAAGCTCCCAGTGCATATCGCAATTGAGGTCAGTATAACATTCCTGCTTAATTGATGAATAGTATGTGAGCAGAAATGAAACATGAACTGGATTAAATAATGAGATGACTCCATCGGATACGGGATACCCACGCGAGTCAAAATAAATTTTCTCAGACAAGTCCATATGCGCCATGTTCTTTAACTGCGCTGAAACTTTTGACTTTGCAGGCCAGCCCTTAACTGACTGCTTTAACAAGTACATCTGCTGATATGTTTCGATAATCTGCTTTTTCAGATAATAACGTTGCTTGCCAGTAGCAGAAAGAAATTGACGTTTAAGTGATGTGATAATAGAATCGAATTCCCGCATACCAGGAATATTCTCTAGGTCTTCTTCTGATATACTATCTTTATTATCTAGAATTTGATTCTTATCATTGTTGACGAGCGCATAGATGCCGTCCTCGCCATTTTCCATATTCTCAACTATTTCCTCAAAAGAAATCTGTCGTTTGTTTACGGTTGCTTCTCTATTCTTTGTAATAATACTGCGTTCTTTTTTCTTTTCCTTTTTGGTTTGATTTCTGTCTGCGGCAAAGAGAAGATAATCTGTCATCACACGCAGATAATTTGCATCTAATTTCTCTTGAGAAGTGGCTGCAATGGTTTCCCGCACACATTCAAGTCGTTCTTCCTGTGTCTTCAATGTGTAATCAAGTGCCATATTTTTACTTCTCCTTCTCTATCGGTTTTATTGCATTTATATTATACCATAAAGAGAGATTGAACGCAAGTGCATTTAGAAAATTTTAGATATTTTTTCTATATATTATATTTAAGTATGCGGCAAATAGAATTACCGTTTTTTGCCCATAAAACCATTACACCTGTAAATTTTGGCCGCAAATGATTACATGTATCATGGTATTGCTTTAGATTGCCGCACCGTTGCTTAGGGCAACGGGCGTCAATATACTAACATTTTTATATGTCTATTGGCGTAATACGTATCGCTATAGTAAAATCTGTATAGTTATACCTATAAAGTATATAGAAAATTCTGCACTATTACCCATGCTCACTCTCCCCTTGCATGGAACCTATTGGATGTGCTACTTTTCTAAGAGTATCCTATCCCCTCTGTATGCGGTACGGTAGAGATACCGTTCGTTTCCTGTAAACTAATAAACCAACGCAAGACCGCTTGGTTGCAGAAATATTCTGCTGCAAGTGAGAGTACATCCATACTTCTCACGGCAGAATAAAACTGTAACGTTTAAGACCCAGCTATTCACCTCATTGGGGATTTTTGATTTAGGATAGTTCCTAAGCCGACTGGGAACGGCGCTATGGTTAGTTTTGTATATATTATAGCAAAAGATTCAGCGCTTTTCAATAGCTTCGTGAAAATTTTTTAATGCCGTAATCGGAAAGTTTAAAAAGCCAATAGAAGGAATAAAGAAGAAAAGCGTTGCGTTTTATAGAATTTGAAAAATCCTCTTAGGTCGGTAATTTGGTATTTCAAAAAATAACTGAGGTCGGTAATTTGTGCAGGGCGGGGCGTGCCTGGAAAAAAACAGGACGCGGACCCGGAACGCCCCCCCCCCAATAGGGGGGCTAATCCGCTAGCGCGTCAGCAGCTTAGCCGCCGCGAGTCTGTCGAGCGCCGCGCCAACGTGCGCGCTGTAGTCGAACTCCCAGCCGCCTATAAGTGAATCCGCGAACGTCTCCACGGCGTCACGGTCGTATGCCTCTAAGTCGTTGACCAAACGGGCGGCAATGGCTGCAACCGTGCTATCAGATACCGGCCTACGGCCTTCAAACGCCACTGACAAGGCGCGGACGGCTTGCCCGTCCCTAGTGGCCTTTAGCGTCAAAACGTCACCGTGAGCGGCCGCACAAACGGCTAGAACGTGCTCGGCATTCGTAGACGTGCGAGCGATGCACACGGGACGAGTGGAACGGGCAAGCAGGCGAACGGTCGATTTCTTCATCTTGAACACTCCAAACAAACAGGGCGGGCGTGATTGCCCGACATGGATAGTATAGGGCAAAACTTTATCTGATGCAATAGAAGTTTTTAGCTAGACAACGGACAAGTATTGTCCTATACTAAACAGCGTAGCGGGGCACAAGGTCGCCCGCACGGACAACAATTCCCGATTGCCTATAACGTTTCATTGTGTTATACTTAAAGTTAAGAGAACCAACTAATAGAAAGGTTATAATTATAAGTTTCGTACATACTATTTATCTTGAGAATGGCTACCGCTTTAGTATCCCAGATAATGACCTTGCCGACATTGCTGAGAAGGTCACAAACTACGTTAGCAAACAATTACGGAACTACACAGCTAGCAACATTTACGGTGTTACACTTGTAAAGGTGTAGCGCCTTTTTACTATGCGCGATTAGACATTGCTCCACAATCCAAGAGATAGAATGTTAACATTAACGTAAATAGTCGAAACTTTAGTTGCACTTATGCGGACAAAGTGTTATACTTTTCAGTAAGGAAAGCAACCAAGAGAAGGGTTCAAATGATGGATGTTTGCGCCGAAGTCTACATTACTAAGGACTACTCAGTTGAGCTGAGCGAGGATGATATTAAAAGCATTGCTCGCGATGTTCGCATAACGCTTTATGAGAAGCCGCGTCCTTATGATTATCCCGTTGCCGATATTCTGACCGAAGCGAATGTACTTACTGGTATGTACATTGAAGATAAAATAGAGCGCGGCACAGAAGAAGAGTACTGCATGGGCGACTTAGATAATAAGCAACGCACTAAAGAAGATTATTGGCACGTAATTAAGTGGGTTCTTGAACAGATATTGACGTCATAGCCAAATAGATGTAAGCAAAGGCGTTACTGAATAGTAGCGCCTTTATTGTTACCTATTAAGCACTTGCCGCAATACTTTACTCTTTTGTCTATTGGTCGTACTTACGCGTGCGGCAAAACGTTTCACGTGAAACATAGGTGACAAATGAAACTGTACAATTTTCTTCAATGGTTGCCAGTTATATTTGGTTGTATTAGTTTGATTCTATTATTTTTAGATATTTCAGATTGGAGTCTTGTATCTTTTCTATTTATGTTTATAACTTATGCGATATTTTAAAGGCACCTTTTTAGGTGCCTTTTCCCATTACGCCATAGTTGGCGGCGATTTTACCACAACGCGCAACCAAAAGCAAGAGAAAAATTAGAAAAAATTTTTTATTTTCTAGCCTGCGGCGTATCCTAAAAGTGCTATTATTAAAAGCGTAGAGATTAGCCAAAACGATTAAGGAGTTTTTCCAATGGCTAACTTTTGTGTTCTAGATTGTGAAACTTGCCCGACTGTCAACCACAAAGACGGCAAGGCGCACCCCGAAACGTCTTTGGTTTACGACTTTGGTTATACTATCCGCGACAACAACAACCATGTTATTCGTGAGCGTTCTTTTGTGGTCACGGATACGTTCTATCAAATTGACCTCATGAAAAGCGCTTATTACGCTGATAAAATTCCTACCTATCTTGAGGGAATTAAAACGGGCGAATGGGTCGAATCGTCTTTTAATGAGGTTTGGCGCACGTTCAAAGCTGATTGTAAAGAATGCAATGTTAAAAGCGCGTGGGCGTACAATTGTCGGTTTGACGAGATAGCGCTCAACAATACGTTGCGCACGTATTCAAACGGTTTCGCCACGTGGTTCATGCCCTTTAAGCTACGACTTAAAGACGTTTGGGACTATGCAAGTAATATTACTAGTTCCAAGCGCTATCTAAAGTATTGTGTGGCAACGGGCGCATTCACGCCTAGCGGAAACCCGTCAACTAGTGCGGAAAGTGTGTACCGCTTTATCAACAATGAACACGACTTTACCGAGGACCATACAGCGCTTTCAGACGCACGTATTGAGACCGCTATTTTGCTTGTGGCAAAGGCAAAACACAAAAAGACGCGCTACGGTTCGCGTGGTCAAGGTTGGCGCGATGCAAGCGCGGCATTTAAAGCACTTGACCTTTAAACGAATGGGGAACGGTTTCGACCGCTCCCCTTTTCTTTTGCCATGAGCAAAAGCGATTCTAGCGCTCTAGGGCGTGCGGCAAGCCCCTTTATTAAAATAAGGACTTTGCCCTAATGGCACCTTAAAACGCGTCTCGTGGCCGCTATGGCGATATTTTTTTATTTAGGTACCGCATTATCCGGCAAGAAGTTAGCTATGGTAAACCGTGAATCATCGTTAGGTACCTAACTAATTAAAATAGTTTACCCAGGTAAACAACCGTAGCCCCGAGGTTGGGGCAAAAATTTTACACCCGCCACCATAGTTTTGTCAAGCACTTTTTTGTCTACATTTTTTCTACACATTTCCCGATTGAAACGCTTCAATTTTTAAAACGCTTTAAATGCACTTGTTTAAACAACCGTAGCCCCGAGGTTGGGGCAAAAATTTTACACCCGTCTAATTAGGTTTGTCAAGAAAAATCTTTTGACAATTTTCAGAAAAACACAAACATAACACATCCCGATACCTAAATTTTTTTATGCACCATTTGCCGCAAATGGCCTGATTCTATTCATTTTGCTTTATCTTGCTACAGTGCCGATATTTTGAGAATCTGAAAAAACTAGGCCATCTACCTGCGGTTTCTATAATTCCTCCATATTTTTTAAAATAGTTCTTGCCAAAAAGTCTATGCAATAGTAAAGTAATAGTTGTCCAAAGGGGACAGAGAAAAAAGAGCCGAACGGCGGCTCACTCGCGTCTCGGAGACGGATTGGGGTTAGCTATGGCTACCACTCGCACCAAGTTTCAGTTCACCGACTACCAGATGTTCGCGGCTCTCGTGAACGTGGCGGGCGAGGTTTCGCCCGAGGTCATCAAATCCGCGCTTGGGGACAACTATGACCCCGAGAAGCATACGCCCGAGAACCTTGCCCGCAAAGTTTCCCACAAGTTCCACGTGCTCAAGGAGAACGCCGCCAAGCCCAAGGCACAGTCTAAGACAGCTCAGTTCAACAAGGCGCTTGCCGAGCAGGTTGCCGCTGAGTTCGCGGATGGTGAGCCGTTCACGCTCAACGATATTATGATTAAGCATCCCAACGAGGTTAAGACGTTCTCCAAGGCGGGCGTGGTCGTAAACGTCTTGCTTGCCGAGAAGCGCGTGCGCAAAGCGGCACCCATCAACAACAAGACCGCTTACGTTATCGTAGCGTAGTCGCCTAGGGCGGGGGACTATCTCCCCGCCCGCTCCCCTTGCACCTATAGAACAGCATAAGGACGGTCACGTTTGGAAGCCTACAGACGTAACGCGCTAATTGCGGCATTTGGTGAGCTACCCGACAAAGAGCTACAGCGCCTAGGGTGCGGGCTTGAAGCCCACCACGCCAACTGTATGAAAAGCGGTCAAGTTGTATTAGTCCCGGTCGAGATTCACGAACTAATACACACACTAACGCGCTTAGGCGGCAACGCCTACGCGAGCGGCGAAACCGACAGCGCACAAGTACTTATAGAATGCGCGCAAAAGCTGCTAGCGCAATTTACAATAAAATAACACAACTAAATAAATAACCCCACCTACCCCGGTGGGGTTTTCTTTTGCGTTTAATTCCTACTGAAAAGGTAGGAAAAAGATCGCCATGCTTAGCACAAACGCGCGGAAAAGTCAAGATATTTTAAAAAAATTCACAGAAATTCCATAGTTGGGTCGATTTTACACGATTAGGTACCTTATTGTCAAGATTTTTCAAGCAAAAACACAACTTTTACACAAAAAACTGAGCGCCTGAAACGCGTTTTAACGGCTTTGCGGCCTATGCCCTTGCCGTTCCTAAGCACTTTTAGCTATCGCGCCTTTTAGGGCTATCTCAGGGCCGCACACGCGAAAAAAATTAAGTTAGGTACCGAGCGGCCCGAACAAGTGTTACCCTAGGTAAACTCCGAATCATTGTGAGGTACCTAACTATTATTTGTGAAGATTCCGTGTTGGTTTTGTGAAGAGTCTTGACAAATCAGGAATTGTATGGTATAATATAATAGAGGAATACTATACAATAATACCATATTTGGACCTGCCGCCGCTGTTGCGCCTATATGGCGAAAATATGTAGAAATGGGGGTCTGCGCCCTAGCGCCCACAAAATCCTAAAACGAAAGTCAATCCTAAAATTAAATAAAAAAATCCCTCCCCGCCTATATGGTGAGAAGGGACAGAACTAGCATAGGCGTAAGCCAAGAGAACGTTCTAAAATGAATTTTAATCATTTTCTTGCGTACCCCTATACGGTACAAGGAAAATAAGTCTATCTCTCGTGTCTCCTACAGCCAATAGAAAGTGAGAATCAATCATAAAATATGCTCACATAAACCAAGAGACAGAAGAAAAGAAGTGTGCGGCACATGCTTTTGTAAATGAAAATCAATGCGGAAATGTGACTAAATTAGTTACATTTAAAAAGTGTTTTTTTAATATATGTTTTTACTAAAGTGTAAATTACACTTTCCTGCCCAGAATTTTTGGCCGCAATCTTATTTTGCCTTGGGCTTACGCTTGCATACCATAGACATTTCATACGTCTTGGAATTGAGAATGAATCGGATTTTACCATCATCGCCGACCTCGATGCCATGCGGGGAATCCTCCCAGTCACCGATGGTCATGGTAAGCTCTCCCAGTGCGTCCGCAATGGAATTCATAATCAATCGCTTTTCAGACACTTTCTTCTCCTTCTTGTCTGTATCAGGTCTATATGCTGCGTCATACTCGATGCCATGCTCTAGCAGATAGAGGTTGGCCGCACTTGCCTTGAGTATTGCCTGCTGTCTCTTGGACTCGATATACTCGTCAGGAATCTCTATGGTATGCTCGTTACCTTTCATATCATAGTAAGTGTGCCGCATATGCTTACTTCCTTCTATCTCTTGGAATAGGCCGGGAGTCTCGTCAAATGGACTCCACGACCCTTCTAATTAAAAACTCTAATAAGTAGACCCTACTTATTAAATATTTCGCTACAGAGCCTTGTACGTGAAGGTCTTGCTGTTCACTGCCACCTTCCCGGCACGACCGTCCTCAACGAGGAAACGCATGTTGGCCGCAACCTTGCGGGAGCTGACATCCTCGCCCATGTGCATGGCTACAGCCTTGGCGGTCGCAGGCTCGTCAAAAGACTTGAGAGCTGCGTAAATCTCGTCAAGGAAAGCCTGCTTCTCTGCGGACTTCTCAGCGTCCTTGGCACGCTTGCGCTCAATAGCCGCAAGCTGCTTATCGCAGAACTCTACAACGTCTGCGTTGTCGGACATAGCGGACTTGATGGTGTTGTAAATCTCAAACTGGGTCATGTTAATCTTCTTTCTCTTGGAACCCACGGGAGGTTTCTTATCCCCTCCCTTTCTTTAATTATATTATACTATAAGTTTTCATTGGATGCAAGAATTTTTTCAAGATGAATTTGGTTGTGAAAATGAAAATCGAAATGGAAATCGTTTTTTATTTGGAAATGAAATTCGTTTTTGTAATTAAAATCGAAAATGAAAATTAAAAGGGTTTGGTAAAAATTTTTTCTTGACATTGATTTGCTGAAATGGTAAAATGCACACTTCAATGAATTAGGCCATGTAATCATTTTTTACCTTATATGGGCTTTCTCTCCAGCTTTTGGACACTATTCAAGACTATCTAGACGCCATTTTTCACTCTATATGGACTAACTTCCTGAATCTACATCCTTGCTCACCAGACACTTTGGCTACCTTATATCTATATTCTATGATACCCATGTCTTTTAAAGTTTCCAAAGCCTGTCCAACCTGCTTATTCTTAGTTCCATGATTATTTATTTTAAGAGTATCGCAGATAACCTTATTAGTTATTTCAGGGTCTTTTTTAAAGCAACCGCTTATCGCTTTACAAGCACCATATACTCTCAATACCATAACTAAGTCTTTGCGGCCAAACCTATTATCGTATATTTTATCATATACCTTTTTATCTACTTTGGCAAATCTCCACCCTTCATCGAACTTATGCCGCCAATATGTCTTATCTTCTTTCATATCATATTCTAGCATATCGAATTTGCCCATATCGATATCGTTTACTTCACTGGGATTGCCCGCATGGTTCAATATGGTATCTTCCAGCTTACGAACACTGCGGCGAATGTTTCTGTCACTCATACCCACTTCTTGTGCCACATCCCACGGTATCACTTTTCCATCTACATAGCTTACATTATTGTCTTTTGTCTCCATAACCGAACAATTGCGTTGAAACCAGAAATCTATAGCATATTCTGAATCACTCCAAGGTCTATCGAAAAATATCAATCTTTGCGTCATATAGCATCACTCAAGACAATTGCATAAACACGCGAGTGCGCGAGCGTGTTTAATAACAACTATATAACAACTATATAAACAACTATAAAACAACTCTATAACAACTAATATAGGAATACACGTTTTGTCCGCATTAGATACACGTTTTGTCCGCATTAGATACACGTTTTGTCCGCTAAAGATACACGTTTTGTCCGTTAAAGATACACGTTTTGTCCGTTGGACTTGTTTCACTTGCACACTACATATTACCAATAAACTAACCATACAAATCACTTAACGCTTATTAAGCGCCAAACCCGTCAATTCAAATAACTTACAATAGGGATACTTTTCATCTTTATAAGGCTCATACTCAATTAAACCTTTACCCGCAAGCCATTCAACGTACTCTTGGGCAAGCTCCCGATTCTTTTTATTATATGGCATATAACACATATCGCAAACATTCTTCATAGAAAAGATATAATTACGATGCTTAACGTCATGCTGATAATTATACATCTTGGCTAAGCAACAATAAGCAGTAGTAACCTGAGTGGCATAATCAATCGTCCATTCAAATGGAAAATAGTTGAAGAGTAAAGCAGTCTGCTCTTCACCCAAAAGAACAAAATAATTATTATTAACACTATAATTATAATTATAATTATATAGCCCATTTTCTTCATCAAACGGAATAATCATTTCATTCTTAATAGCATTTCTTATTAGTTCTTTAAATTCTTCCAAACCATTTCCACCACCACAAATGAAATAAATATCATCAAGGGTGAAACCATCACGACCATTCTTATCTGCCCAATCTGAACGAGACAGTGCCGCAAGCGAGATAAAAGGATTATATTCCTTGTCCAACAACTTCTTACCTAAATCTACTCTATACATTTCAAACTAACCTCTCTAATTAGAGCATCATAATACATTTATAGTATAACATACTTCTTATATTTTATCAAGTAAAAGAAAAGACCCCCGGCCATAGGCCGCAGGTCTTTTACTACGCACTATTTAATTTTTCTATCCTTCTTTTGGATACAAATATATTCAGATTCCCAGTCTTCTTCATCGAGAGTACCTGTATGAATCTTCAATGAATAACTCTCTTCCGCTTCTTGAAGAGCATCTGTAAATGTTTTATAAGTCAGATAATCGCCGGCAATATAATCTAAATGCTCAAGAGGAATAACACAAATATCCTTATAGCTGCAAACATAAACATAATGAATATACGAAGCTAGTTCTTGTACCACTTTATAAGGTACATTAGCCATTTGAATACTGGTTTTATATATATTATCAGTTTCATCAATATCAAACGGCAAGCCCCAAGATACTACAATAATAGGCTTTTTATCGTCTTTTTGATACCATGTAGCTTCAAAACCCTTTTGCTGAAAATGTAAAACAACTGCATGACACTCTTGAAGAGTCATATTATTATATGCAGCCATTGTAACACAATTCTGATTATGCGGCTTATCTAAATTCTTATATATCTCTTGTGCCATATCATCAACAAAATTATGTATATTATTCATCACTACGCTCTTTCATAGCTACAAAATATCCCCAAGTATCCATTGTATACTTCCAGTTACTATTAACCTTTATACCACACAATTCTAACATATCAGGTATAGGCTAAAAATGCCTGCTGCCTAAAGGACACCAGACTTCACGTTCAGGACATACATGCTTATGAAGTTCTTCTTTGCTGACAATAATAGCAGTTCCATATGGCACAGTTTCAAGCATGTCATACACATAATCCATAATTTTAAACTGCCAGTCAATCATAGCGTCTTTTCCTCTTGTATCGGAGAATAACGGATATATATTATCACCTATCTACTGAAGTCCATCAATTGCATCAATGCTAGAAAGAATAGTCTTACCATCTTCCTTAACCATATGACAAGCAAAAGGATAATCAGAGAAATAGTTATCAGTTACAGGCAGATAGAGATAGTAATCATCCTCTTCATCTACGCCAGCGACCAAGACATCATCAATCAGGTCATACATAGTCGGCAGCTCAGTATCATTACACGTATCCCGATTGGTCGCAAGAATCTCAACCCGATAACCCGCGCACTTATAAATATAATACGCCGCAGATGCCACGAAATCCAAAGTCTAATAGACGTTCTCATACTTCTCATTAGTCAACAGCATATGCACTCCTAATCCCAATCGTTGACAGTCCAATAGACGCTCAAATGACCGCCGGGCTTATTATCATACTCGTCAGCATCATGCCAATAGTAATCACAGACACACAGACCAAGGTCCTCAAGAGTATTCTTGGCATCGAGCATTTCCTTCTCAGTTCCCTCGCAAACAACCCAATAGGCGCAACCAGCATAATAGTCCTTGCGCTCTTCAAGAAGCATATCGGCAGCAATGTTCACCAGAGGGGTGACTTCCTTCCAGAGCTTGTCACCATTGACAACCTCATATGCCGCATCCAGAAGACCGTCAATCTGTGCAAGAATCGTCTCAACCTTGGTCATATACTTTCTCCTTCTCTTGGAGGACTTTATCTTGTCCTCTCCCTTTCTCTATATATATTATATAATAATATAGAGCAGACCGCAAGAACTTTTTATAGGTCAATTTCCTCAAGAAACAGATGAATACAATACTTGCCGCCAACCTTGGCATAACTAAGACAATCCCAATGTGCTTTATAGCCAAAAGACGTGATAATGTAATTGATAGCCGCAATCACATAATCCATGTCACTCATGCAATTAGCAGGAATGTAGAAAAAATTAGGGCAATCTACATTCTCACGCATACGACAAATAACATCGACAGTCTTCGTGAGAATATTTTTATCCTTAATGCGGGCAAGAATAGCATTAAGACGAAGGTTATCATATTTGTTGATCATTTGAATTCCTTTCCTTGCCTTGCCTTTTTTTAATAATATTATATAACATTATTAAACAGACTGCAAGAAAAATCTTATGCGGCCAATGGCCTTATTCTTTCTTTTCTTGGATTACCTCACGCACAAGAAACACAGTTTCCCTTGCCGCATACAGAATCATACAGATACCAACGATAAAACCAATAACACATAGGACAGTGAAAATAAGCAGACTCATAGGAGAACTACCAATCAATGTCGTCAGTGTCATTATCATGTCCCCAACAGGAGAATATAAAAGACAAGACAGCGCATACTCCAACGATTGCACAAACAAGACAGACAGCTCCTAACACTTCATCAATCATAATCTTCATTATCCCATGCATCAATTACATTGCCGAGCCAATCATAGAAAGTTTCGCCGCTACCGCTTTCAATCTTATTAACATAATCAGCAATATTATCTGTATCGTCAGTAGCACTAAGGGCATCTAAAATATCATCATAGATATAATCCATATAACCTCCAATAGCAAAAAGGAGAATAGATTTCTCTACTCTCCTTGTGCGGCCAATCTAGTCTTCAAAATTCATTTCTTTTCGTTCTTGGCGCTCATAGTTTTGGCCGTCCTCGAAGCCTTCATAGTAGCCATCTTCACGACCATCTGCATAGCCAGTATCGTAACCATCTTGTCAACTGGTGACTTTATCGTTGTGTACATCGGTACAATATGTTTTCAAAACTTTGTTATATGCGCCAGCAGTCTGAAAATAATGTTTGGCAACACACGCATTAAAACCTGCGGACTCACTCCACACGTCGTTCTCAGCACACTTAGAGCGAGTAACCTTGCCGTCACGCCACCACACGATAGTCCAAGGATTATCATACTTGACGCGCTTAATCATATTAACTGAATTTTGATTAAACTTACGGCTAATCTCTTCCTCATGCTTTTGCTTTTTCTTAGTTAGCTTCTCATAGCCCTCGATAAGTGCAGGATAAAGGAATTCAAGCAAATCATCATCAAGTTCCATATCCATAATATTGCCTGCATAATCAGTCGCATAATTAAACTTGGCAAGGAACTTGGCATTCAAAGAAGCAAGCTGATGTGCGGCTTTTGCGCACTCAACTGTCTTAACATCTGAATTAGTCACAATATCGTTCTTATAAAATGAACCATCAAAATCACTGCATTTTTCTACGCCTATACCGACACCAAGTGTACCCATACTAGTTCTCCTTACTAAAGTCCTTCTGGACTTGCTCAAAATACTTATAAAGGTCATCGTTCAGCTCACACAACATTGCAATACGAATCCACGCATCAAACTTAGTAATTCCCTCTTGACCATGTCCAACGAACTCATACCAAGGCACCTCATCACCATATTCACTTTCAAGCATTTCACGAATATCCTCGTCAGCGAACATATTCGCAATCTTCTCACCATCAGGCTCATATGTCACAAGGAAGCAATCAGGATGTCCCGCAGATGAAGCGTTGCCAGTCACATCATCAGAATCATACATATCATCGAAGACCTCGCTCCAATCGGTGTCACCATCATAAGTGCCGTCCTCGAAGTTGGCAACAATAAAATTTTTTGCATCATCCTCAACCATGTTCTTGAAAGAAAGATAAATCCAACCCATTCTAATTCCTCTCTTGGAGAACTAATATATCAGATTAAAGGCTCTCAATACTGCCGACATAGCCCTCATAGACAAGATGATGCTCACGAAGGTTCTTGGCGGCAACTTCAGCCATGATGCGGTCAAGCTGTTCAAGGCTCTTGAACATGCACTCAGTATACTCAATGCCGCAGAAGCGACCATCGCCCTCGTAGAACTTGTTGAAGATGATGTTAGCCTTCATGTACTTAGCCATATTGGAAAACCTTTCTTCCTTGCCATTTCTTTAATTATATTATATAATAATGGAGGACGAACCGCAAGTATTTTTTTACTCTATTGGTCTATTACAACTTCCTACCGCAGATGGGGCAAAAGTTAATATCAATCGAGCTTGCAGCAGATTCACCATATTCATCATCAATGCAAATGAACTTGCGCTGCGGATTTTTAAAGACATCACAAATGGTAATAGAATAGCCCTCGCCCTCAGAATATTCATCATCAATCATGTTTGCGCCAAATCGAGCATCGTTGCTATGCTCACAATACTTGCACATATAAGAACTTCTTTCTCTTGGTTTATTTAATTATATTATATAACAATTTCAAACAGAACGCAAGAACTTTTTTGGACTAATGACGCATCATAATAGGATAAAATAACCGTTGATAAAGTATTTGACCGCAATCTTGCCACCACTTTTCACGGTCTGCTGGAATATATACAGTGACCATAATATCGCAAAGTTCCCAATAAGGTTTTATGGGTTCAACGCTACAATATGCAAAAAAAAACGATATTTATTTAATAAATCAATCGCTTTCTTAATGTTTTTACGAGTGCGTTTATCACAGCCTTTATAAACTGAACACCACTCAAATTGAGTCGGCGGCATAAAAATTGTCTTTTTAAGGAAATATTTAAAAAAGACATTGGTTTCGCAATGGGTCAAAATATTCATATTACCTCTAATAATAATAACAAACAGTCACTTCTACTTCCTCAGTACCATCGCAATGATGTGCAGATTTAATGCCAATTTTATATCCAGCTTCGGCATACTTAGCAAGGACTTTAATATCGGCTTCGCTCAAATATAGAAGATAAAGGGTACAATACGTAGTATTATCATAGGCGCTGTACTTTAAAGCTGTGTCAATCATAGTCTCAAGACTGGTGGTATGTTCGTTTGCATGAGAAGGATTATTATGAAGGTATTCGCGTTTAAACTCTAAAGGCTGAATCATTAACTGCTCCTTAATAAGACAAAAGCTCCCACGTGTTGACCAAAAATGCTTCATTCGTATCGACTGCGTACAGAAGGACATGACCATCGCCGTAAATCTCTTCAATCTGGCAGATGATGAACTTGCGAGTATAAGGGTTAAGATACTGTACGTAATCGTTGCGCTTCATATACTTTCCTTTCCCTCTTGGTATACTTATATTATATACTATTATTTCACCATCTGCAAGAAAAATTTTAGACATGCAGCCAAAATTTTAATAGTAACATAGCAAAGTATCAACTTCATCTACAAAGTCATAGATATATTGACCAATAGAATCCCAGTCAATGCCACCATGATACGGAATAACGAACTTTGCAGTTGAATTATCAATATGACGATTATACTTCCAAATCGAAAAATCTAGCTTGTGTTGCGTTTCCAAATTATTGTCAGTAATTACTAAATCATCAACAGATACGCAACCTTTAAGTGATTCATCATCAAGCCAAACCATATTGAAAAACACTTTGCTTGGATTAAGTTTATTTACAGAAATACATGCGGGTTTCCAATCAAAATGACAAAGAGGACGCTCGCGGTATGCTTGCTCAACCTTGACGGCATATTCAGTCAAGCTCTTAACAATTTCATCAGTTAGATAATAACTCATGATTAATCCTTATCAAAATCATTTGCGGCCAATAGACAGTCAAGAACGTGCGCGGCATCTGCTACTTTTTCTAGAACTCCTACACAAGTTCCTGCACTATCTCCTTCATCGTCTCGAAAACATAGTACAAAATTATAAGCAGCAGAATCGCTATCGTCCAAGCTGCCATCGTTAGGATAGATATGAATATTGCAATCAGCAGTCTTATATGAAAGGCCAGAAGCTACACGAACATATAGATTATCCTCTTGCTTCTTGACGATATTAAGGATATACCAAGAATACTTGGCAACATTCTTATACATGAAATCGTGGATAAGCTGATTCATAAACTTGTTCATTTTACACTCCCAGCATATCACAAATAGTGGCGTAAATAAACGCACCTTCCATATAATTCGCACTATATACGTTTATATCCTTAACATAATCGCTGCCGAGCTTTGCAACAGTGAATCGCGGCACATACTCAAAATCATCGCAGGCAACGCAAGTTGTGACGGTCACATGCTTATCTCCAAAAGCATAAGTATAAGTCTGCCCATCCATACTTGCAATTGCCACATCTTTGTGGCACATCTGCATCACATGGTTGACATTAGCGAAAGCCTGGTTGATAATCTGCTTGAACTTCTTGCTGCTCTGGGTCATGTTTTATCCCTTCCTTATCTTTCTTTATATATATTATATAATAATATAAGACTGGCCGCAAGTATAAAATTATCGGTAGAGCATCTTAATTGCCATGTCGATAATGTCATTCATGTAGATGCTACCGACCTCGCATTTATAATCTTCTACATTAAACTCTAACGAATCGCAACCATCATAGAACAAAAAATGTACCCGACCAATAGGCCAGTCAGGGTCACGCTCAATGTACTCTTCAAAACAACTTATTGCGCAAGAGCAAAGAAGCTGATTGTCTGCCTTTTTCCGCACATCGAATGATACCACATTATCATACTCTTTAGGTTTACATGCTTTCCAGTTATACATATCGCCATTACTGCACTTGCCGTGAATAGTATCAAACAAAACCTTGGCGCTCTTCATTTTCTTTCCTCTCTTGGAAAACAAAAACAGGGGCTTGCGCCCCTGTTTACAATTAATATAGAGACAACTTGTTCTCTGGTACGTAAACGGTAGAGCCATTCAGATACTTAACGAGGACAGTTCCGTTGCTATTGAAGTGCAAAATCTTAACAACACTTACAAGACCAGCAGGGCCAGTATAGGTGACATAATCTCCAACAGACAGCTTAATCATTTTCGTCCTCTTCCTCTCCGTTATTATCATCAATCCATTCATGGTTTTCATTGAGGAATCCTGCTTCTTCAAGGTCATCTGCCATGTAGAACCAAAGATAATCGTTAATATCAGTCTCAGTGCTGGCTTCACCATCACCATACAATTCAGACTCTTCAATCAAATCAACGATATAATCGTAAGCCTTTGGATGGTCAATCAACTCTTCCAACCAAGTCTTGCCGCCAGACCATGCTTGAAAACGATTAAGTTCACATTCAACAACGTAACGCATATCTTTCTTCTTTCTCTTGGCTTTCTTTAATAATAATATATAATATTAAAGAGCGTGGATCAACTAGAAAATAGTAAGGATTTTCGATTCCTTTATCATATCGCAAAAGAGCATGACTGCAAAGTTCTGAACAGGACTCTCACCCATCACGCCCTTCTCACCTAGATATGTGCGGCCAATCTTGCTGTATGTAACATTCTTCCCGTTTTGATATTCACAATAAATATCAAAGTAGATAGGTACCTGTTTGCGGCCAACTACTGTGAACTTGATACCATGATAATAGAACGTGCTGCGCGTCTTGCCATTATATTCACCAATCAGCCAACCTTCATTATATGCAATAGTCTCCAAAGCCGACAAAATGTTAGAGATAAGATTGCAATTCATTAAATCTCCTTAGAGCTTGCGGCCACAGAACGGACAATGCTTAATCTCATGCGACCAACCGAGCTTATCAATGCCTCTATCATAATACTCGCCCATGAGATAATAGGCTTTCTCTGTATCCGAATAATGAATATACATATCAACATCAGAATCGGCATTATCGTAATCAGTACAGTCGATACTCTCGCCCCAGCGGGTATTCATCTTGAAATTACAATACTTGCACATACAATCTCCTTTAAAGATAATAGACATCTTCACGCTTTGCAGTATGGAATACGCCGTCTTCATCAACAATGACAAGGCTATCGCAGAATAGAAGAACATCAATGACTACGCCATATACATCGCCGTACAGAGCCTTATAAAGAACCATGGAGCCAATCATGTAATTTCCTTTCCCTCTTGGTCTATATATATTATATAATAATATATAGCGAAACGCAAGAATTTTTTAATTCGGCATCAGAAGATGTACAAAAGCGCCACAAGGCGAGATAATCCAAGGGATAATACTGGCAAATTCTATAACCGCATTACCCGCGAAAACTGTACTTAGGGCATAGCAGACGTAACTTGTAATTTCGAAAGCTTCATGTTTATTCCTTATATCACTTTTTTGATACTTTGTTAGCGGTAATTTCTCCCAGTCAGAATATTCCTTACTTTTAGCCGTACAAAATCGAGCTACAGCCAAAAGAGCAATAGCAAGAACGGCAAAGATGATAGCTCTACTAGCTTGTGCCGCAATAGCATACGAAGCATATGCGGGAATCACGTCTTTCGTGACAGCGCTTACGGCGATTCCAAGCTGATTTGCGATTTCTTTAATAACTTCTGCGTCCATTATTCACACTCCCTACTTAACAAAGAATTAATATAATTCTCGTCAATATCTTTAAAACTTGTATATGGAATTCTAATTAAATGTATATTGTTATTTCTACAATATTCATTTTTAACTTTATCTAGTTCCATTCTACGCTGAAACGTTTCTTCTCCACCAAAATAACTAGTAGGACGAAAGTGCTGTTCACCATCATATTCGATACAAAGATTGTAGTCAGGAAGATAAAAGTCAAAACGTAATTTTGCATTTTTATCACTAACACAATCATCAAATGTATATTGCCGTATAAAATTAACATTAAGATTAGTTAAAATCTGTTTAATTTTATCTTCTCCCTTTGATATAAAAGATTGACAGCCACAACTTGCTACATCGCCACTAACCACGTCTGAAATTCGCGCCGTAAAATGTTTTCCGCAAAACGAACACTTAAATTCACAAACCCAAAGTTTTGAAAGGCTATTGCTTTGATATAATCTTTTTATAAATTGATTCTTGTACGGGCCAACTTTTTCTCCTTCTATATGATTATGTTGACATCCACAGCTCTTACACTGACCGCTTTTAACGTCAGAAATTATTGCTTCAAATTCTTTGCGCAAAAACCGCACTGAAATTTACCCTTCCATTTTTTATTTGTCGTTGCATAAGTCCTATACAATAATTTATTGCCATAATCGCCAACAATATCTCCGTCTTTATATTTTCTTCTTTCAAGTGGCATCTTTCTAGGCAATTTAATATTATTTTTTCGACAATAGTATCTGATTTTGTCTGGCTCTATACCTAGTGTCTCAGATAATTGTCCGCTATCCCAATCGGGATGTTCTTTATTTAATGATAATATTGCATTTTTTATTTCTATTTGTTCAACCATGTTTTATCTTCTTAAAGCAAAATAGGGCTATTTCTAGCCCTACCATTAGTACCGAGGAATCCGTCCCTTGAACTTGCGCTCGCCGCATTTAGTAAATTTGTCGCAATCTAAGTAAGAACATACAAAGTTATTTTCTTCATCGAAGATACCGTTATCACTATGGAATACATATACATCATGCGGCTTCTCATACTCTTCCCAAGCATCCATATTGTAAGCAATATCATGTGCGAGGAAAAGCGCAATATCTGCATCACTATCTAGGATAGGGATTACCTTCATTCCACGATAGGAATCAACGCCATCTTCAAACCAGTCCATCACAACAAAAAACATATTTACCACTCCACTACTAAAACAAAGAATTTAATAAATTCATGATATATTCATCATTAATTTTATTCTTGTCTTTATACGTTATCCTTAATAGATGAATATTGTTATTTTCACAATATTTATCTTTTATATCATCTAATTCTTGTTGATTTTTTAATTTGTTTTCTCCACCAAAATATTTTATAGGTTTAAATGTTGCTCTCCATCATACTCTATGCAACAATTATAATCAGGTAGGTAAAAATCAAATTTTAATTTATATCCAGTTTTTGGATTTATACAATTATCAAACGATTTTTGTTTTATATAAGAAACATTATTATCATTTAAAATTGTTTCTATTAAGCGCTCATACCGTGAAACAATGCAGCCGCAAGAAATAGTCCTTCCTGTAAACAAATTAGAAGTATTTACATTATGATAATTACCGCATTCACATCTACAAGTCCATATAATCGCACCTGTGCTGTCTCTTGTACCAGAGTCTTCTATAACGGTTAATTTACCAAATTTTTGTCCCCTTAAATCTTTTTTATTTTTAGGCTCACGCCCTTTTCTTAAACATCCACAAGATTTTGTTGTTCCACGAGCAACATCAGATAAACAAGCTTGAAAGGTTTTATCGCACCTTGGACATTTAAATTGACAAGTATATTGACCATATTTATCTTTATATAATCTCTTTACTAATTGTACGCCAGTATCAAAAACATGACCGTCTTTATATTTATATCCACTCATAGCAAGCCATTTCCATATTTGTAAAGAGTATCATATACCATTGTGCGGGCATCGTTAGCAATCATAAAATACCTTTCTAAAACATTGCGCGACAAGTTACAACTGGGCGACCTTGCCAATCGCGCATACAATCTCTATTAAACCAAGTATCACAAGGGCGATACTTAGGTTCAAAATAAGGACAATTAGGACAAGACGCACGCAATGGTGCGATACTGCCTGTTTGTCGCCTCCATGCACAGCATACATCTCCATGAATACATGCGTCCATTACTCATGCTCCTTACGATAACGCTCAGCATCTGCCGCAGTCGCTAGAAAATATTCATGCTCATGGCCGGGCCAATTATATTCAACGAAGATACCCATCGAGCGTAGAATGGACTGCGCACCGCGAAGCTGCGTCTCATAACGTTCACGATTCTCAGAGAAAGCCTTTAGCTCACGTTCAGACTTGCTTTTTACAGAAGTGCTGATAATACTTCGCTCAATGTCTTTCATAGTATTAAACCAGCTTAGAACGCTTTCCTGCTGGTCTTTTGTAAGATAATTATAATGTTCTGGATAATCAAATGTACACATATCTACTCTTTCATTACTGTAATTGTAGACTCACTACCGAGTCTGTGTCTTATAATTGCATTATACCCAAGTTTCTGCAAAATTATACATATATCTTCACATTCTTTTTGCGGCATTTCATATACGCAATATTCAAAGCCAATAGATGAATTGGATGTTTCTTGCTTTTGGATAATATCTAAAATGCGTTTGAGGTCATATATGGTATCTTTTTTCATAATTACAAATTTACTCTTTGTTTCTTAGCTTATGGATACGTTCTTTAATTGAATTAAATACCAAAGAATCGCATCTGTACTCAATGATGTTTGGGTTGATAGTGCAATCGTAATTAATGCTGTCTGGGTTGATAGTGCAATCACGACACATCCTAGATTTACTAAAATAATTACATGAATTATCGCCGGAAATACACCTGTCTAAATCCTCTTCCAGCTTCTTCCAGCTATCAGGTTGAATAAGGTACATTTCATGAACGAACATTCTAACGTTATTCACACCATCAAATTCAACTGCCCACTCATTGTCTGTATTGGCAAACTTAGGAAAATATGCAAAGTTATCAACACGGTGTGATTCTCCATACTCGTCATATAGCGTCTCTGTATCTAATGAAACCTCTTTACCTTCGGCATCTTTGGGTAGCGTAATTTGAGTTGCCATTTAATCTCCTTCTATACAATCATATACTCGTCTACAAAACCCTTGGCCTTAGCGCGAGCAGGCATATAACGACCAGCCCACATGCGCTTGATAACATCATCAGGTACACGTTCAACACCTCCGCGATTAGCATTCTGCGGCAAAGCAATATCAAGACCACGATTGAAGTACACAAGGATAATCTTGTCGGCGTTCTTACCGCAATTCTCAACGGTCTTGCGAAGCGACTTCCAAGAAATATGAGTAGCATCTGCAATAACATTAATATCATTGCAAAGATTGTCGTTAATCTGACTATAGAAACCCTTAATAACATCACTCTCATACTTAAAGTAATCCATAGAAGGAAGAAAATCAGGGTCATTTGCCATATACTCAAAGCGAATATAATCACGAGAAACAATTTTGGCATTAAGTTCAGCACTATGCTCATGCGCCCAAAACGACTTGCCGCAACCAGGAATTCCTGCTAGAATATAAAGATTAGCCATGTTTATCTCCTTCTTTTGGCTTAATGTCTAATCGTAAAGTCGATGTGCTTTTCTTGCTTTATCATATTCCTGCTTTGGATTATATTCATCTTGGCATTCATGTGTTAAATGCCAAGATTTACATATCTTACATTTATATGGGCGAAGAACTTTAGAACTATTAACAAATACAGTCTTTGCCGCACACAATGCATCATATCGACAAGAATATTTTTTCTTTGATTTACAAGTATCTATGTTTTTATACCTTACATGAACGAAGCGACTATAAAGAAAACTTTTATCGTACAACTTTGTTGTATCTTCAATCATTGGGCGAGTATCATTATAGTATCCACAATCAACTTTGCTACCATGTTCTTTAATTCTATTTTGACATACGGTACAAATGAAAGTAGGCATTTTATATTCTTTCTCTTGGCCTTTTCTTTAAATATATTATATCATTTTAAATAGCTGTATGTCAATAAAAAAAAATAGGGCAACCTCTATAAAAGAAGTTACCCTACATAATGTGTGGAGGAAGTGACTGGTGACGCTCCAGATTCCCTGTTAAGGAACACATCGCTTTCGAGGCGAGTCCGAACGCTGGTTCGATTCCACTTCCTTATGGCGGCGGCGCTCTGCTTCCTAGTCGTTGCTCATTTCGGTCGCTGCTTTAACACCACTGCCAATATGCGGCGTTGCCTATTCTACCGCAAAAGCTGTTTTCGGCACAGCTTCAAAGCCACCGCCAATAGGAGCGTGGAAAACTCGGAGATACCGAGACTCGAACTCGGAATGGCTTTCACCACGACACCTTAGCAGGGTGCTGCGCTACCATTACGCCACATCTCCATATATAAACAGCATCAGACCTCTCTTTGTCAAGTTTCGCTATAAAGAAGCGCTGCGAGTTATCATTATTCTGTATCTAACGCTGTTTTAAACTAGGTTATATCTTATTGATAATCTTTTAACCAAGCCCATTTATATCCATAAGCTGTTTTTCTTACGCCGTTACAGACTTGTGTGATATGCCGACATTTCTTTATGTCTTTAAGCCACTTACCTGCATCCTTACAAGAGCAAAATGTTTTTAAAGGCTTGTTTGTTTCTTTGTCAATCATTATAATTGGTTTAGATAAATGCTCAGCTGACGTAGTTATTTTTATACCACATTCTTTACACGCAACTCTTACTGTGGCATAATCGCAATGAAAAAATTCACAAACTTTATACATTGTACCAAGTTCTAAATATTTCTCAGCAATTTCTTTGTAATCATAATACTTTTTACTATCGCCGCCTTTTGTGGCATTATATCCAGTATGACCATATGTGTTTAATTTAGCAATCCAATACTCTTCTCTTTTTGAAGAGTCTTCAGCAGAACATTCTTCTAATTGCTCAATATGAAAATGTTCAATACCATACTTATTCATAGCTGAATATAAAGGACGCTTATTGCATCTTTCTCTTTTACTGTCTGCAATATGTTTTCTAAATCTTCTTTCGAGTGAAAAGTTAGTTTTGCCAACATATTGCTTTCCATTAACATCATTTGTAATTACATAAATAAAAGCCATATCTTCCCCAGTTCCACCTCAATAATAATATTGAGTAAGCAGGCGCTGAGGTTTATTCGCTTTTCCTTATGGTAGCTACTCCAATAAGTAGCTTACTCAATTATACAATATAAAAATCGCATGATAGCGATTATATAATTTAGACCAAGATAGTGCAAGATTTTGGACTCGAACCAAAAATTTTCGCTAATCTGGCGATAATACAGTTTATAAGTCTGCTGTTTTACCATTAAACTAATCTTGCACTTTCTTGGTCTTTATAAACTATAATCCAAAGTTTACATGGACGATATTAAATTTGAATTAATGACCTCTTGCGTATCAATCAGCGCTCTAGCCAAACTGAGCTAATCGTCCATGCAATCTTTAGAATATAAATCTAATAAGTAACTGCTTTTTAAATTATTAGTGAGACTTTAGCCACTTCTGAACATACCAAAGCTGGCCGCATCCACCACCAATATCATCTTGACCAGCTGGGTCAAATGTCCTTACATTATAACCCTTTTCTAAGAACTTATTCTGAAACTTCTTAATAACATCTAAGTTTCTAAACGCCGCATCTTTCATAGTTTCATCAGATGCGCAAACTACGCTAAAAGTAAAATTAAAGATTACAGGAGAAAACAGGTCTGTAAGTTCTTTAAAGTTCTTATCTCCATTATTGGTTTCATCAATGCAGTAATTTAAGAACGGATGTCTACCAGTTTCTTTCCACCAAACAGTTCCAGCATCCCTAATCTTTTGAAGATTCATCTTCTTCTTGAATGGAATTAACACATTCCGCTCTGCATCATTGGACTTGTGGATAGAAAATTGTAGGCCGATTTTATCTATCTTTTTAGATAAAGCAATCATCTTTGCAAAAGTTTCATCATTATCGCATCCAATAGTAGAAAGCAATAATTGAGCATTACTAAACTTTTCGTGAAGATTGATAATTGCTTTCTCAACTTCTGTCCAATTTAACATAGGCTCGCCCATGCTCATAAACATAAACTGTAACTTTTTACACTTTTCGTTAATGTCATTAATTAAACCTTTATCAGTTAAGACAGTTACAATCTAGTCTACAATTTCATCAGCAGTAAGATTCCTAACAAACTTAGAGCCAGTGCCGCAAAAACGACATCCAACAGGGCAACCACTCATAACACTACAGCAAATTACAGTTCTATCATAGTAGCTATTATACTTATATAAAACCGCTTCGGCCACCATATCCTCTTTTGTAAAGACATACTTCCACACATCGCCGGAATTTCCTTCAAAAGTTTTAAAATTCGTAACAGCTACTTTCATTTAATAATCTTCGTCAAAATAATAATCTTTAAGCATGGCGGGAATACCGTCAAACAGCTCATGCTTACCAAGAGTCTCTAAAGCAACATCAACCAAGTCGGCATCATACATGTCATAAAGCAGGTCAAGATATGCGTCACGGTCAGATTCACTAATCTCCATTGTATTCCTCTTCGTCATACTCGCCATCATTGCACATCCAATCATTGACGCATACCTTTTCAGGTTCATCTTCAATCAGATGCTTGCGGCAAATACCTAGATACCAAAGGTCTGTAGACTCATAATATTTGCAATTGCCACAGATATTAGTAGCTTCAACCATTATTTCTTCTTTCTCTTGGTTTCTTTAACTATATTATAGCATATCTTTTAACCAAAAGTCAAGAAAAATTAAGCATAAAATTCGTTGAAATTATTAAGCCAATCCAAGAGAGCTAAAGATGTAAGTGGAGCCATATTCCATAACTGCTCAGCACAATAAGTGCTAGTATGAGAAGGATTCTTTTCCATAGCATTTACAACAAGCTCACAGAAAACAGCACGGTCAACCTTTTTAAGTTCATCGACAATCTTTTCAATATCCTTTTGCTGACTAAGATATACAATGAAATCAAAAATCATAGCAGTCATTTTATTAAGGTGCATACTACACATTTCACTCATACTTCTGTCTCCAAAGTTCACGTGCGGCCATTCGTGCTTCACGGCATTCATGCGAAGAATCATTCTTTCCTGTCTGCTGAAAAACATAATCTTCGATGAAATCATAACTATTTATATCAGTAACACTTTTTACAAACTTAGGGCAACATGTAGGCCACCAAGCTCCAACACGGCCGATTCTATAGAAGCACGAACCGAATCTCTCATGGCGCTTTCCTTTTGAAGTAACGTCACCTAACCAATGAACACATTCGCCGCATGTATGGTCAGAATTTACATCACAAAACTGAAAACAAGATTCACCAATAACATCGTGCATCTGACCTTTGCAAACGCAAGGAAAGAAATCATACCTTACGCGATTATTGCGACCTTCACAATGCTGCGGACAATGGCTTAATCCTTCACATGAAATTTCATATTCTTCTTTAGTCAGACTCATGTTTCTCCAATTTAGGATGAATTGCCCATTCGCCGCACCTGTCACCACTTTGAGGTGAAGGATGAACTGTATAGACATTATAATCTGTTGGGTCAATAATTACATTAGGCGGGAAACGATAGCATGAGCGTCCTCGATAATATTTACAATTATCACAAATCCTTTGCACCTTATGCTTGACTTCCATGTTTACTCTCCAAGCTCAATCTTCTTCTGCTGGACATCGAGCCAAATGTCATGGATGTTGACAGGAGTAAGGTTATTCGTGTCAACACCTACATGATATGTCCAATCAACAAGGCCCTTAGGAGCCGCATCATGGACATGACCATACAGAATTACATTGGCGCTGTCTCCACGCATTTCCTCGGGACGCTCGTGAATCATAATGAAACTGACATCGTTATAATCAAGGCAAGATACCTTGTTTTCGATAATCCAGCCGAGCTTTTCCATTTCTGCAATGCGCTTCTTGGTATCATGATTGCCGGGAATCACATGAATCTTGCCGTTAAGACGAGAACCATACTCAGCTACAGTCTCAAGTTGTCCCATGAAGCAATCACCAAGATGGTAGACAGTATCATCAGGAGATACAACGGTATTCCAGTTTTTGACAATAGCTTCATTCATTTCTTCGACCGTATCAAACGGACGCGACTCTGGACAGAACTTAATAATATTCTGATGTGAAAAATGAGTATCACTTATTACAAAGGTGCTCATTGAATCTCCTTTCGATTTCTTAAATATATTATAACATAATATATAGCCAATAGTCAACAAAAAAAATAGGGACTCAAGAGAGTCCCTACAAAAATATCAATGTGCGGAAAAAGTTTATTCAGTGCTGGATGTCATAAAAATTGCTATATGAAGTAACTGAATAATAATCACGCACATTTGCGTCTATATAGCTCGCACACTATATAGGCGAGAAAGGGGTTTACAAATAATGGCAAGGAAAAAGTGTAAAGAGTGTAGGTTGGGTTTGCCTCTTTCTAATGAAAGCTGCTCTTATTTGAACATATGACGAAGTAACTCTTTACTAATCACTTGCCGCACAAGAGAAAGCGATACGGAAATAGGTGTTTCAGTTTGAGTAATCAGCTCAGAATGGAGATTTGAAGTATCTGAAACATTATCACGTATCGCCTACTTTAATAAAATGAATGCGGGAAAAGGTTAAATCAGTTTAAACGTGCAACCGACACAGAGCTGGAGTCGAACCAGCGAGTACATTTTTCCAGAATGAAGTAACTGATTTATTATCACGCATTATAATAAATAAGATAAATGCTGAAAAGTTAGATTCAGTGTCTAATTATTAACATATCAAAATTAATGAAGTAACTGAATCTTAATCACGCATTTAATAAACGTTGGTGCCGCATCTAGGTACCGCCCCTAGCCAGTCTAAGACAGAAGATTTACAAGTGTACGATATACTGATATGTATCAAAATATCCACTGTGGCACTCAGTTATATCAGAATATAACTTTATATGGGATTTATTCGTAATTTTGTTTACTGGTATAGAATACATTAAACCAGTTGTACCATTTAAACAAAATAATAAATCTACAGGATGGTTTGTTACATTATCATATTCTTTTCCATTAGTGCCACCACAACTTCTTAAAGATATAGTATTATCTTTTGACGTTGTACATTTGCATTGTACAGTTTGAAAGACGCCATCTTTTTCAATAATTAAATCATACCACTGTGTATCAGACAAAGGAAGAGAGACAGTATAGCCATTAGAACCATAATATGCAATAGCCACTGACATTCCAGCCCTACCTCTATTTTTATTATTGTCTAATAGCATTTTCCTCCTTTATGCTTCTAGTATGCCTTGTCTTGGGTTCGGGAGTCGAACCCGAATGCCTTTCGGCGCTATTTTTTGGGAATAGTGCGTATACCGAATTTTCGCCAACCCAAGATAAGGCATACTAGTATATCTTTAATTGGTCTGTTTCTGAATCCCAAGCTGGTCAAAAAACTCGTCTGGAATAAACTTGTCATTCAAAGGCTGGTAGTCTTTCCAGATAATTAGAGGATACCAAGTCTTTGACCACTCGGTAAATTCAGCAAATTCATCATTATATCCAAAAGCAACAGCGAAACCAAACCAGCTTGGATTGACATGCGGGAAAGTCTTTTTGATAATTCCCTCGTTGTCAACAAAATCGCCGATACGACCGCAAATAGTACAAACGTTCCTATAAGCATAAGTCCATGTGCCAGCATGCTTATCAAAGTAATTGATAACAATACTCTTATCATAAGTGTGCTTATGATTGGCTTTCTTCACTGTCTTTTTCTTTTTACGAGCGGGAGCATTAGCCGCATCGTCAGGAATATAATCGTATTTAGTTGCCAATACTTCACCCTTATAAAGATACGGCATTTACAAAGCTCCTTTTCTGCTTTTGGATAAATTGAGTAGCTATCTACTCTGCTGGAATGGTAGGACTCGAACCTACAACAGCGCGGTTAACAGCCGCGTGCTCTACCATTAAGCTACACTCCAGCAGGGTAGATAAGCCACGTTTTGTTCTATTGGAGCGGCAAGATTCGAACTTGCGACACGTTGAATTAACAACATTCTACCAACTGAATTACACTCCAATAGAACGAATTACTTAGATAAAAGGACATTATGAAGATAATCGTCAGCTTCTTCAAACGTATCAAAGCTCTTGATAATTTCAAAACGAACAACAGAGCAATCAGTATTGACACGAATCGAATAGATGCCGCAAGTCTTTTCACGGCAGATAACGAACTTTTTCATAACTTCCTTCTCTCTCTTGGTTTATATATATTATATCATAATATAAACCCGAAGTCAAGAAAAATATGCGGAAAAATTGAATTCAGACTATAAGTGCGGCGTACCGCATCCTTAAAATAAAAATTGTCTTCAAGAAGTAACTGAATTCTCGTCATGCATATCAAATTACTAATTAAGAAAGAATGACACCCTGCTTTGCCTTGTTAATCTTGCGGCGAAGTTTGCGCATGATGCCGACATTCTCTGAGTTCTTACCTTTGCGATTGATAAGCATCTGATAACGCTGCTCCATCGTCTCGATTGATTGTGCCATACTTTCTTACCTTTCTCTTGGTTTACTATACTAGAAGAAAACAAATGGTCAAACCTAACAGCGTACTGAGCATTACACTTTTGGGTGTTGGCAATAAGCCGCAGGGTCACTGGTTTGTTGACGGTACTGTTGACTATCCTTTTTCCCTTTCCTTCTAGATATATTATATCAAATTATTTAACTGTTTGTCAAATAATTTTTTATAACGAGGTCGCGAGAGTCAAGAGTCGAACTTGAAACTGTTGCATATGAAACAACTGTGATACCTTTTCACCACTCCGCAATTAAAACGATAGTTTTCACATCTGCCGAGGTTTGAAAACTACCAAAATATACCAGATTCCTCTTCCCCTAGGCGCTTCTTTTCAAGTATGCGCTGGCCCGCATTGTCTACGGCTACAGAGACGGCATATATAAAATCTTGCAAGCAAGATAATATAATCACGTGGACGGTTTCAAACTGGGAAAACCGCCAACCCTTTAATCTATAGTCCCTGCAAAAGACTATAGAAGTCGGGAGACATTTACCTTGCAGCGATAACCTCTCCCCAAGCATTGGATATAACACAATCGCTAGGTGCTATTCTCACCAATTAAACTAACCGCCGTTAACTCGGCCTGTCCGGGAGTCGAACCCGAATCTTCACCATCACGATTTGTTAACTATATTATACAAAATTACTCGGCGTTTGTCAAGTAATTTTTTAATTATTTTGGCTGGTTCTGAGAGATTCGCACTCCCGTGACCACATTCAGAGTGTGGCATCCTAAGCTACTAGATGAAGAACCAATGGTCTGCTCAGCTTGACTTGAACAAGCAACCCCAAGTTCCCAAAACTTGAGCTCTACCAATTGCGCTATGAGCAGAAAATGGACAAATTTATATAGCGACTGCCCAAACCGCTAAATTGACTTGGGATAAGCACAGACGAATTCAAAGTTCGCTCTACTTATCACTTGGAGAGTGTCTAAGATTAGCACTCTGAGCAGGAAGTCAGATTTGAACTGACGTGTTCGTAAAGAAGCGGGCTTACAAGACCCGTGCCATCGACCGCTAGGCGATTCCTGCTCAGAATGTTAAAAGAAAAATGAGCCTGCAATACTCTAGAAATCTTGCAGGCTCTAACACCACTATTACAATATAAAAGTTGCGCAACAAAAATTATAACTTTTTGCCCAGAACTTTTATTTTGTAACTAAAGTTATTATACCATATTGGTATAACGTCTGTCAAGAACTTTTTTTAACTGTCAAACCAATAGACAACAAGAATATCCTGCGGAGTTAGATAATATGCTCCTTCAATGCTACAATAACGCTTAATGTCTTCGATGAAATCACCGACACTATCTTTAAGTTCATTGTTAGAGGAATGACTTCCGAGCATATCATTAACTGCATACTTGTGAGAGTCAATCATATTATAATGGTCAATAATATCAGCAAGCGTGACAACATTATATCCATATGCGCCACTCTCTTCCCAGTCTTCCCACTCTTTGAGAATCTTTCGCGGCACAAGACCATCATACTCAAGATACTTACCGATAGGATGGTCAGCTTCATCTACATATGTGCGTCCATTACCGTCCATGAGCCAAGAAAACAGCTCATAATTGCGGCCACAATAAGGGTCTGCATACTCATACGAAACAGCACCGTCGTTGTCATACTTAGTATACAGCTCTACTGGATAATACTTTTCGCATCCATTCTTCTGAGCATACTCGCTCGTCTTCCTAGCGAGATAAACATGAATATCCTGTCCCATAAAAAGCTCCTTACAGCGTGTCCCTGTCATACACCTGACGGGAAAGGTTTAAGTCCATAAGATTGGCGTAAATATCACTAAGTCGATTTGCAATATCCGCACGAGTGTTATTCTTGCACGAACGACCATTAAGATTCTTAATCTCGTTTTCCAAGTCACTCAGCTCAGAGTTGATAGCGTGCTGAACCTCGTACAAATCATCGCCGATAAGACCTTCAACACCAGTTGCGTACTATGCTTCATGATAGGAAAGCATCACGGACTCTAATTCATCATAGTTGAAGCCGTTCTCTTTCAAGCAAACGTCCAAGTCGCGCTTCGAGTCAATATTGTAATATTTATCTTTGACAAACAAATCCATGATACCTTCCTCTCTCTTTCTTTAACTATATTATATAACTTCTTAAACCTCTTGGCAAGAACTTTTTTTTAACTAAATAGCTTTAGCAGACGAGCGAAATCTTGGTCAAGAAGAGACTCATAGGAAGGACGGCTTGTGCGGACAGTCTTTGTATCCTTAGTGTCCTTTTCGATTTCCTCAATCTGCTTCTTGATTTTCTCAGCCTGAGACTTTAGGTCAGCGAGCTTAGCCGCACGCTCTTCGCGCTCCTTCTTAATCTTCTCAGCCTGCTCCTTATCCTTCTTCTGCTTGCGGCCATTGGATACAGTCATAAGCTCGCGCGTAAGAGTGCTAGTTAGCTCATCAATAACCTTCATAGCATCTTTGCCACTAGCTTTATGGTCTAGGTCAAGGCCATCAGAATCAGTTACATGTACACCGAGGTCTATAACACCATCCTCATTCGTTGTCATAGCTAGATTAAAGTTTAGACCATAAGATTCTGTCATTTACTATTCTCCTTTTAATTCTTTTGTTCCTTTAACTTCGTTAATATTATAACAAATATTTTTCTAGAAGTCAACTATTTTATTGAAAATATTTTAGTACCAACCATGAGACTGCCAGTGTGCGGCCGCATTTTCCCAGCTACCATATCTATTTGACACATATTGTTCAGCAACCCTGTCTTGATTTTCCTGCGACAAGTCTCCATTCAAATAGGAAATATCAAGCTGATATGCGCCATAGTAGCGTCCATTGGTGGCACTATAACTGCCGCCACTTTCTTTAGAAACGATGAAGTCACGCGCTGAACCGTTCCAAGAGTAATCAGCATATGAATAACTTGGAGCGCTATATGAACTAGATTGCTGATTCTGGTAGTTTGCCTGCGCAGCCGCTTTAGCAGCAGCTTCTTGAGCCGCACGTTCTTCTGCTTCTTTCTTCTCTTGGAGTGCTTTCTGTTTCTTATCTGCACCATACTGTTTCCAGCTATCAAGTCGAGCTTTATACTGCCTTAACTCTGTAATAGTGTCGCAAACAGATTGCTTCTCCATAATATCTTGAATCTCTAGAATATCATTCTGTTCAAGATAGTCTCCGTAATTTTGAATAATGTATATGACTTCATCAAACTGTGAGTCTTTCATATTACATTTATCCACTAGCCATGTCTGAGCGTTATCGTACCCATCTTCCTTATATGGAATCATAGCATCAAGTGTAGTTGTACGGACTGCCGCATTTGTAATTTCGTCATTAACGATGATTGCATCTGCTTCATTCACACAAAAAGCATTTGTCACGCCAGCGAGTGCCACTACGGATAGACACATAGCCAATGCTTTCGTTTTGTTTTTAATGAATTTCATTCGGATAATTCCTCTTTCTATTCCTATACGACAAGACGATTGCTTAAAAATATATAAAAAATGTGGGCAAAAGATTATAATCATTTGCCCAATTAGTTAATTTGTAAAACGGATTTGCTTCTTTTTTAAGACTTCGCCAAGAGACAGAAAATCTTCACACTTATTACAATGATTTGATAGACGCTTGCAGCAACGGCGTTCGCAGCCAATCTTGCTTGCGGTGAAACTTGGATGAATTGCGTCACAATGAAAGTCCATATCTATATCTTCGTTGATTTCGCTCATTTGACCATGCCAATACTTGTTGATAAACCATGCACGATATAAGACATCAAACTTTGCCCAATCATATGGCAGGCCGCATTCAAATTCAAAAACATCAAAGTATGGATTGATAATATCCATATCTTTTGGCATGAAAATGGGAGCCTTTGGATTAATACCACGGTCAAGTGTCATTGATGGCACCTGATTTAAAATTAGACGCATTTGAACGTTATTCTCTTGGCAAATGTCATGTACATTCTTTAGATTATAACATAAATCATCAGCAATATATACATCAGATACACCTAGATTGATAAAAGATTCAAGACAAGAATAAGTTGGAACCTTCATATCTTGATTAAAGAAAAACTTATATGAGTTCTCTTTAAGTTCTGCGGCCTTTGTAATATCTGTTGGCGCTACGCGGATATAAATCTTGTCTGATACTTTGTTAATTGACTTGACTGTAGGCATATGGATACCTTCTGGGAATTCAAGATTGATGCGAGTATCCTCATACTCCTGCACAAAGTCAATAAGGTCTTCAATTGAATTGCGAGATTTGTAAAAGAGAATGTTAAACTCTTTGATTTCATCGTTCAATTCGCCATTCAATTGAAATGGAATTGCCAATTTAATCATATATCATCCTTTCATAATAACCTATTTTATATTATATAGCAAAAAAGGGCAATTGTCAAGAGACAATCACCCTAAAAATCATTAAAGATATGCGGCCAAACGATTCCACAACCATTGCGGCAAATCGGAAGTCTCAACCTCATAAGAATCCAAGAGGTCATAGACAATATCGGCAGAAGCACGCCCGTCATATTCAGTTTCAATAGTCTGGATTACAGCATCGACCTTCTGCTCCATTTCTTCCTCAGAAGCAAGAAGCATCATTGGATTGCCCACAGAATTGTCCATGTGCAGCATTGTTAGTCCTCCATCAAAATGTCGGCAATCTTATACATATCTGCGGAAACTCGCTCTACGCGCACGCCATAGATGTTGTGAATCATATCAATTGCACCATCAAGATAATACCCGGAAATATCATCATGATGCTCAAGATAATAGTTTGCAAGGTGCAGAATAGCAGTGTTATAAGAAGCCATCATATCTTTTCCTCTCTCTTGGCTATACCATAATTATAGCATATGATATAGCCAATCGTCAAGATTAATTTTCAAACCAGTTACGCAACTCGATTACCGAAGGGCAAGTTCCTCGACCTTGCTCGCGGCACTCTTCCACGAACTCAGGAATTGCATCCATAAGACGAGGTTCAAATGCCAGCTTGGTCTTGATATTTTTGATAGTCTCAATATCACGTCCAGTCCAAACCTGCTGCAAAACTCCACGAGCCTTTTTCCAGTTCTTGTACCAAGGGGTCTTATATTTCACCATGAATCCGTCTGCATCCTCGAAGACAAAGCCCTCGATGTATGCACGTGCGGCCCACTTGTCAATGAAAGATTCAAACTCCTGCCAGTTAGCAATGACTTTGCTAAGAACCTTGCAATAGAATCCAAAATGTCCAGCTACATCAATAAGGGTATAGTACCCCGCATGGCTATAGTTGAAATCATTGTACACCAAGTCCAAAAGCACGAGGTGAGGATGCGAATACTCAACGATATGCGGGTCATGGATTGGGTCAATGCACTCGAAGACAGCAGTGCAGTCATTCTTGCGCAGATATTCTGCGAATTCCTCCTGCTGTGCAGTGGTCAACGTCTTGTCAAGAACGTCACGGATATATCCTGCGAAATCTCCCTCATTCGTGCTCTTGGATGCGATGAACAGCTTACCGTCCTCGGTCGGGTCGGCAGAAATCATCGCAAGAAATCCGTTAGACTTGACATATGCGCACACAGGAAACACAAGGTTCTCGCGTAGGCTATCCATTTCAGTCTCAGGACGCTCTCCGATGTTGAAGAACTTGTTGTACGAACGTGCAACAACCTTATTATCTTTCACGAAAAGTCCGCGCGCCTTTACATTGATGGAGTCCCATGCTTGGTTGAAAAAGCACTTGTTGGAGAAATTAAAAGACGAGATTCCATTTGCAAGATGCTTCTCGCGCACAAGCGAGCTATTACGCAGCATATCGATTTCGTTCATTTGTCTTCCTCTCTCTTGGTTTAATAATATTATATCATATATATAACTGTGCGGCAAATATTTTTTTCTACAAAAAAAGGGAGAGGAACTAGTCCTCTCCCTTTGTAGCATTTTCTTCAAATTCCATGCGCTCTAACTTTTCCTTACGCTTTGCCTTGTAAGTATCGTCTTTGCGCTGACGAATTAGCTTTGCTTTGTGGGAAAACTTTTCAAAAGTATCATCATCGTTATACTCAAGTTCGTCCCAGTCACGAATTTTCACAATAAATCCTTTCGAAGAAAAATACTGTCTAATATATAAAATCTCATTAAGAGATATTATATGTGGACTCCCCGGCGAGACTCCAACTCGCATGATTAAGTTTAGAAGACTTGGCTCTGTGCTCTTGAGTTACGGGGAGATATTTAATAAGTGATGATATAGACCTTGCGACTAGTGTCGTGATAAATTTGAGTCGCTTCTGCTAAATTATGGTGCAGTATAGCATCACCAACAGTCTTCTTAGCTTCATCATCGCCATATGCGAGAATAAAATGCGGAACAATTGCATCGTATGTATCACGAACAGGAACGCGCTTGCCATTAACGAAATCTACAAGGGTAGTATACTGTTCACACCATACAAATACAAAATTCGGATTGAGCTTTGTAATGTATGAATTCATTTCCTTGTCAGGAATAATAATACAATTCATTACTTAAATCGCTTTCCATAGTAATATGCGTATACAGAAAAAAGAAAAATAGAAACAATTCCTATAGTTACAATCAACATGTTATCACCTTAGTAAAGTTCTTGAAAAGCCAAACCATTATCATCTGTGTAATAGATATGGCGAATTCCTTTGTCTCGCAAAGCGTTAAGACATGCGGCGCAAGGAAAACTTCTGCCCATAAGAAGTGGCTTGCCGGGCGAGATACGATAAATATAAATGTTTGCCTTGCTATAATTGATATTTATATCAATACACTTTGGAATATTTAGCAAACAATCCATTTCAGCGTGCAAATAATCATGAATAGGCTTTCCATTATACCTAAAAGTCCTATATTTACGATTATACTTTTTCTGCAAAGGATTGGTCTTGCGACTATTATGACCAGTAGCAAGAACACGTCCTTTGTATGAGATTACCGCCCCGAGTTTGAAAGGTTCATATGTAGATTCCAGTGCCGCCTTTCGCGCCAAATCAAACATCTTCATATCATGCTTACTAAACTCAGCCATTTATTAAATCCTTTCACATCTTATATTATATATAATATCATAAGATGTATCCAGTGTCAAGAATTTTATTTCACAAAAGTAAAATTAGGATGATAGCCAATCGACTTGCCGCATAGTGTAAGCAAGTTTACACAATTTGAGATAATACGTTCATACTCTTTAGTGCTATTGGCATTCTCCAATAGAGAAATAGAAGCGGCCATAGAAGTTTTTGCAAACTCTACAGGGCTTAACTCAATATAGATTTTTGCTTCTGGTGATAAATCGTTCCAATTCATATGACCGCATCCTTTCTTAAACTAAATATATTATAGAATAAAATAATTCAAAAGTCAATAATTATTTTTCATCGTATGCGGCAAAAGCATTTAGCATTTTAGTGATAAGAGCGTGCCTTACAACATCTGCTTCTGTCATACGCACTACGCCGATACCAGATACATCTTTTAGACTATTGGCAAGATATTCAAGACCGCTTTCGCCTTTGGAGTCTTGCTGAACCAAGTCTCCGCACAGGACAATCTTAGAATCTTCGCCTAGACGCGTAACTGCGAGCTTTCCTAAAATCATATTCATATTCTCTGCTTCATCCACGAGAAGGAAAGTTTTATATAGAGAACATCCGCGCATATACCCTAGCGGCAGCATTTTGATTTTACCTTTTTCAATATATGAATCAAGTTTCTCACGCCCGAGAACTCGTTCAAATACATCCATCATAGGAAGTGCATATAGTGAAAACTTTTCATCGGCAGTGCCAGGCAGCGCTCCTAAATCTGCTTCGCCTTTTGCTGAAACCATTGGGCGAGAAATGACGATAGTATCTACATTCTTGTTGATAAGCTGAGACAGCGCATAGCATACAGCTGTGTATGTTTTGCTTGCGCCCGGAGGTGCAATACAAATAGTAATAGCATTGTGTCTCATACTATTAAGGTATTCAAGTTGACCTTCTGTACGTACTTTGATTTCTTTCTTACCATATTTAAGAATAGTGGTAGAAGAATCAGAATTATCAAAGATACCACCATCTGCACTCTGCTTGGCAAGAAGCTGTACTTCGTCTGTACTAATATCGTCCTTTGAGCAGGCAATTTCAATCAGCTTTTCAAACACCTCTTGGGCTTGATGGACAGATTTCTCTTTGCCAAAAATTACGATATTATTTTCTTCTTTAGAGCGTCCAAGATTAACACGCAGTGTATCGTCAATTTGCTCTTTTACTGCCCTTACATACCTATCTGATGGGCCTAGCACATTGACGGCATCAATACCACGAGGAATAGACACGTTAACTTGGATACTGTTGTTCAATAGAATCCCACCTTTAATCTAATACTAGCTCCGTATTCTTCTTATATCGCTCATAGTCCTCTTGCGGCATATCGAATACAGTAAAGATACCTGTCTTAATATACACGCCACCCATATTACCGTCACGCTTAATGCGACCGAGCATGTCTTTCCATCCGTCCTCAATCACTTCAACACGTTGTTTGTCTGGCGCTACGACATATGCAGCAGAATATTTGCGACCTTCTTCTTTGCTTACTTCACCGCTAAGATAAAGATACTGTGGAGTTTTACTAATATCTTCCTCATATGAACGATATATAGAAACTATGTTATCCATGAGGTTTCCTAAAACATAGATTTGAAGGATAGGACGCACATGCTTGTAATCACAAATGACAGTATTGAGCCAATCGTTTAAGGACATGTCCTCGCATTTAAACTCTGCGCCAAAATCGTCCATCAACATAACTTCAAAGTCAAGTTCTTCTTCATCATCTTCGATGTTAAAGTCAATCGCTTCGGAGATATAATATTCAATTTCATCATATGAAATAAGATTATCAAATTGTCCATATAAAGTATATGGAATATCATTTACAATAGTTTGAATCTTGCAATAACGCATATTAACCTTTCATCCTATAGCGTCGAGAGTATTCCATCATGCAACATGCTGCGCTTTGCGCAACATTCAATGAGCGGCAAGAGCCATATTGACGAATATAAATCATTTCATCACACTTGTCAATGATTTCTTTTGGCAGTCCATCACATTCATTTCCATATACAAATGCAGACTTCATTGGAATATCAGCATCATAAATATTCTGCGGATTATACTCTGGAATATTATCTACAGCAAAAATAGTATATCCAAGAGGATGAAGAATCTCAAGAACTTCATCGAAATCATCAGCATGATATACAGTTTCATATCTATGAGTGCTAATTGAACCACGCCTATCCCATTTCTTGCGGCCAACGATATAGACTTCTTTTCCAAGAAACGCATTATTCGCGCGAATACCACTTGCGATATTGATATTATAGTTGACATTCATGAAGATGGAGACAATCGGAAGTCGATTCTTCTGCAAATCTGCTTTAATCTCTTCGTCAGTCCACTGCTTGTATGCGTCAATCACATTACGCTTTGCTGTCTCACAGAATTCAGTGCTGCAACCATATTGAGTAATCATAATATCCTTTACATATTAATTAGAATAGTAAGCATTAAATATCCATAGTTCTTATCAACTTTAATATTGAAAGTAACAACATCTGCCTTTAAAATCGCGTCATGTTGTTCCTTTATCCATTCATTAAACGGAACAGAAAAAGTGCTCATTTCAGGAATGTTATACATCGCAAATGAAATATATAAGTTATTTCGCATATCATCATCAATAGCATCTAACAGACAATAAACATTCATATTTACCACTCAATCAATGAAAGCTGGTCAGTAAGGCGCTGGGACAGTTCATCATCTTCAATATAGAAAATATCTTCCTTGTCATTTACAAGATAATTAGAGATAATCTGCCCAAAACGCTGGTCAGGGTACTGCTCCCAAAGGTCTTGAAACTTTACAAGAATATCATAGATTCTATTTACATCACGCATAATTGTTCCTTTCAAATATAAAGTCAAGAGACTCCTACTGGTAATGCTCCAGTTTAAACGCCTTTGCAGGGCGCTGCATAACTTTTCTGCCAAGGAGTCTCTTGACTTTATATTTGTATTATATTATATATAAAGTCAAAAGTCAATTAAAACATTTCAAGAAATGCCTTATAGATTTCAAAACGAAACTTTTCAAAACGTGCGGCAAATGCAATATACGAATAGCCGCACATAAAAAGTACATATAGTACAAATAGACAATCTGCCATTACTACTCCCTAGAATTAAACATGAGACATGCTACAGTGTAGCCAAAAAAGAAACCAATAGCAAAACAAATCATTACTTAATCTTGACCTTCCAAATATCATCGTATGTGTATGGAACGTTGTCAAGATTTTTCTGCTGCGGACTTGCTTTAGCGCGAATCTTTCTAGTCTCTAAAGCTATATGCTCCATATAACATTTCCCAGCAATTGCCGCAATCACAAGAACAGTGATGCAGATAATTGTAATAGCATCAATTCCCATTATTCTTCCTTCTCTTGGATTTTATTTAAGTCTATTATATAGCAAAAAAGTCCCAAAGTCAATAGAAACTTTGGGACTAATTTATATTATTTTGTATTGACTACTGGCGTTGACCCTTGCGGCACAACTACAGTATTGCCATTCTTTGACATTTCCTTTAGAGCATCAATGTACTCTTGGGTTAGAACATTATCAGTTAGAGACTCATTAAGAATACGGTTTGCTTCTGCTTCTTTCGTAGCTTCGATAACCTTAGTCTCACCCTTAATCTTTGCAGTTTCCTGCTGGTTTTGAGCCTTGGCTTTCTCTACTTCTGCGGCCTGAGAATCAGCATACGCGTCAGTAATAGACTTAGCATAAGAAATATCCTGAACGCTTACCTGCTCAACAGTAAGACCAATCTTAGACCACTTCTTTTCAAGAGCCTTTTGGACAGCCTTGGTATACTGAGCGCGGTCAGTTAGCATTGTAATGGTATCGAATTGACCAGAAACTTCACGTGCTACAGAACGGAGGTCATTAGCTGCATAATTCTTGGTGAAGTTCTCTTGGGTGCCGTATTCAGTGTAAAGATACTCAGCTGTCTTCGGGTCAAGGCTATAGTTAATCTGAATATCAACATTAGCAGAAGAACCTGACTTATCATTTACAGTTACGCAAGGACCCTCAGCAGAACCACCATCATAGGAGTATTCTGTGTCTTTACCGTAAAAGTTGATTAGGTTATTACGTGTATCAAACGTAATCACATCATTCCAAGGCGTAGTAAAGTGAAAGCCTGCATCTGTAGTAGACCCAGCTAGATTGCCGCCAAGAGAACGAAGAACAACTACTTCACCTACGTCTTGTGAGTAGACACAGCCAAGGCCAATAGCAATTAGACCAAGCACGATAACTACCGCTCGTAGCCCTAGTGGAACACGCTCTTCATGTTTATCTTCTTTGAAGAAAGGTAGACATGCGGCAATTTCTACAACCGTAATGATTACACCAATAATAAAAATAAGAATTTTAAACATTATGACCTTTCATCATAGTTGACTTTAATATTCAATTGTAAGACTAGATTGCTTTTAATTGGTCAATGATTGGCAAGATTTGCATATTGCTTGTGCCGATAGCGTAGTTTTGCTGCTCTGAAATAAATATAATCTTGTCAAACGGTTCATCGTCTTGTGGCGAAACTTTGCATCTATACATTTCTGCAATTTCCTTTTCACTTAGACGATGATATTTATCACGATTCTTATTGCGCGCAACTGCTACATTTTGTGGAGTTTCAACCCAAACGCAAATAACTTCGCAGCCATTGTAATTTACATTGTTGAAAAACTTATCGCGCTCAACGCGATTGATATTGCGGTCATTCGCCACAACGTAACGATGTGATTTTAAGGCAATGTTAACTGCGTTATAAAAGCGCTTGTCAACTGTGTCGGCTCCTTCTGAATTATACATGCGGCAATTATCTCTTTTGATTGCCATACAGTCTTCATGTGAATCTTGAATTGCCTTTGCAAATACAGACTTACCGCTCTGCGTTACACCGCACATTAGAATTAGCGTATGCTTCATTTTTGCCTACCAATAGATAGTATACTTACTAATCGTAATATCAATTCGGTCAACGCCACGGAAATAAGTTACTTGATAATGTTCATTGCGTGTTACGTCATAGCCAAGAGACTCTTCAAGGGATGCAAATACTTCCTTCTGTGGATTGGTGAAGTCTTTCTCTGCGGCAGGAACGATGCTACCGCTCTGAATGATTTCTTCGTAGAAGTCAGATACATGCGGATAGAAGTCTACACTATTCTTACCATCATTGGCTGCTTTTTCAATATCTTTCATTACAATATTGAAATAATCATATTTTTGAACTTGCTTGAACCGCTCTTCCCTTTTCTTCTTTAGAGCGACATAACGCATGTCACGTGCTTTTTCTGCTGTAATTGGTTCCATGTAATATCCTTTCTTTTATGCGTTGGCTATATTATAAACCATAATCATATTGTATGTCAATACTTTTTTAGAAAGAATTTTAATTAAAAATTTTTCTTGACAAAAGACTTGAAAATCATTATACTTTTAACTGGGTTATTAAGGGGTTTACC